CTTTTTTTCCAGCACATAAATTAAAGAACAAGAAATTACATGTAAAAAAATTTAATGCTGATTTATTGACAAAGTTCAAATAAATACAGTCTTTAAAGTTTTTATTATCATGATAACTTTCTACTGATTCTTTAATTTATGTGCTGGAAAAAAAGTCTTTTTGCCGGGGCGCCAAGGCGCAAATTTGCAGTTCTGCGGAGGCGCGTTTCCGCGGGCGCGCCGGCGAGTCTCCAGGGCCGGCGGGCGGGCTTTCCGCACGAGCGGGAAACCCGGGCGAGCTCGCGGGCACTCGAACTCTAGGACGCGCTAGCGCGGCGACTAGTGCTGGCGCTCACGAGTTTCTGACGGACGCCACGCCGTTGCAGACAAAAACAAACACTGTTGTAAAACCAACCGGCCGGGCATGTCATATTTTCCCGCACCCGCTCTTCACGCCGCCGTTCACCCCGCTCTTCACGCCGCCGTTCACCCCGCCGCCTCCGCCTATTCCTCCTCCGCCGCAATGCTTCTTTGAGAACGCTCTGTCCCACATGCCACCGCCCGAGCTGCCGCCGCCTGAGCTCGAGCCATGCGGCCGCTTTAGCGCGCCGCCTGGATCTCCCTTCCCCGCGAGGGACCCGTCGTGGTTGTGGACGTAGTAAGACATGTCGCTAGTGGCTCTGCCGGCAGTGAGCGGTTCCGGCCTCTCAACGAGAGGCGTTACTATTTATGCTTTTGGCTGCGCCCCCGTAGGCTCTCCGAGCCCCGTGGACCCGAACCCCTCGGCGCCGCGGCCTGTCGAGTCCAGGCGCGCGACCTCCCTCACCGAGGGAAGCGCCACCCGCTCGCAGATGAGCTGCGCCACCCGGTCGCCCCTGCGCACCTGGAAGTCCTCCGCGCCGAAGTTGAACAGGAGCACGCCGACGTTGCCGCGGTAGTCCGCGTCGATGACCCCCGCGCCCACGTCGACGAAGCGGCTGACGGCCAGGCCCGAGCGGGGCGCTACGCGGCCGTAGCAGCCGTGCGGAACGCCCACCTGGATGTCGGTGAAGACGACCGCGCGGCCGCGCGCGGGCACCGTGCAGTCGTGCGCGCTGTAGAGGTCGCAGCCCGCCGCTAGCGCCGAGCCCCGCGTGGGCAGCGTGGCGCTCGCCGACAGGCGCACGACGCGGAGCACGGGCTCGCGCATGACTATTTCCATCGCTGTACTATTTACACTTTGGGCCGGCCGGCGGCGTACGGCGCGGGTAAGACCCGACGTCGGAGGTAAAGATGGCGGCCTTATGCGCGGCCGCCGCCTTCTGGCCTGCGCAGCGCGGCCTCGGCGGCCAGCAGCTCCTCGTAGCTGAGGAAGGAGAGCACCGCGCTCACCAGCTCCGGCGGCAGCGCGCACGGGCACAGCAGCTCGGCGACGCGCGCGGCCGCGGCCGCGCGCAGCCGCATCCCGCACACCTTCCCGAACAGCGCGCGCCCGTAGACCGCGAAGTCGAGCGCGCGGTCCAGGAAGGAGCTGTGGATGCGCAGCGCGCGGCTGCGCTCCGAGGAGCGCAGCACGTCCAGCAGCGAGGCGTCCCGGTGGCACCGCACCTCGCGCAGCTGCGCCACCTCGCGCGCCGCGCGCGCGACCACGGGCGCGTACTCGCCCAGCGCCGGGTCGGCCAGCACGCGCCCGCCCGCGCCGCGGAGCACCAGGCTGTGCACGCACATGAGCGGCGCCTCCGGGCGCGGGACGAGGTACCCCCAGCGCGTGGCGGCGGCCAGCGCGCGCAGCAGCGCGTCCAGGGGCGGCCGGCGCTCCAGCAGCGCGGCGGCCGCGCGCACGTTGTCGCGGCGCATGATCTCCGCCGCGGCGCAGAAGCCCGAGTCCGAGACCGCGAACGGGTCCGCGCCCGCCTGCAGCAGCCGCCTGCACGCCGAGGGGTTGAACACGGCCGCGCGGAACAGCGCCGTCTGCGACCTGTGGTTCCTGGCGTCGAGGTCCACGCCCGCGCGGAGCAGGAACTCCAGCATCGAGCGCCCGCAGCGCCCGTACGTGGCCAGGTAGTGCAGCACGGTGTTCCCGCCGAGGTCCGGCGCGCGCGGGTCGCAGCCCATCCCGACGAGCGCGCCGTCATTTTTGGCGTCACCAAAAATAAAATTCGCTAAGTTTGTACAAAAACCAAGTTCAACTCACCGCCTAGGCTCTCTACTATTTTTGTTCTCGGAGTTCCCGCTCTCGGAGTTCCCGCTCTCGGAGTTACTGCTTTTTGGCACGCAGTCACATTTCGTATGCTCTAAGAACACCATATCTGTCATGCTACTGCTGCGTCCGTTTGAAGTAACCATTGTCTGCAAAATTGGCAGAGTAACGTTTGATGTTTCGGTGGGCACGCACTCTAAATTTTCGCTATTACAGCATCCCCCGCACCGCATTAGAGACACACAAGGAGGATTGTAGCGTGTTTTGGAACTAGGGTGTTCGCCACTGATGCTCACAGCAGTTGGCATGGGTTGACAGTAGCTTTTTTGGTAGACTTCCGCCCACGTGTTTGCGTTGGAAGTGCTCTTACTTTTAGCCGAAGGTGCGGCTTGCAACCCATGGCAAAAGCAGAGAAGCAGCGCGAGGCTCCAATGTGCCCAACAGCGCAAAAAGTTCATGTTAGGTTTACTCAAACAAGTTTGTTTAATAGCAGCTTTGTTGGATACCTCTCATACTTCTCGCTCGTAAAAAGTAGCTTGGATTTATATTTTGAGAGCCTAGCCAAATCGTGCTTACAACAGCAGTAGCGCGCCGTGAATCTGCCACGCTTATACTATCGGGCGTTTACCTAACACGAGGCAACAACCTGATCACTGGTCTAAACATATCTCGCGCGAGCCTCAGTGGTATGCTGCAGCGCTGCTTGCTGCTTAATAGCTTGCGGTTAGCCAGCGCCGCCTCGTAAACGAGGCGTTTGACTGCGCGCTAGCGCAGCGCTTTTATACTCGTAGCTTAGTTCTATCTGCTGAGGATGCCGCAAACCTGAACCTGAGCTTTAGAGCGCGTTTGAGGAGAGAAACAGCCACGGCCCCAATAACAGTTACTGTGGCTACCGAGAGTAAAACAGACCATGGAGGCATGCTCCCGCTAGCTAAGCTCCCCTCTCGACGAACAGGCGTCCTTCTGGCGAGCGCCGTAGCTACGCGAGCAAGCGCGCAGTTTGCAGCAGCGTGCCCGCTGTTTACCAGCGCTATTCTTACTCGGCGTCCGTCAGGAGCGCCGCAGTCGCCCAAGTTCAGCGTCTGAATGTCTACGTTTTGAGCTAGCGTGCTCTCCGCTGATGCGCACGCAGGGTCTGGCAGCAGCTTTGGCGCTTTTGGGTCAACGCCTAGCTCATTTGCCACAGCGATCCGGTCTGCCTGCGGAAGCGCTGCGAGCGTTTCGGCTAGCGCTTCAGAAGCCAGTGCTAGCGCATCTGAAGCGTCCGTGTGGCAGCGGTTAAGCACCATGAGTTCGCAGTTTCTCAGGCGGCCGCGAACAGCGCCCACCCGAACTGCGCAAGCAGCAGAAGCTGGTGCAGCTCTAGCTGCTAACGCACGCAAGAACTTTGCAAGAAAAACATCGTACAGCGACCCTGGGGCTGCGAGCGTGGGATCAGGCTGGCGCAGAATTGGGGACGTCGGTGGCGGCATTTATCCAGCGAGAGAATATGTCTCGGCGCACGAGCCGCGCTAGGTGCGCAACTGGGTGCATAGCAGAGGTGCGCAGCCTAAAACGGTCACACGTAGCGCGTGAGCACGAGAGCGTGAGCTCAGACAGAGCTGCGTGGAACCCAGGGTCTTCAGCGGCAATGTGCGGGTACGCGCGCAGCAGCGTGTGCGCGAAAAAGTGGAAGTCGTAAAACCAGTTTTGCGGCACGCGAATGCTGCTGGCTATCTTTTTGTTCTCAACGGCCGCCACTCGCGCGAAGTCAAAGTCGTTCAGTGCAGCGCGGACAGGCTCCTCAAAGCAAAAAGTGGCTCCAGCAGCAACAACGCTGAGCGCGCGTGAGCTGTCGAAGATGAGCACGTTATCGGGCTTGAGGTCTGCGTGCACAAAGTTTGCGCACCCAGGAAGGTCGTATATCTTGAGATACAGCAGCGCAACCTGCAAGAACACAAACTTGAGAAACTCAGCGTGCGAGGCAAACCCCATGCCCACGGCCGCGTCTGGCGAAACCGAGTCTGCAGACCCGCGCGCTAGCGGAAACACAATTACTGCGCCTCTGTCGAAAACGTACCGCGCGCGCTTTTCGTGCTCGAAAAAGTGCACCAAGTGCGAAAAGTTGTTAACTAGGTTTACGTTGCTCTGCACCGCAGAGGGGTAGAAGTACGACACTAGCCGTACAAACTCCTCAGAGTTTTTGCGCGCCTCAAACCAGCGCAGCAGCGGCTTTTTGGCTAGCTCTATCGACGGGCGCAAGCCCTCGCTAGCGCGCATGAGCAGTAGCAGCGTGTGCAGCACGCGCCGGTACAGCGAGTGCAAAAAGCCCAGGCGGTAGTTGAGGCCCATGGCTAGCGCGCAAACTACAAACTCGCGCGCGTCTCCCTTGAGGTTAGAGCGCAAGAACCGCGGAACCGTGTACTCCGTGGCCGCGTCAAGCTCAGACATGCCGTTGCGGTGCTCAAAAACAAACTTGACCACGTAGCGGTCAAAGCGGAAGACAATGCCGTAACCACCAGTAGCCATGTGGTACATGTCGTCGTTCGTGGGCGAGAAGCGAGCGTGCGCCATCTGGTAGTAGGAGCGGTTAACATAGCCGCGCTCGGACATGCGCTGCAGCGTTTCCTGGCTGAAGTTTCCAAAGAAGCGCAGCAGACGCACTGGCGGTGCCCATGTCTGCGCAAAGTCCACTTGCGAAGCCACATAGCGCAAGTATATTTCATCGCCGAGCGCGACAGAGTCTGGGCCTGTTAGCGCCGAAGCGCGGCAGTCTGGCCACTCTCGGTCGCATGGCGTTTGCACTATTTCGGAGCGCTCGCCCTCTTCGTTTGCGCAGTCTGGCGTTTTTTGCCGCTTTATTTTGCGGCGCCGGTCGCTGTTGTCCGCAGCAGGCGGCATGGGCTATTTGCACAAAAAGACAGCAGCAGTTAAGGGCTGACGCCGCATGAGCGGCAAAGGTCCGCTACAGGCACGTTTGAAAGCACGCGCTCTACGATTTCGGCGGGAAGCCCGCAGGGACAAACCTCTTTTTTAATGATTGAAACTAAGCGAGATTTGTGCAGCAGTTTTACGAGCTTATCGGAGAGTTGTTTTTTGTAGATGGAGAGGCTGCGCGCGACGCGCAGCGCGCGCCTAGACACCAGCACACCCTTAACTGAGGGCCAGCGCAAGATGTCCAGCGCAGTTACTCGGGGCGAGCCCAGCGCTGCGCCGCGGAGAACTAGAACCTCAGCTTCGCACTGCGCAATAAAGTTTGCGTGCTCGCAGCGCACGCGCGGGTTTAAGCTAGCGTGTGCGCCGCGAGCTACCAAGTACGCTACGCACAGCCTGGACGCGTCGCTGGCGCCCGCGTGCGCAGCGTGCGCCAGTGCTTCCGCAACTATGTTAGCAGGTGGGTGCGTGTTAAGCGCAGCCGTGGTGGACGCGGAGTCGTGGTTGACTAGCATGCTCGCAAGCGGAGTCCGGCCTGTCGCGGAGCGTGAAGACGGGTCTGCGCCTTGGAGAACGAGCTTGCAGCAAGCTCGGACGTTGCTGCACACAGCAGCCATGTGCAGCGGCAGCACGCCGTAGAGACGGTTGGGCACGTTAACGTCAACACCTGCCTCTAAGAACGGCAGCAGCAGCGAGCGCCTGCACGTGCTGTGCATTGCCATTACGTGCAGCGGCGTGTTGCCGGAGGAGTTTGTTGCCACGGGGCTGCAGCCCATGCGGATGAGCTCGCGGAAAATGCTAGCTCGAGGGCGCACAGACTCTGCGTGCGCGTGCAACAGCGTGTTCATGCGAAAGTCGCGCGCGCGCGGGTCAGACCCTGCGTCCAGCAGCAAGCGCACCAGCTCCAGAGAAGCCTTGGGCGACTTCAATAGAACAGCCAACGGCGTCATTCCGTGGGCGTTCTTGGCGTGCACGCTCGCCCCTCGGCTAAGTATACACTGGATAAGCCTGGGGTCTGAGAATGGGCCAGCGAGGCACGCGTGCAGCGGGGTGCAGTCAACGCCAACCGCGCAGTTAATCTCAGCGCCCATGCCGAGGAGAAGGTCTGCAACCTGCTCTGTCTGCTCGTTGTACTCGCGGTGGACGACAACCTCGCGGAGCACGCCAGATAAGAACTGCTTGGACAGCGGCTCTGCGCTGCGGCGGCACCCCCACGTTAGCATGGCGCGCAGCACCTCTATGTCCAGAACCTCAGGCTTTGACACGTACAGGTGCGCCGCCGTAGCGCCGCAGCATCGCTCTGGCGTGTCCACCAACGCTCCTGCCTCTAGCATTGCCAGGACCACGTCAGAGCGCGGGCTGCGGCTGTGCAGGTACACGTGCAGCGGCGTCTTGTCAAAGTGGCCAACGAAGTCAACATCTGCGCCCTGCGCTAGCAGAAAGTGTATATCGCCAACGCTTGCGTTGGCGGCGTTCACTATAAAGTAGTCATACAGAGCCGAGTCCACGCTGATGGCAAAGTTCTCCTCCATCCTGCGGCAGCGGGAATTACAGCTCGATAAGACCATGTTTATTCACTTATAGTAGGTAGTTCAAGGCAGTGCTAAACTTCCGGTGGTTACACGCAGCACCAGCGCAGCCGCGAGCCGCAGTATCGCTGCCGGCGCGTCGTGTTTTCAGATTCGCTCTCAAGCCAGGCATGCTCGCCTAGAAAAATGCCGTTCACTACGTTAGAGCGCTGAGCAGTGCTAGTGTGCATACGCCTGGCGTCGACGAATTACGGCGCCACTGCTAACGTTCATTGAAGCCGAGTATGTTAGCTGCCGCAGGCGACGGCGCCGCTACTTCATCTTTGTCGTCATGTAAGTTTCTATGTAGTTAATGAAGATGTCAAACTCGCTCATGGCTTTGTGCACGCCCTGGTTTCCAAGATCGCCAAACTTGCTCTTGAGATTTTCTACAGCTTTGCTCTTGTTTTCGCACGGGAGAAACCGGTGGCAGCGGCGCAAACGCAAACGTAGCGTTTTGAGCTTTTCCCCCAGCGAAGTCACGCTGTCCTTGGCGCTAGGATTGCTGTCTTCTGCCTGCGGCATTACCTCTTCGAGGTAGAACTGGATCATCTCAGACAGAGCTTGGCACCCAAGGTAGCCTTTGAAGTCTTCGAGAAGTTTCTGCGTTAGCAGCGGACTGTTTTCCTCGTCTTTTTCCTGGAAATACCTCCTTGTTTGCACAGACGAGTTTCTGAGATCTCTTAGCATGTAGGGCAAACTTTCTGGAATCTCGGAATCGCATTTTTTCTGAAATGCCGCAGTGTTTGTTTCTTCAGAATTCCCCGCGTTGCTTCCGTCGAAGCAGAAACACTTCTGGGCTCTGTTGTTGGCTGTAGCGTTTGTGAATACCACGTACGCTGGTATAACAAGTAAAGATGCCGCTACAATTTTTTTGCCGTAGGCCATGCTGATAACTGGCTCTAGGCGTGTTTCTAGAACGTAGTTAGAGTTTACATTTATTTGCACCGCGCGGAACACGCGCGAGTCAGTGGCCGTGGCTGCGGCGCAAGGCGGCTTGCGCTTTCCTTTGACGCGCGCTCAGGACAGCAGATCCTTGCCTAGCTTAATAAAAAGTCTTGTTGGCTACCTTCGTCTGAGCAGCCAAACCCCGAGAGCCACTGCAGCGCAGCCAGCCGCAATAACGCTGAGCCCAGCAGTGCGCACAACTCGGCGCCGCGCCGCGCGCGCACGCGCAGCGTTGCACAGCCACCTGCCAATGTCTTCGCTGGCAGAGGGCGGCATGCGGTCAACGAACACGTGCACTAGGCGCATAAAGTCTAAGAATCGGCGACCGCGCACCCACCGGCGGCCCATTTGCGCGCACAGCTCAGTAGCCGTTACTACGCGGCCAGGAGAAGTGGGCGCTTCGAGCAGCGCAGATATCAGCGCTGCAGGCACATGGCTGTTCTCTGGCTGAACAAAGTTATCGCCGGCGTTTGCGAGCTCGAAAAGCAGCGGAGAGCGAACTTCGGCAGCAGAGACGCGGAGAGCCTCTAGCGCAGCGCGCTCCTGCAGTGTGAGGTTAGCTTCGACAGCAGCTGCGTACTCACTTGCGAGGTACGCTGCCATAACAGCACCGGTGTCGATGCTGTTGTTTCGGTTGGCCATTGTAGTGTTGTTACTGACGCAGTGTTAATGGTTGGCAGTTGCTGCAACGCCAGATGAACATCTTGTTTTTATGTTTTTAGTATAAAAATTAGTGCATGAGCTCAGCTACGGCGCGCAAAAGCTCAGCTTCCTCTGCTTCTTCCACTGCCTGCGCTTGCGCCACGCCGCCATCGTCGTGTTCTATGCCAGAGTCTGAAGAGTCGCCCCAGCTGCCCGAAGAGTCACTGTCGGAGTTGTCGCTCGACGTGGTGGCGTATGGCGACGAGTCAGATTCGTCCTCCTCGGTGTCACTGTAGCTGTCTTCCTCGGCGTCCTCGTCTTCCTCGGCGTCCTCGTCTTCCTCGGCGTCCTCGTCTTCCGCATCTAAGCCGCGACGCGGGTCTTCGTCGATTTCTTCGGCGCCCGCCAACTCTCCCAGATGACCAGCGCTACTGCCGAGCGTCGCAGCTCTGGAAGGCTCCAGCACGCTGTTTCTGCTGAGCTTTGAGACAACGGGCTCGCACAGCGTGGGAAACGCGCGCAGCCCGTCTTCTAGCCGCTGCTCGTCTCCAGGCACAAAGGCTAGCCCGTACGCCAAGCGACCGCCGTCCACGCACGCCGCGAAGGGTGGCACAGACCCACCCAAGAAAACGCGCGCTGCAGAGAACACCGCTGTCCACACTACCGTGGGGTACGGACCCGTACGGCCTGTGCCGCTGCGCACTGCGCGCACGCAAACCCAGCGCTCAGAGGGTAGCCGGATTTCCGCTATAACTCCTGAGCCGCCTTGCGGTAGCGGCGGCGCGAGGACAACCGCGGCGTCGCGGCACAGCTCCGCTAGGGAGTGCACAGCGCTGCGCGCAACGTGCGGGCGCGCTTCGCAGCACGCGCACTCGTCGCCCACCGCAAAATGGTCTGGCCGGAAGCTTGGGTGCGCCTCAAGCTCCAGCTCTGCGCCCGGCGCAGTTATGCGGACAACCGAGCCAGACATGCGCATAAGGAAAATGCTGTGCTGGCGCTCTGGCTCTGAAGGCAGGAACCCGCACAGCGCAGACGCGCTCCGCGCAAGCACCACGTGAGAGCGCACGGGGTACAGCGGCAGAGGCGGGTCTTCGTCGTGCCGCGAGGCAAACACTGCCGCTAGCCACACGGGCGAGCGCGCTCCGCGAAAGCAGTGTGGAACCGACACAGTTACAGAGTCCGTGGGCTCTGTAAGAATCATGTGCCCGTGGCCCATCTGGCGGCAGAGCACAACCCCGCAGCCAGCCTGGCCACACTCTGCGTACACGCGCACGTTTCCGTGCAAGCACACCCATATTGTGAACGCGCGCCGCGCTGGGCGCCGGCGCACGTGCTCGCCGTGCCAAAACTGCGCAAAGTACACAGTTCTGTGCACGCGGCTCATGCCGTAGCGGAGGTGAATATCAGTTACAAGGCCGTCCACGTCTACAGGGATGTGCCGGCCCTCGCCTCTGGTTAGGCTGCGCGCGTCTACGTGCGCGTTGACGCACACGTCGGTGGAGTGCGCAACAACAGGGCGCAGCAGCGCACCCTCTAGCGCTGCTGCAACAGGTTGTCTCAAGCACCAGGGACCGGGGTTTCGCTGGCGCAGCGGGTTTTCGGCAAAGAAGCGGTCCATGGTTAACGAGTTCGCAAGGATCAATCACAAAAATATTATTTCAGTTTGAGAGCTACTCGCCCACTGGAAACCTCAGGGTTTGCTTTAGGTCGGCAACTGGAACGTGCGCAAGCACGCTGCGAACCACTTCTGGCGGCAGTGCGCACTCACTCACGCGCGCCGCCAGCTGCTCAACTAGCTGGGTTTTGTAGCGCATTGCGCGCACGCAGCGGTCGGCGAGGTCGCGGTACACAACCAAGTTTGCGAGAATGCGGCGCTGGCACCGTGGCGGGAGCAACACGGGAAGCAGCGTTTGGGCGCGCAAAATCTCCAGGAGCGACGTCTCAGGAGTGCCAACGCGCATTCCTGCCATGGTTTTCAGCTCAGCCTCGCACTCCGCAATAAAGCTAGCGTGCGCGCGCTGCACTGGCGCAGACAGGAACCGCACGCCGCCGCGAAGCACTGCCTCGCGCACGCACTCGCGCGTTGCCGCCGTGGGCTTGCTCCTGCGTGCGGAGTCTAGGGACGTGCCGATCACATCCAGCGGCGGGCGCGTGTCCAGCGCAGCGCGCACAGCGCCCACGTGGTTCCGCATGATCATGCCTGTGAGCGGAGTGCGCCCGTCGGGCGTTTCTTCGCTCACGCTGGCGCCTGCGGCGATAAGCCGTGAGCAAACCGAGGGGTTGTAAATGGAGGCGTAGTGCAGGGGCGTGTGGCCGTAGGCGTTGCGAGCGTTAATGTCAGCGCCGTGCGCGAGGAGCTGGTCAACCACTGAGCGCCGGCACGAGCAAAAGGTGGCCATGCTGTGCAAAGGCGTGTTTTCCAGCATGTCTGTAGCTGCGGGGTCGCAGCCAGCGCGCAGCAGCTCGCAAACAATGCTGGCGCTCGCGCGAAAGGAGTCTGCGTGGTGGTGCAGCGGCGTGCGCTGGCGCACGTCGCGCGCAGTAGCTAGGCTTGCGCCAGCCTCGATGAGCAGCCGCAGCGACTCTACGTTAGCGCCAACAGACCTCACAAGCACGTCTGCGGGCGTCATGCCGTGCTCGTCCAGCGCTTCTGCGTCTGCGCCTGAGCGCAGCAGCAGCTCAACAACGCGAGGCTCCACCACGAAGCTGGCTGCATACACGTGCAGGGGAGTTTTGCTCATCTCTCCGCGCGCGTTAACGTTAGCGCCTGCGGCAATGAGCAGCTCCACTACTTCAAAGTCTGCAGCGTCGTCAATGCCATGCGTGTTCAGGTACGCGAACAGCGCGTCTGTGCTCATGCCGCCCTTGCCAGTGATGTCCACTCGTGCTCCGCGCTCAATGAGCTCGCGGAGCACCGCGAGCTCCACCTCTGCGTAGCATACGTACACATGCAGCGGCGTAAAGCCGCAAATGTCGCGCGCATTCATGTCTGCGCCTGCCTCTAGAAGCAGGTTGATCACCTCCATGCTCTTAGAGCCTGGGGCGTGCATGTACGCGTGCAGCGGCGTGCTGTTGTAGTTGCCCCGGCAGTTCACGTTCGCGCCACAGCTAAGACACTCTCGGATTCCCTCCAGCGTAACTGGCGCAGAAGAACAAAAGTACCTGTGCAGCGACGCCTCGCGGAACGCAGCAGTGTGCGCGCTAGCTCCGTCCATGGCAGCAGTTGATGCGTTTGACTGATGCTTGTAGAGTTTCAGTATTGCGCGCGATGCATTGCGGTGGAAAAATTAGTCAGAGTCTGAGTCGGAGGTTGCGTCTGCGCGCACGTCCAGGTCTCGGGGCATGGGAATGATGCCGTAGTAGAACCACATGTTTTCGTATCGGCCTACTGCGGAGCGCAGAAAGCCAAACATCACGCGCAAGCTTGCGAGCGCGATGCGAAGCACAGCGGGCTCGCACTCTCCCTTGGCGTCCACTGTTACGGTGAGCCACCCGCGCTCTCGCAGGTGGAGGTGCACAACCCCTGGAGTAAGCGTAGGCACTGTGCGTGCAGACTTAGCAAGCTTTTTTCGGTCCAGCGCCAAGACAGAAGACTCTGGGTAGCAGCAGTCGCAGTCATCGCCGACAGCTTCGCGCCGCTCCACAGTCAGGCCTGATACTCGAATAATGTACCCCTTCACGAAAAGCGTAGCGGTTCTCGTTGCGGCGTTGTACTCAGCTTTGAAGATAACAGAGCGGCTGGGGCAAGCGTCCACGTAGCCAATGTTGCGCGTGAATAGCACTTCGTCTGGAAAGAGGGGTCTGGGGATAGGCAGCACGTAGTCAGCAAACACGACAAGCAGCTCACACGCAGGGCTGCCGCAAATAACTGCTGTGCGCGAGGACGGCACCATAAGCATCGTTCCTCTGACCAGAGAGCAGAAGCTAAACGTAGCTGCGTCGCCAGCGACGCTAGCAACGCCGCGCACGCACACTAAAATCATGTGCGGTGCGCAGTTAACCACTGGCCTAGAGAGCGCGCCGTCTGCGCGAACAACAAAGTGCCTCACGAGGCGGCACGTGCGGCGCACGCCGTAGGACTTCGCGATGAGGTCGTCCAGCTGGCTGGAGTCTGCGATTGTGAACCGCGCGCTCGTGGCTACGCTAGTTCGCACTTTCGTGTGCATGCATCGCTTCACCGCGGGCAGGTTGTACCCGTCGTCGCCGCCCACGTCAGCAATGGCGTCAACTTCGTCGAGAGTTTCGCTGTCCAAAATAATAATTTTGGGCTGGTTGGTCGCCATATTTGCGCACGCATAAGGCCTATCTTATTTCACATTACAAAAAGACGCTGTTAGTTAAGTAGAGTTAGCAGCTAATCTGGCTCACTCGTCATTGTTCGCGCTAGTGCCACTGACGGCGGCGCACGCGCTGTAGTCCTCGAACAGCGCTGCGCGGCTACCAATGTTGCTCGCTCTGGACGTCAACAGCGACTTTGCGTCGCTGATGTACTGCTTGTAAAATCGAAGCTCTGACTCGAGGGACTTCTCTAGCGCGCTAAGCTGAGTTTCTATGTCTCCGCACAGCGTGCAAATGTCTTGCTGGAGGTTGTGCTTTTCTGGGGTGATCCTGCTCATGGACAGAGGCCGCTCGCGCGTGCAGCACGCTATCGGCGCCAGCTCTCTGGAGCACTCAGCGGACGCCCCATCTGGCGTGTCGTATATGGGGCTAGGGTCTTCGTAGTAGTGAGACCCGCAAGTTCCGCGCTTAGGAAAGGTGCCCGCCAACTGCTCGCCTGTCTCACTGCTTGAGCAGCCATGGTACTTGTGCCCAAACGACGGCGCTCTATGCGCGCGCGAAGTCTCTGAAGAGTGGTGCGGCTGTTCGCAGCGCTCGTGCCGTTTGCTGCGCGCCCGGTGCCTCTCAGAGCGGAAGCCTGCCTCGCGGGTCAGCGGAGTAGCTGACGCAGGGCGTCGAGGGTGGTGGCTGTGTTCTCGCGACTCCGAGCAGTGCTTGCGGTGGTGCTTGCGCCCAGAGCGCTCGAGAACGCTGCTCGATCTGCGGCGAGTGCTGTGGTGCTCGCTAGAGTTCCCCCGCATCGTGCGCCATATTTCTGTGCACACGCACCGAATAGTAGTCATCAGGTTGCTCATGTTGCTACTGGGGTGGGCCTCAGAGTTGAGCCAAACTGCGCTTGTATTTCAAATTTGAGGTGCTGCTCTCGCTGACATTCATGGTTATATTAGGAAATAAAACAAGGTGCAAACTAGCACTCCGCAATACCTAATGTGTTGTTTTTTATTAGCGCGCTCGAGTCCAGAGACGGAAAGTTGTACAGCATGGCGTCGGCCACCTCTTCATCTCTGCTGCCCTCTGCGCAGCTAGAGGAGCACACGCGGCGGCAGTGGTCGCACACGCGGCGGCAGTGGTCGCACACGCGGCGGCAGTTGCACACGCCCTGCTTAACCAGTGCTACCACCACAATTGCTAGTGCGACCACTGTCGCCAGCGCCATAGCAGCTACTGGCACTGTTAGATGCATTTTCTTTTGAAAGTCTGCATCTGGCTCTCCCACGTAGTTTGGCGCTGCCGGCGCACTGGGCAGCGCAGCTGCGGTTGTTAACCCTGTTGGGCTAGGTTCTGCAACTGGCTGCATGGCAAGCACAGCTAGCGCAAAGACTCCCAGTAGCGCCGCCATGACCGCGTTTAGGCGCTGGCAAAGCTCAGTTTTGTGTTTTCTGTTTGCTATTTTCTCCGTGCGCGTCGCGCCCCGCCCCGCCGCCTTGCTGTCCTCCCCAGAGCTAGCAAACGCAAACACTATCAATATAGCCACCTCAAATCTCTATTTTGTGTGCAGTATAAAAATCAATAAGGCGAGTGGCGGGCAGCAGTTAGCAGCTACTCACTTTCGCTGCTGCTCAGCGATTCAAAGCACCACAAGTCTGCCGCTGTGGGTGAGCGGGGGCTGGGCGGCTCTCCGGCTTCGCCCATCAGCGGGTCGCGCTCGCTTGTTATGGCGCCTGCAAAGAAAGAACGACCAAACACAGACGGGTGCATTCCAAAGAAGGGGTCTACTTCGTCATCTACCTGCACAGAGGGAGGAACAAACCTGAACGCAGTTTCAGGCGTTGCCGGCTGCTGCGGCGCAGAGGCTGGGCTGGGCAGCGCCGCGGCGCTGCTTACTTCCACTTCCGCGCCCACCTCTACCTCTGCGCCGCACACGTCAAAGTAGCGCTCACGCCGAACCTGAGAAGCAACGCGGTGCAGAGCTTCTAGGAGTTCGCCGACGCCGTCCATAACTTCTCGCTGAAACGCGTTTTCGTCTCGCGGCATTTGGCTGCCCATCAGCTGATCAATGAGGCGGATAGCTAGGCGCCGCATGCTGTCGTTGCCCGCCAAGCGGCGGCCAATGCTGCCGAGACACGCCGCTAAGCGACGACGGCTGGCAAATGTTGTAAGGGCAGTGCCTAGAGCAACGCACGCGGCAAGACGGCGAGCGTCCATGCTTGAGGTCTGCCACTGGAGGAGATCTAGTGCCAGTTTGAACTGGAATTTCACTTTGCACAAGCTGGCAGGGTGTCTGCGTAAAAAAGTGTACAAAATGTCAGGTACAAAAACTAATAAGTTCACAATATCAGCACTCATAAGAGAGCATGTTCTGTGCGTTGCGTGGGTAATTGGCATGAAATGTGGCGTTGTGCGTGTGCAGTGTGATGCAAGAACTCAGTGAAATGTTGTGACTTACATAGAGCATGCCTCTTGCTGCTGGGCGTGCAGCGAAGACGGGGTTTTGGCGCGGCTCTTTAGTGGGGGTGCTTTTTTCTTGGGAGACAGAGTCTTCGAAGTGCAGTTGGACGAGTTGTCGGGAAGAATAATGTCTGGGTACTTGGACGAGCAGTCTTGGGCCGGCCTGGTTTCTGCCTCAGTTAGCGCAGTTCGCATGTCTACGCAAAAGAGGTCAATCTCGTCTTGCGTGGGCGGCGGCCGCGGGCAGTAGTGGCTGTCTGCAGACATCATGCTCTTGGCGCTGGGTTTCGGTAGCCGCGGGGGAGAGGGAATCGCAGTAGCTTGCATTCTCTTCTGGCAGCTGCGGTGCCCTGCCATGGTAACCACTATGCGCGCTAATTGGCGTTCAATTTCATTTTTAACAGCGAGCGAGGTTAGCAGCTTTGTCATAAAAATAGGGATATCATTGCAAACTTGGCAAGTGTGCGCTCAACCGCGTTTGCGTGCACGTCCTCGCCAGCCAGCGCGCGCCAACACGTAACCGCCGCCGCTATAAGCGCTGCGGCAGCTAGGCAGTAGTTGTGCTGCGCGCACAGCTTTTCTCCCTTGCGAGAGCGTCTACGTTTTTTAGCCTCCAAAACCTTGGTTCGAACGCTGGCGTAGCAGCAATGCTCCTGAAGTTTCTCTTGTAGCAGCTGCGCGTTTTGCGCAGACTCGCTCTGGCGCACGCAGCAGCGGCCGCCAAAGCTAGTGCACAGGTGCTTGCTTGGCGGCTCTCCGATGCTGCGCTCTGGAGTACACTCCTTTTCGCCGCGGAAAACTCTGCGCGAGAGTACAGGCGCTCGCAAGAGCAACACAAAAACGATAACGCGGATCATGGCCGCGGTTATCAGCAGTGCAGCAGTGTTACATTTTGTTTTTAACAAACCAGGCAGCAGAAACGCTACCCACTAAACCTTTGCTGAGTGAGTTTGCTTAAGCTCCTACTCATAGTTGCATCAGCTGCAGATTTGCTAGTGATTTTCCTCCCTAACTGCTGCTTCTGAGAAAAGCAGAGCCAGAGCCCTGCCATTATTCCGGGAGGCTGAGGCTGATCCTTTACGTAAGTCATTATAGCTAATTTGTAAGTGCGTTCTCGGTTCAATAAAAAGATACAAAAGCTAAGGAGGGCTACGGGCGCTGTTTGCCTATACTGAGGGTAGCGAAGAGAAGGAAGACGAGGAAGACATCGTTACTGAAGTAACGGACACGCAGTTGCCGCAAAGCGAGCTGCTGCTGCTGGAGCTCACTGAAACAGAGGTTACAGTAACGGTTACTGACGCACTGGCGCTCGCTGTGTTGCAAAAACACTCGTCCTCCTCAGGCTGACGCGTTTTAGACATGCGTTGCCGGTTCAAGCGCAAAGAGTCGTACTTGCGAGCAGCGGGCGTTCCCGCTCCGTACTTTGGCTCTTCTTGGTCTAAAAAGTCCGCAGAGCCGTACACATCATCAGGGCCAAACCGAGCTCGGTGGCGGCAAAACAGGGAAGACAGGAATTCTAGCAAGCACGCCATCCTCCCGAGTGCCTATTGGAGGTACCTATTCAATTATTCACTGGCGAGGTAGATTGTTCACAAAAATAGAGCGCTTGCCACTACAAGGAGAGGTTGGCTGCAGCTGGCTCAGCGTCAGCATCTGACTGCGCCGCGGCGCAGTCAGCTTCAGAGCTAGACCCGTGCGTGCTTTTGCGCGCAGGGTCAACCTTGAAGGTGCCGTAAACAATGTGCTCAAAGGCACAGCGCACGTCGATTGCGCCGTAAGTGCACCGTCGCGCGAAGGCTACCGCGCTGTAAGGAGGGTCAATGGCCAACACGCGGCTTAAAACTTCCGGCGTTACATCGCAGAAGGGCACTTCTTCTAAGTGCGTTGACCCGACAACGTCTGCAGGCACACACACGCGGCCGCCGCCAGGCTTAAGCAGCAGTGTGTACCACTGGCCGTCAATGAAAATCTGCTCCACGACGCGCTCGCCAGTGCGGCAGTCGAGCAGCAGCCTAAACGCAAAGCACGCGTTCGACGTGTGCCGCGGCCAGAGTGGGTGGTGCGTGTTAAAGAGCCGCACGCCCGCGTCAGAGGGCGCGGGCGTTTCAATGTGGTCAAAGCCAGGGATGTTGACCGAAATTTCTGCCACAATCATGGACCCGCTTTCTACCGGAGCCACGTCAAAGGCGCAAAAAGGACTGAGAACCAGAATCATGCCCTGGCAGGGTGACACCACTGCTTTGTCTGCTCGGCTGCGCGTAGACCGCAGCACTAGGTCGCCACCGACGTACGCTGAGCGCGTGCACACTAAGATGCGCGTGAGGCCAGCGTTGTATCCAATCATGCCCTGCCCTTGCTCGAAGTAGTAGTAATCAACGCGGCGAGAGTTTACCACTGGCTCCTGCAAGTGCTTAGCAACTTCTTGCGTGAGCGCAGTGGTGTCGCACGTTCGCTGGAACATCGTTCCTGTGGGCGCAGGGATGGAGCAGCGAGAGGGAATGCGCGAGCCTTGCCGGAAGTCTAGCGTGAGGCATTCTTTGACCAGAGCTCTGGACACCACGAGCTTTTTGAACAGCGGCATATTTGCGCGTTTACGAAGCTCCAATAGTTATTCAGTTTTGATCTGATCTCTCATTGTAAAAAGTTTTGCTAATTTAGCTACACCTCGAGCTCCTGGCTAGATAGTGTGTTTGTTTCGTACCCAGCCATAGACCCAATGCCAGTGGTTGCTGACGTTACAGAGTCAGCGTCGCTGTCGTACCCATCGTTGCGCTTTTCTGAGGGCTCAGACTCGTTTTGAGTAGCGGGAGTTTCAGACTGAGGCGGAAAGCTGTTCATGTGCGCCTGCAGAGTTTCGCGCGAGTGGTAGCCTTGCAGCGCAGTGCTGCCAAACCCGCCTTTTACGTTTTCGTACATTCTAGCTTTGTAGGACGCTCGCGACAAGGACCCGCCGTCAGAGGTGGACATAGTGTCTTCGCTGTCACTGTCCCAGCGAGCAATGTCGCCGACTTCCATGGGCGTGGGCACTGTGTAGGGGCCAATTCCAGACTCAAGAGTTCCATTGCCAAGCTGGCTAGAGAGCCGCCGCATGTTTGACTTAACGCGCGCGCGCTTGCTAGCACGCTCAGCAGCAAGGCCAATCTCCAGCAAGAGGTATATGGCTGCGGCCGTAAAGTAAAAAGCTCCGAATACTAAAGCTATAACTACCAACACGTCCATAGTTGCAGTTTGGATATTATTGTTTAAGGTTCAATAATCACTGAATTATTTTGCCGCCGCCACGATTTTGTGTGAGTTCACAACACTATGCGAACGTACTCCCAGTGATTTAGCTCTGTACTTCTGCTTAAGAAAAACAATTACTGAGAGTCTCCAGGCAACTCTGCGAGCATAGTGCATAGTCTGTTTGAAGAATCCATCTTCTGCATATTCTCCTCAACGTTGCTTCCGTGCATTCCGACAATCTTTAGAGGAGTTTCTTCCTTGTGCTCAATGCACGCATCCTTAATCTCAATATGAACTTGCACATCTTCGATGCATCTAGGATCCACCAACAGAGAGAAGTCCATATCGTCTGGCTTGTTTTTACGGTTAGATGTAAGGTCTAGCGGAGAAGGTGTTGAATCGTCATCCTCAGAGCTCTCCACGGCTGGAAGTGCTGGTGCTGGCGCAGCTGCTGCAGCAGTTGTTAGAGGTAAAGGTGTAACTGGAGAAGGAGTTGGGAAAACTTGGTGATCGCACCCCAGGTTAATAGCAACGATTTCTTCGGCCAGCAGCTGTTCCAGACCTTTATTGTTGCTCTCTGCCAAGTTTGAAAGTGATGTGAACAGCCAAGGGTCCCACGATGACGCATTAACGTACACGTACTCGCTGCTAGGATTAAAGCCAACGCTAATGAAGTTTATGGGCACAAGTATGTCTCCAGTCACCGTGATAGTTCCGTTAATTCCAGAAGCTTCAAAGGACGCAGTAGAATCTTGAAGTGTCGACGTTGTTAGCTCGCTAGTAACTTCATCCTCATATTCTACTTCAGCACTAGTGGATTCAATGTCTAGCATGCACATTCCAGTGGGTGGACTATTCGCTGTGCGCTTAATGCGCATCATTAAACTGAACACCGGAAACACATCTTCTCTATGGTCTTTGCAAAACCAACTCTTCAAGTTAGAATTGCCATCTACTGGAGCACTGATCACGGATGATAGTGCTAGTGATAGGATTAAAAGCGAGTATCTTTTTAAAGCCATTTATGGTTATAGATAAGCTTCAGCGCACGCCTAATTTAGTTTACTATTTATGTTTTAGATAACAAATGGTTAAAGCTGAGCAGCTGCAACAATAGCGTAAGAATCAGGTTTATACGTCAATTAAAAACTTTCTAAGGTCCACAACGCACCACCCACCTCCAAATAGACAGTAGTCGTCTGCTTTTGACATCCATTCCAGCATAAAAGTAGCGCTTGGGCGTACGACAAAGTTGTATTGGCAGTCTTCCGTGTACAGTTCTAAAATTTCCACGCACGCAACTACCTGACTAAACCTTCTAATCCGCATTAGAGGCCTAAATCCATCCTGGTTAACGATGTTATAGTTTTCGCCACATAGTATGAGCTTGCCAGTGCCCGTACGGTAAGCTGCCTTGATGTCTACCAACGGCATTTTAAGCCTAAATGACTCACTGCACTCTATTAAGTTTCCTTGCACCGCAAAGTAGCACGCAGACGTGCACGCGTCTATGCTATCTGCAGGTACAGGGGCAAACTCCATTGTGCCGTACAGCATGTCGCCGAATGCGCGAGATATGCTGGTTATTCCAAGGTTCCGCGCGATCTCGCGCAGCCGACCGTTGTCGGGTGCGAAGATTTTTCCAAATGGAGTGAGTATTTGAAGTTGCGACATGATGCCGTTTTCGTTCAGACAGGTATATCTTCACTTATGCGTGTACATCTTTTTTACGCACACCGCAGTAGTATTTTGAGTGCAGTCGTGGTACATCAACCCAAAAAGATTTACGAGGCACGTGTGCTGCGTTTGGTTGTATGGAACGGTGGTGTCAAACCTACCGTTCCCTTTTGGAATATTCACAGTTTTGTAGCTGTCGTGGTGCGCCATCCAAAAGCTAGTTTCTTCCACTATCGACATGATGCCCTTTAAAAACAAGGTGTTAGTAGTGGCGGGAAGCTCTCCGTTTACGGCTTCGCAGATACCGCGCGCAGTTACCACGTCAGTTTCAAACTGAGTGTTGAGCACACACACGTCTTTGATGGGAATCCAGTCCTGTTCGCACGCCTCCTTCAAGAAAAAGTCTGTATACTTAACTATAGCGCCTAGGCTTGTGAGCACCGACAGAATAGAGACGAGCGACGCAGCAGAACACGATGCTCGCTTCAGCGTTCGCGCGCACTGCCGATTAGGGCTTTTACAGCAACCCATTTATTAGAGTAAAGTTATGACACGCAAAAGAAGGGTTTCTGTTGTTCATTCGTGGCATCCAAAACGCTCACCTTGTCTCCGCTGTTCTTAAACACTTTGCTCTCTTCGTTAGACCAGGTTCCCGCTAAATATTTAGACAGCCACGGAAAGGAGGACGCAGCGTCGCTGCTTGGAAGAGAGTAGCCAAACTGCTTGCACATTTTTTGAGCGCCAGACCACGAGGAAGGGTCTTGCTTCATCAAGCACATTTTTCCTCCAGGAAACAGCCCGTCGCACGTTCTGTTCGCCTGCGCGTTGTTGGCGTAGTGCGCGCCATGGAGCTGCTGCTTGCACGCGTCGAGCGAAATCGCCAAAACGATAACTAGAGCAGCCAAAATAATTATGCCCAGTGCTGTCATTATTCTAAAAAACAGCTTTACGTACCTCCGGATGGCTTTCTGCCTTTTAGCAGACGCTACGTACTCAGCATTGGCAGACTCAGTGTCGCCGTCTCCAAAAGTGTTATGTACCATGTTGTTGTTTGCTATCGGTGTGCTCTAAGAGGCTCTATTTTCTATATTTCTCAGAGCCAGTAATTTAGTGACAGTAAATATACGATGGATGTCATTCAGGAGGTGAGGTTTAAGCGCGAGAGCCTCCTCGAGGCGCCCTTCAGGATGGCGCTGGTTGGCGGGTCTGGCTCTGGGAAAACTGCGTACCTGCTTTCGCTGTTCCAAACGCTGGTGCGTCGCTTTAAGCACATTCTATTATTCACGCCCGTGTACAACACTGCGTACGACGGTTTTGTATGGCCAGACCACATCCATAAGGTTACCACTCACGAGGAGCTGGAGTACAACCTCTCGGTTACCAAGCGCAAAATTGAAAAGTACGCGCAAACCAAGAAGCAGAAGTTTCTCATCATTCTCGACGATATGGGCGACACGCAAACGCGGTCGCCCACACTCTTGGGCCTCATGAACTACGGACGGCACCTCAACGTCTCGCTAGTGCTTCTTTGCCAAACCTACAAGCACATTCCCGTGAACGGGCGCGCAAGCATCACGCACCTGTGCTGCTGCAACGTATCTGACTCAGACGTAGAAAACGTGCTCCGGTCCATGTCCATCCGGGGGTCAAAGAAGAGGCTTATCCGCGCCATGGCCATCATGCGCTCGGCCGGAAACAGGAGAGTGTTAATCATCGAAGACTCGGTGTTCTGCCAAAACCAGGAGCGCATTTGCTACGACTTTGCAGACGAGAGCGTTATCCAGCGCAGCCTCAACCCTAGTATTCTGCTCTCGCAGTTTTCTCACATGAAAACGCGGCTTGCTGACATTGTTGCCAGCGAGGAGGACCAGCATGACAAGCAGTGCGCCGCTGCGTCTGCTCAAAAGCCACAGTCCTTTTAGGCCAGCATTGCAGTATTAAACGCAGCGCGCGCTCGTAAATCGCGCGCAATGGTGCTTGCAGCTTCGGAGCTTTTGCTTGCGCTAAGCAACTGTCTGATCACCGAGTGCGCGGGCGCGCTTATTGCGCTGTTGATACGGCTGTCGCTGCCGCGAGCTCGCGGAGCTGGCGGCTTGCCGCTGCAAGCCACGCAAAACAGCAGTCAAACACGCAAAACAGCGCGCACTCACAGATCATAAATGGACGAAGATATAAACGAAACCGCGCTTATACACATGCTCACGCGCCTTGCGCAGCTGTGCGACGGCGACGCGGCGGCAGCAGCGCAAACCATAAAAATGCTCATGGAGATTGTCAACGAAAGAATAATGGCTCTGAATAAAAAGGCGAAAAAAGAGGTGCGACACTTGTCTCCCAGCAAGTGATGGCAACAGCGCCCTCCGCCGCAGTGACGAGCGAAGCGGTTGTAGAAGCAGAGCTACCTGCCGCAGTAGCTTCCCTTATCAAGCACGAGTTTGCGTTCCACTTGCAATGGCCTGCGCTCACGCTCGGAGTGGTGCTAGAGAACAGCACTACTTGCGTCAACGAGGAGTGGCTTACAGCCATTGAAGCCATGCCCACGCGCCACGTTTTTCACGCGCACGTAGAGGACGTGCTAGAGCGCAAAGCTGGAATATGCGCGCACCTCCGGTTTGTGCAAACAGCCGCAGAACAGCACATTTCTCTGCACGACATTAACTTCTACCTCGTGCGCAGTAGCGCGCTCAAAGCTGTGCCCACGCCACCAGAAATGCGTGAAATGCTCCTGCACACCTTTCACGACTTTCGGCCCAAGAGCGAGCAAGTGGTTGAACTGGTGGCGTTCAGCGCTGGCACGGAAATATCTGAGAAGCTTGTGGACGCGCTCGCGGCTTTCTTGGACACTGAAACTTTTCGCCGTGAGTACGAAAACGTGCGCGTCGCGCACTGCAAAGATTTTCGCGGGTATGTGCCGTACACAGCTATCGCGCCGCGCGGAAAGCTGACTTTCTTTGTAACTACGTACTCGTGGCTGGACAACCGACGCCAGTTTCGCGACTTCATGACTGTTCTCGAGCGCCGCGTGCTCGAGGACGTAGCAGGGCACGCGGTTGCTGTGGACAGAGAGCCAGACCCGCGCGTGCCCGCGTCTGTGTACTGCACAGCGTCTAGCGTGCTGTACGTGAACGACATAGTAACTGCGTGCGTGGCGCGCTTTTTTGGGTGCAACGCGCGCATGGATAGCTTCCACCGCTTTGACATGCTGCGTGCAGACACTGAACAGCTGCTAGCTGCCGTGCGCGCAGCTTTTGCAAAGCTGCGCGACGCTGAGCTTCGCCCGCTGGCGATCAGAGCTAGCAACGAATAGTTATTATGGCAATAAAATGGACGTGGTATCTGTGCTTTGTGTAGCGCTAGCCGCCGCTGCGGCGATGTTTGTCGCGCTGCAAGCGTGGGCCATCTACGAAAATTTTGACAACATCCGCGAGTTTAACGCCGCTAACGCAGCACTAGAGTTCGCGCGCACAGCTGGCGGCCCTCGCGTGGACCGGCGCGTGTTCGATCCCAACGACGAAGCTTTCGATGTCCGGAAAAAGTGGCGCTGCGTAGTTTTCGATGGCGCTTTTGTAGCTGCGTCTGAGTTTGGGTTTCGCGCGCACGACGGCGTGTCTCCTGCGCGTTTCAGTAGCGAGGAAGCTTGCGTAGACGAGGTTTTTATAAACGTTGGTGATTTCCGCGTCTTCAACCCGTGTTTGCCGCCAAATCAAACTAGCAAAGCTTGCCTTTTTTTAAAATCAATACTTTAAATACTTGTGCTGAACCCAACTCGTTGCGACTTACAATGGAGGAGGAGGAGCTGGGACTGCCGTCGTCTGACGGGCACGATCTGCTTAACGGAGACAATGCAGTGTACTCAGCGGGAGCTCCCTCTCACGAAAGCATAGAGGAGCGACTGGTTTCGTTGCTGGAGAGTTACCGGTCAATTGCTGAGTGCTGCAAAGAGACTGGAGAACGTCTGAGTAGGTTAGAGAATCACACGGAGAGCCTGAGAAAGGCGTTATTGACATTAGCGCACAAGATAGACATCCAGACCGGATACGCTAGATATTGATTACCTCGCCGTTTTTTGGGCTCAGTTAGTTTATTATTTAATTATAAATGGAGGATCTTATAGAGAAATTCAAAACCCATATACATCTTAACTGGGCCAAGCCGTTGAACGCCCAAACATGCATTCCCCGAGAAATAAGAAAGCTCGTCCGAGACATACTGCGAGAATACATCAAACAAGCGCCTGCCATAAAGGGAAGCAATCCCAGCGGTCGTCCGCTAAACTTATTTTACAAGCCATACGTAGATCAAAACCCAGTTTACCAAAAGTTGTTTGAAAACAACGTATGGCTTCTAGAAAGCGCTAAGAGCATTAGAGATTTTGCGGATATGACTACAGTAGGAAGGTTTTTGTTAACAGTTGTCTACAGAATAATGATTGGTGGCGTTAGCAATGGAGAAACCATTATGGATAACTATGACCAAAGTGCAGATAAAGTTGCGATTGATACGCAAATGGACTACTTTTGCTATAACTTTATGTGGTACATGGGTTCTATTGCGGTGTATTTTAAAAACAAATCTTTGTTTTTTGGAATTCCAATGTATTGGTGGAGAAAAGAACAAAATGATGATAACATAATAAAAAAATTAGATGAGTATTTCAGAGATGAAGATCAGCAAGAATATGCTAAAGGCGCTATAGCTTTTGTAAGATATATTTCAGATACATATGACCAAATGGGAGATAATAAATTAGTACCGCACGTGAGTGTCTCTTTTAGTAACCACACTACTGAATTTTTGTCAACAGTTCCTGAATTTATATTAGACGGACTGTGTTACGCAGTATGGGACACTATAGCTAAGTATGGAACAACGTTTAACCTAGATGTGTTTTTAACGCTTAACAAGTACAACGGAGCATTTTTCAAAACAGTTGATAACTCTAAGCAAGGATTTCTTTATGGCATCTCGCGTCCAGAAGGCAGCGTCGACTGTAGCGCTTTACGATTTGCGTATCATCCAGGGTTTAGCAGACGTATAGAAACAGTAGGAGCTAAAGCACGAAAAATTCCCAAGAAAACAGAAGATACTTATGCACGCCAACACAACGTTGAAACAGATATTAGCCCAAAAATGTTTACTAGAAACCATGATCAAAATGGATACTATCTAATGTTTGAGCACTTTAGCTCTGTAGAAGAAATAACAAACAACGAGTTTGAAAGGAGAGACCGACTTACGTACAATAAAGCGTGCGTCAAGCAACGGTTTTTAGGAGATGCCGATAACGATAGGTCAACATATACTCAAATGCTCAGAGACAGGTTTATGGGGTTCATAGAGGTGCGGCAAGAATTGCCAGATTTGTTAGAAGGCGAGGACGATGAAAGTAAACCAAGCCCTCCGTGCATGGACGTTGACAAGCTGGATAGTTTGCTTAAACCATTAGAAGAGTCCATCCGCGCGCAAAACCTCTGCTGCTCTGATAAAGTAGACGAGCGCGCGCCACGCGCAGACGACTCTCTTGTTAGAGAAGTGAACAGGCCATGGACTCTATCTCCGCCACGCTCACGTTTGCACAGTAGTTATGGCAGATTTCATCGTTTTTTAGACAGTCCGTGGTGGAGAGGTAGGCACGGTGCCATATGGTGAGCAGATGGTTGTTGCAAACCAATGATAATTATTTAATTATAAATGGAGAGCGATGAGTCGTTAGTGCTAAGGTTTAAGTTGCTGGTGCAGAGACACTGGCATCACCCTCTAAACGCAGTAACGTGCATACCCAGGGAAGACAGAAAACTAATTAGAGATATAATACGCAGGTATGTCCAGCTAGCGCCTGCGGTTGATAGCATAAACAGGTCTGGCAGGCCGCTAAACCTGTACTTTAGAAAGTATGTTGAGAAAAATCCCATGTACCTCAAGATTTTTGTGAATGCCGACTGGCTAGAAAAGCATGACAAATGGATGAGTGAAAATGTAGAAATCAATCAAACTTCTGTTGCGTCTACTCTAGGCCGACTGTACCTGCTAGTTGTTAAAAAGCTAATTACCGGCCAACTCGCTGATGGAAAATGGACTATGGACGTAGACGTTACAGAAAAAAGTTCGCAAAAGGAGATAGATGCACGGGCTTCTCTTTTTTGTCAAGACTTTTTATCATCAGTAGGAAACATAGCAGTAAAAAACACTAATTCTGCGGTGTACTTTGGCGTTCCCATGTATTGGTGGTACGGCGTGGACGCAAAAAAGATTTACGAGACGTTAGAAATAGAATGGACGCAAAACACAAATATTGTCGAAGATGCGAGGTACTCGTTAGCGTTCATCCAGTTTATGTCAGAGGTAAACGGAACTCCCGTTGGTGGCAAAGACCACGTAAAAGTAGCGTTTGAAAAAACCCATGAGTTTAAGTTTGTTATGAGCGTGCCAGAGTTTGTCATGGACGGACTTTGTTTTACTGCGTGGGACGCGTACTCTAAAGTAGGAAAGTCATTTACTTTAGACATCTTTATTACTCCCTCGGAGCACGACGGCGCTGTTTACAAATCAGTTGACCACGACCAGCAGGGAAACCTCGAACAGCTCGAAAGACCAAAAACTACTGACTGCAGCGCGGTTAGGATATCGTACTATCCAGATCCAGTTTACGAAGACAGCGAAGAAAATGACCTTGTTAAACCTGGAAGTTACGAGATATACTACTTTGAGTACGGAGACCCCTACAACATAAGCAGAAACTATTACGAGCGTAGAGACCGTCTCACGTACGACGGGCGCTGCCACCAGCACCATCGAGTTTGGACACACCCAGACGAGGACGGCACGACGTACCTCCGCATGTTGTGGGACAGGTACGATGGAGATATTAATGTTAGCCCATTCGTTGACCAGCCTCCTCCCGCTGACGCGTGCGTGTTACCTCAGCACGTAGATAAGCTGCTAAAGCCCCTCGAAGATACTATTACAAAAACTAAAGCTTGCTGCGAGAATAACATGAAGGCTGGCAAGCACCTAGAGCGCCACCTAGAAACCATGCGCCAGTACGCCGTTTTAGTGTCTAACAAGACAGACGTGCATACGTGCCATAACTCTGGAGCAAATCTCACGCGGCACGCCATAGACGGTAGCTTTCCGCCTCCGCACGTGACGGGGAACTGGCGCGCGCACAGCGATTGCGGCAGGCGCAGAACTCTGCCCCGCACTAGCCACGGAGATCCTGCGCCCTGGTGGTGGGGGCGTCACGGCGCTATTTGGCAAGCGTAGCACTAATCGTTTAATCAACACCAGCGTTTTGCTAGCATCTGCAATGTTTGCAGAGCGCTGTTTGCGTTCAGTCCTCTTGAGCAAAAAGCGCCTCTTCTGGCGCAAGGCTGAACTGCTTGGGACTCCCGTAAAAACAGGGGTCTTGCTTTTCAAACTCAACGCGAATTTTTATTCCTCGCGCGTTCATTTGCGTGGTGAAGACCTTGGACACGTGCGTGGAGTCTAGCCGCGTGAGCACTGGAGACAGGCTGAGCTTAGAGCAGCGGATGCAGACGTGCGTGCCGTTGAGTCGCGCTGCGATGTCGCCGCAGTTTTCGCAAACAAAGACCTCTTGCGCGTCTTCTTCGGAATCGCGCAGGATCTCAGACACAGTGAAGGCTGCGCCGTGCGAGATCATGCAGTCGCGCTCCATTTCACCAATCTTAATGCCGCCGCCGCGGCGGCGGCCTTCGTTGGCCTGCCGGATGAGCTTAGTTTTGCGCCCGCGGCAGCGAACGGTGGCCTTGTCGAGCGTGAGGTGCCGCAGTCGCAAGTAGTACAACGGCCCAAAGAAAACCCTAGCTGCGTACGGCTCATCGGTTTCAGGGTCAAAGAGCACGCGCTCGCAAAAAACGCGGCTCTCAGCTTCGGGGTCATCCTTTTCTACGCCTGGATGCGAAAGTGAGTAGCAGTGGCGCGCAAACTCAATGTAGGTTTCAAAGTCTGTTTCGTTAGTACTTGGGAAGCAGATGGGCCTGTTGGAGCCATCCTCCGCGAAAGGCTTGTGGCCGTAAGCCGTGGTTAGGATAACTTCCATTAGCATGGAGAGCGTCTTTCGCGAGAAAATGGACGTGGAGTTAATAATAACGTCTGGCGTGATGCCGTTCTCATCGTAGGGAAGCTCGGTTTCGTCGGCGATGTACGCCACTGTGCCTTTTTGACTGGTGCGCGTGGTAAACTTGTCTCCGAGGATGGGCCGTCGCTCGCGAACTGTGAGCGCGCGCACCTTAACTTTGTCGGTGAGGTCTGCCTGCACGCGCTCCACGCGCGACGCGTAAATGTCAGAGTAGCGCTCTGCGATGTCAAAGCTAATCTGGTTGTCAGCTACAAAGTCATCGTCGAGTGTGCGCGAAGACACGTTTCGCGCTATAGCGTCGCCCTGCTCCAAGAACGCGTTTAGGCGCACCACGCCGTTAACGTCGATCTTAGAGTACGCGGAGGAGCGCACGCGCTCGCGGTTGTTGAAGTTTTCCAGCGGAATTTCAACTTGGTACTTCTTGCAGGTGAGAATGTCGAGCCCGCCGCGCTCCGCAAACTGCCGCTTGAGGATGATGCCGTCTTCCTGGTTCATGCCCTTGTAGGACATGAGCGCGATAGTTACGTGGTGCCCAAAGCAGTTGTCCGCGATCTTAGAGGTTTCCAGCGCTTTGCTGACCACGATAGGGCGCTCTGCGAACATAAGGTGGATACCGTTGTCAACCTTGTTGCGCAGGTCTGCGCTCAGGCAGGAAATAGCTTGCTTAGCTTGCGCGCAGCCAAGAATGGCGCGCGGCGCAGAGTTGTGGTTAATGCCTACGAGCGAAGAAGCCACGTACCCGTCGCGGAACTCTGCCGGAAAGTCGCAGAAGTCGTACAGCGCGCGCTCTTCAGGCGACAGTGTGCGGAAGCGCTGCACAGAGTCGCACACGTTGCTAAAGCTAAACTGCTCCACGTCTACAATCTCAATCACATGCGGAAACTCGCGCAAGATGTCTGAGAAAGTGAGCGCGGAAATGTCGCGCTGGAGCCGCTCAATCTCGGCGTCCATCACGAGCACGCCGTTTTCCACCACCAGCAGCGGGCGGATAAGCCGCCCTGCGCCAAAGTTAATGCGCACTTCGTTCATGCGGTCGCGCACGAGCGCAACGCTGATTTCGCGGTTCCCGAAGAAGCCAAGGCGCTTGCGCCGGCGCATGTCTAGCACAAAGGCGTCAACGATCTCAGGGTTTAGCGACGCTACGAGCGCGTTTTCGACAGTAACTGCGTACCCAGTTTCAAAGTAGCTAATGTCCTTTTGCGGGTAGGAGCGCACGTAGTCGCACACGCGCTTCGTGAGCTCGATAAAGTCCGAAGTGCGGATGTTGGAAATTGACGTGAGAACGGCTAGCTGCGAAATGAGCCCAACTTGCGGCCCGCGCTCAGGTACGTCTGAAGCACAAAAGTACCCGTACTGGCTAGGGTGGTACTTGCGCACTTTGAACATTTTTGATATTTTGACCTGCTCTGGGTAAAAGCCCACGCTGCGCGGTATGGAAATGCTCTGCATCCAAGAGTAGTGTGGGTGCGTGCGAAAGCTGCCGTCAGATTTGCGAAACTTGCCGCTGAGCAGCGCCGCAAAGGCGTGATTAAAGCCGGGCGTGGTCAGCACGTGTATGTTTACAGTGCAAGTGCCGCGGTTCTTGTGGTTGGCAAGGATGTCGTTGCGGATGTTGCCAATGTAAGTTTCGAGCTCGTCCATGGCTAGCGCCTCAAAGTAGCGCCCGTAGGTGTATACGCGGTGGCAAACCAGCGAGTCTCGGTCTGGGTACCGCTGCGGGAAGAACACGCAGTAAACCATTTTTCGCACTAGCGAAAGCAAGTACAAGCCTTTGAGCTGGTTGGGGCTGTCTTGCATGTGCGGCAAGAAGTTGTTTAGCATTTCGTAGCGAAACTCGTCTCGAGAAAGCAGAGACTTTTGTTTGGCGTGTTCGGCGGTGATAAGCGAGTTTACGTACTCAGCAATGTCTGCGCCCACAGGCACAGTCTTCGCGCTCTCCACCAGCGCAGTCGCCAGGTGAACAGCCTCTGGAGGCATGTCGAAGCAGAGGTTGCGCGCTACAAACTCAAGCGTGACGTCTGCGAGAAACTGCACCATCACAATCACGTTTACAGTGATAAAGGTTTTCGCGGAGGAAATTACAAAGTTGTCAGGCTGGTTGACGTCTAGAAGGATCTTGTAGTGCCGGTACCGCGCTGGCAAGACGTGTCCTGGCGAGATAGACGAGAACGAGAGCGTAAAGGAGTTTGACTTCACTGGGCGAAACTTGGGCCACGTAGTGATCTTCTCGATCATGTTGATGCCGAGCTTCTCAATGGACTGCTTGTTTATGAAGACGCCCCCAATGGCGTTTGGAACTACGAACTTAGAGGGGTCCAGCGCATTCTTGTTTCCGTAGCCAATAAGCAGCGGAAGCTTAATGAGGTGCGAGTCGTTGCCCTCGTAGCTGTTTATTTTGGTGACGGTGAGCCCGTCTTTGGTCATTACGTGCCGGTAGATGTTCACCGTAAAGGTCACCAGCGCTTCGTAGCTGTGCCCCTTGATGCTGGCCACAATAGGCGAGAACTCGGGCGCGGAAATTTTTACATCGTCAATTTCAAGCACGATAGACTCTGTGCCGTTCTTAAAGGTGAGAAGCGTGCACTGCACTGTGAGGATGTCCTTGAGCCGGTGCTTGATAAAGTTGGCGTACGACTCGTACTGAAAGTGGAGCGGGCGGTAGTATACATTGTCTTTGGGGTCGGGCAACAAAAACTTGTATCCGAGCGCTTGCTCCATATTTATGAAAATAGTATTATTTCACTATGGGGCTAGGCTAACAGCTCCTTGAGGAAGTCAACGCTCGCGGTAGCTACGTCTACCTCTTCCAAGCGTGCGGAGCGCGTGCGCATGGCTGCTAGCAGTGACTGCGCTTGGCTCACGCACTCGCGGCCTTCCTCGGTGGAGCGCACCGCGACAATGTTCAGCTTTTTGCCCTTGAAGAACTTGATTTTGCTGTTCGCAGGAATTAGCGACGGAAACACTGTGTGGTTAATGGCGCCCGTGTACGTGAGGTTGAACATGCCGATCTTGAAGTTGCGCACGCCGTACGCATCGCGCATGGCATCCACAGCGTTTAGCTTTTCGGCAGCGTTTGGGAGCGCGACCACGCGCTCGGCAGCGTCTGCGACAGCGGCAAAGCTCGCGTTTCCAGTGATGGCTGCAATTACGCGAAAGGTGGTGGCGTAGGTTCCAAAGAGCTTGTTCACCAAGTCTTCGCAGCCGCGCTCAGAGTTGTCTTTGGAGAGAATGATGTGCATGGTGGAATCCTTGAAAATTTTCACGCAGGTGCGGTTCGTAAGCACGATTTCAATAGTTTGCAGTATGGAGCTCTTGCCGCGCGTGCATATTGAGTGGTGCAAGATGTCCACGCGCAGCTGCTTAGAGATAGACTTGATCCAGGGCTTCGCAGGGTCTGTGCGCACGGTAGTGCTCAAGTAATCATCAGAGCGCCTCCCCGAGAAGTAAGTTTGCTTGCCGCCGTGAATGGTGCGCTTAATTTCGCCGTAGTCTATCTTGCAGCGCTTAGCTGTTGTTTTCACGTAAGAAACGAGCGAGGACCGCGCTTGGTCAAAGATTTCTGCAGTGCGGCGGCTCACTGCGTCTTCGCCCACGTGCACGTCAAAGAACTGCGCGACGCTGCACGCGCGTCGCGTTTGCCGCGAGCGCGTTGCAAACGCAGCGTGGTTTACCAGGTGCTTGGTGGTGTTTATGTCGCAGTACACCACTTTAGCCAGCAGCGCGCCTAGCTCAGCAGGCGCAACCTCGCCAAACATGGTTGCGCCAAGAATGCGGTCGCGGAGCACGCCGTACACATCGCCAGCTTCCTCGCTGTGCGATATGTGGAAGTTAAAGATAGTGCGGCGGTAGCAGTCCTCCACGGACTGCAGGAACGCGAACAAAGCTAGCATTCTGATTCGTCATAATTGTATTTCAGTTTGTTTTCAATACGTAATTTATAGCCATGTTGAAGCTGTCTGCGACGTCGTCGAGCTTTTTTCGCGCGGGGACAGCGTTAAGAATGCCAAAGATCTCGGCGAGCGCGAGAAAGGTGCGCACAGAGCGGCGCTTTCGCAGGCGGTAAGTGCTCCCTGTCATGGCGGGCGGAACTGCAATTACGCGCACGCGGCGGCGGTCATAGAGCATGCCGCGGATGAAGTATATAAACTTAGAAAAAGGCGACATCTTGCACTGGCGCTCTACGAGAACTACGTTTGCGGGAAAAGCAGACACGTCTCGAAACACTCGCTTTTCCCAGTCTTTGCTCCAGTCAAGCTTAGAAACGTCAATTACGCGCACGCGGCCGTCCACAACCTCTAGCACTGTGCGCGCAGGGTTCTTAGTTCCCAGGTCAAAGGCCGCCACAATCATTGCCGGATAATGGAAGACAAGAGGTTGAAAACCGAGACAAACTGCGGAAAGCTGGAAAATATCGACTCGGCAGTTGGGTTTCCCAAGCAAGACGCGTTTTCCAGCTCGAAGTGCTTTACTGAGCCATCCTCTGTTATTTGAAATCGCATGTTATTTATAAGCGCTATAGCCTCTTGTTGCGGGTAACCCATGCATTCGCACGCCATTTTTATAGCTCCCAACTCAGCCAGCCGCTGCCGCAGCGAGCAGTTTGACTCTACCGCTGCGCGCAAGTCTTCAAAAGTTTCGCAACGCTGCACAAGCCCAAGCCTCGATGACATTCCTCGCGCGTCAATGTCCCGCACGCGCACTACGTATCCATCGCTAACAGCGCAGTTAGGCCCAAAACAGCGCACAATGCTGCGCAGCGCCTCCTCGCGCGACGCTTCGTCGCCGCGCGCTGCATCGTCGCAGAGCACTAAACAGTCGCTGTACCGGCGCACAGCTACAAACGCGCCTGGGCGCGCTCGCGCGTCTACCAGGTGCCCCACGCCGCGGCTAAGCACGCGGTTGTTCGCAGTTGTGCGCAGCACCGGGAGGTAGTGGCGTCCGTCCACGTTGACAAGCTCAACGCGCTTAACGCGCATAAAGCAGCGCTGCGAAAGGTCAATTGTGCGCCGCTGCGGTGCTCCAGGGCGCGCGAGGCAAACAGCAGTGCCAAACTCCTGGTCGCCCGCTGCGCGGAGCGCAGCGTGCACAGCGTCAAAATCTTCGCGCGAGAAAAACTCGCCCGGAGCTACAGCTAGGCGCAGGGTGCTAGCCACGCGCACGCCCGCAGCTGCGCAGTCGGCTAAAATTGCGTCGCTAGCGCTGTAGTCAGCTACTGCGTCATCCGCGGTCCAGCGCTGCTGAAACACGGAAAAGCGCACAAACGTGAGGTCCGCGTACTTAGTGTCTAAGCTTTCGCAAGCTGCGCGGACCTCGGGCGGAGGCTGGACTTCGGCGCCCGAAGTTGAGTTAAACGCAGTGCCGCGCACCCAAGCGTGCGTAGCGCCAAAGTGCAGCCGGCTAGCCACGTACTCGCCAGGCTCGAGCGCGCAGCTGGCGCGCGAGCGCGCGTAGTACTTGTTGATGGACGCGCACGGAGCAGTTGGCGCCACTGCAACTGTCCAGTACGTGCGGTTAGCCCATTCTACGAGCGTGTTGTAGCGCTCAACAGACTCGCCGGTTACCAGGTGCAGGGAGTCGCGAAGTTTGATAAGCTCTTTCAAAGTATATAAATCGCTATCAGAGGCCATGATCTCGCTATTTTTGGTGATTTGCTATTTTGTTCTCATTTTTAACATTCTCGTTCCCCGAATATTTGAAAAGCTGCGGCAAGAGGAAGCGGCCTTTGACCGCCTAGCAAGCTCTGGAAACGTGTACCGCTGCGTAGATGGCGCGGTAGTCTCGTTTGCGCTCGGCGCTACAGGGCTCTCTGCGCGCGTAATGACAGACGCGGCAGGCGCACCGCTGTCGTGCGCACGCATGGCTGAAGCAAACCCTGAGCAGTTTGCGAGCTGCAGCAGCGCGCGCGGCCGCGGGGACTTGCGCGATCTGTGCGCACACGCGTACGCAAATGTGTTTTTATGATAAATAAAACAAGATGAGTTCTGTTGGAGTTAAGGAAAGGAGCCCGTCGCTTGATGCAGCTGCTGGGGGTAACAAAAAGAGGCGCCGCAGGAGGGTGACTACTGTGATGGACGAAGCGAGTTGTCCGACGTGCTCGTCGTGCCAGTCAAGGCTCATGCACGTCGCCGACGTAACGCGGGCTTCTTTTGAGTTTGTTAAGTGCACCCCCGATGCGCTTTCGTGCGCAGCCTGTGGGTCAGTGCTTACCCCGCTGCGAGATCTCGTCCGCTAATTGCGCTGTACAGCGCAGGCTCGTCTGTTTTTACGCCCGCCGCAGTTTGCTCGAGAACAAAACCAAGACTGTCAGTAGCTAGCGCCACCAGCCGCTGGGCAAACACTGAAACAATGTCACGGATAGCGCGCACAGACGAGTTGGGAAACACATACAGCGTGCGCGCGTTTGCGTGCGACTCGCGGCACACGCGCCCAATTATCTGCTCCATAGCCATCTTGTTTAGCACAGCTGCAGCCACAGCCAGCGCGTCAAGGTTAGGCAGGTCTAAGCCTGTGCCTGAAAAGAAGACAGTAGACACAAACACAAAGCGGTCGCAGTTGCGTAGCGCGCGCGCAATCTCAGGCGTCTTCTTGTTTTTTGCATCGCCAAGACACACCTTTTCTGCACCAAGGCGCGCCGCCAGTGCAGTGTGCAAGTCAACCATGTGGTTGCGAAGCTTAGTAAGCACCAAAATGCGCTGGGAAACGCCGTTCTCAAAGGCGCGCGCAACAGTGTCCACGATTAGCCTGTTTCGGTGCACGTCCTCGCTGAGGATTTTTTCTGTGAACACGTGGTACTTGTTTTGCGGACTGTCGAGGCTGCGCGCCATGTTGCGAATGCGCGGCGTTGAAAAGGGCTCGAAAAAAGCATCGATCACGCGCACCACCTTTAACAGCTTGCTGATAACAGACACGTTAACCACGCGGTTGCAGTATATGCGGTTGGCCAACCGCGGCGTAGCAGTGAGAAAGTAGCACGTGGGCGGCGGGTACTTAGCTAAAAAGCGGGTTACCGCTGTGTTGTTCATAAGGTTGTAGGTGTGCGACTCGTCGAGCACAAGCACGTCAAACTGGCGGCTAACTGCGCGGCAAAAGTCGTCGTTGGCGAAATGCCGGCTAACCACAATGGCTACCATGGCGCGCTCAAGCTCTCCAGATCGCAGGAGCGACGCTGCGCCGTCGTGCGAAACTGCAAACGGCACGCGCAGTTCCGCAACAGCTGCGCGCCACTGCGGTATCAGCATGCGGTTGGGCACGCACACTACCGTGCGGCGGCCGTGTGTGGCAATGAGGTGGCATGCAGTGAGCGTCTTACCAAACCCGCAAGCTAGGTGCAGCGTTATGTACACGGGCCGGCCTGCAGCAAGCATTTGGTCGCGCGCTGCGAGAACTTCGTCCACCACAATGCGCTGGTTAGGATACAGCGACGGAAGCGTGTTTGTGCTCAAGTTTACGCCGCGCATTTTTGCGGCGTCGCGCAGACGCGGAAACACAGTGCCACGGTCGCGCACGCGCAGGTCTGCGAACAAGCCTACGGGGAGCACAAACTTAAACACAGACCCAGAGAACACTTCCGTGAACTCTCCGTTGTCGCGAAACAGGCACAGCGGGCGGTGGTGCCCCGCAAGATTCTTTAAGTACGCGTAGAGTTTGTCATCGACCTGTACTCCTCTAAACATTTTTCAACATATAAATGAGTACCTACTTTAGTTACTACAACCCGGTAGAAGAGTTCGAAGCCGGTGGCGTCCTCGACGAAGAGCTATTCACCAATGAAGAGCAGAACGCTTTCTTGCCCAAAGACCCCGGTCCTGACGGTCCGCCGCTCCCCCCAGCGCCCTCGAGGCCGGGAAATGTAGCTCCCTACAGTGTGTTGCAATACGAAGACATACGCGTATTAACAGGTCTGGTGATTTTTGTATTGGCGATAACGTCAACTCCCGTGCTTGCTTTGGTGATGATAGGTATTGCCTCAATTATTTTGCCGCTGCCCTGCCTTGTGGCCGCGTACTGCGCAGCTATGCAGCTTATTCACCCCAACGCTGCCAACAACACTGGCATGGCTATTGTGTGCACCGTGATGTCCATCGTTACCATCATCGTATCGCACGTAACCGGGTCCATTGGAGCTACGACGTTTATGTACATTGTGCTTGGCCTCTTGTTCGCCATTTACGCGTTCAGGCTCACGGGCCGCGGCGTGCTGCGCAACCGCATGGCTGCTTCTGCGCCCGCCTGCCCCGTGTACGCGGGCGCAAAGTCTGACGACCTCTTCTTCGCTGAGTAGACGCTGCGCGCCGCGCTACTCGCGTAAATAGTGTCTTCAAATGGGCGATGTTGTATCTAAGGTTGAGGTAATAGACACGCCAACGCCCGGCGAGTACGCGCTGCGCATCACGCACACTTCGGCCACAGACACCTTCAACTTCGCGGAGGAAACAGAAACTTTTTCAGACACTACCGCAAAGGTAATCCGGCCGCGGTTCTGCCTGCTGCCTACCATGGACCCTGGACAGTGCGGGCGCTTCCTCTCGCCGGAAGTAGCTGCGCGCGCGCGGCTGGTGCAGGGCCCACCGTGCAACTCGCTTTTCTTTCGGCCCGGTTCAATGCTCCGCGCGAGCTACATTCCGGACATTGCAAAACAGTACTTGCGGAAGGGCACTGCGTGCGTGTTTAAATTGGCTGCCTCGCCAGTTCCTACAGACGCGCTGATGGCGCAGTGCTGCGCAAACCCAAAACCCAGCTGTCCGCCAGCGTTTGCCAATGGGTACAAAACAACCCACTGCGATGCAATAATGGCCAGTCGCTGCGCTGCAAAGCCTGATGCGCCAGAGTGCGTGAACTGGCTGCGCGCAGGGCGCTACGTTGCGCTAGACACGTACGCTAGCCTCTGCGCCAAAGACATGGGCGCGCGCCACTGCTCTGAGTTTGTACGCGTGGCGCGCCCCTCAATGTTTGCCTTCGGTGACTCCGCGCTGCGGCGGTACTGCGAAGCGCACCAATCATCGCCAGACTGTGCCTGTGTTACAGGCACCGCCCTCGGAAAGTACTTGGGCCCGCGCGTTTGCCGCGCGCACGAGTGCACAGATCAGTCCAGAGACAGAAAGTGGCTTTTCTTTAGTCAAGACGTGCAGCGGTCGCGGTGCAAGTACGTGGGCTGCCGCATTAACGTAGACAGTCTAGTGATGGAAAACTCGCGCGCAGAAATGATTGCGGACTGCGGGAAGGCGGTTACGGCCAGCTATGCAGACCCAGACCCTGGCCGCCGCGGCAACGCTGAGATGTACTTGCCCGCTGTGCCGCCCTTTATACTGGCAGCGCTTGCGGCAGCTGTGATTTTTTACTTCGTGGCAGTGTATGCAAGGCGATCCGTAGAAACAAAGGTCATAAATGTTTCTAGATAGAGACACTGTCGTTGTGATGCAGCCAAATGCAGTGTTTCCAGAAGGGCTTTTTGACGCAAGCGGGCGCTCGCTGTCGCGCGCCCGCGCGCGGGCGCAAACATACGAAGACGCTATACCGCGTAACGCGCGCGCAGTGCTGCTGGTGAACCCTACTGCAGGGCAGCTCGCTGCCGCGGCAGCGAGCGTGTCTGCGCACGTCCGCGTGCTTGTGTTGGTGGATGTAGAGTATCCAGTGCAGCCTTTTGACATAGTAAATGGTGTCTGACTACGACCCCGCAGTGCTAATATTGATATTCTGCGCAACTATGGCAGCAAACTTTTATCTCACCCCTAAAACAAAGCTAAGCACGATATTCGTGCTGCAATCTGTTGTGTTCTCGTGGTTTCTCTTCCACTTCGTCCATTCGGTGGTTTAAATTTCTCCTCAGATAAATGGACATATTTGATACCCTGAGATCCTACTACTCCGGCGTGCTGATATGCGGCGTTGTGCTTCTAGCATCTGCGTGCGTGTTTGCGTGCGTGGACTTCAGCAAGAACACGACCGGCGTGACAGACTATGTGTGGCGCGCGCTTAGCGTTACGTGCTTCATAGTTGGCTCAATCATGCTGATGGGGTTGTTTGTGTTTTCGATGTACCGGCGGTGCTCGCGCTCTGTTCCATACGAGCGCCTAAACCAGACAGACATTGAGCTTACTGCTCGCTAGCCACCCTCTCGCGGGTGCTGATTACCACGTAATAAATAATGGGATTTCTGGACGCGCTGCTCGCGGTGGTCGTTATCTCTATCGTGTGCTACATCGTGATTGCAATGTACCGCCGGCAACCGCCTGCTGTCCAGCGCCGCAAGGACCCACTGCCTCCCGGCGCATCAGCCTTTGACGACAAGATGACAGACGACCAAGTGCGCGCCTTCCACAAGCTCGTTACGTCTTCTGACGAGAGCGAAGCACCCGCTGCCCGCTAATCCACCGATTCACTGTTCGCCAAACTCTGCGCCGAGGAGAGTGCCAATAATGAATATTCCATGTAATAAATGGCGGACAAAACGCTCGTCGCAGCGCAGCGGTCGCAGAGCAGCTACGACGACTACATCTGCACTCTCAACAAGATTGCGCCGCAGCTGCGCAGCCTGCTCACCCACCTCAATAACGAGCAGGTGGTGCGCGGCGGCAGCAGCGGCGACGGAGAGGCTTGCGCTGGCGGCGCCAGTGCGCTAGAAGCAGCGTCTTCGCGGAGGAGCGCAAGCTCCAAGGGCCGAGGCTACAGCAGCGCTACTAAGTCTTCCTCGCTTACGTCTTCCAGGTCTCGGCGCAGCGGCGCCCCTCCGCGCCGAGAAGGCGGCATGCGGTCGTGTGATATCGAAACCGTTCAGGCAGTGTCCAACTGCGGCAAAATTGTTTACGGCGTGGTAAAGAATGGCAAGATGGAGGTTCAGGGCACTATGGGCGAGGTGTCGGAAGATTTGCTCGGCCTCGAGTGCGTGAACGGCGGACGAAAAAACAAAAATGCTTCGTCTTCGTTGTCTTCAAAATCTAAGTCTGCGAGCTCAGGCAAGAAGCGCGTGGGGGGTGCGTCTTCATCTTCTTCCGCTGCGTCGCGTCGCCGCAAGTCTGCTGCGTCAGTGTCTATGAATGCTATCGACGTTGACGGTGGAATGTGCTAGCAGGTCAATGTTTTCATATGAGGTTCAGCTTACGAACAAACAGTTTTATCACAAACAGTGCAACGTTGAGCACTGGACTGTTTCCAAAGCCCAGCCGCTCAGCGATGTGCTCGCAGTCTTCCCCAATTTCCACGTCGATGAGCTCTGACGTGAGGTCAGCGCTTAGCCCCCGCACCTCCGCAAAACCAAGCTTCACGAGAGCGTGCTCAAAGACTGTGATCCCGATGATAACCACGTTAGTCACGAGGATCTTTTTTTTCCGGGTGTCGTTGTACCGCCGGATAGCCGAGTACATGCGGTCTACCTCGTCGTCAGAGCACTGTTCAAGATCGTCTAGCGACAGCGTGACGTTGTTAAGTGTAGCGTAGTTAACGATAACCATGCGCTTGTTTAGCTCGCTAGCGCGAGGCACCTTGCCAAACAGCGCCTTTGTAAAGTTTTCCAAATTGCTGTTATCCTGAGAAGTCGCGCATTTTTTGCGGAGCTCTTTTACCTCCTCCTCCAGCAGCCTAACGCGCTTGGAGTCGTCAAATACGGCGCCCAGCGACGGCGTGGTAGTGGTGAAAGAGGCGGTGCGCTTGCTACCGTCTCCGTGGATTGGGATTGCTGACACGCGCGCAAACGATGTTTGCACGGGCTCCCGCTCCACTACAGCTTCTCGATCGGATACCAGAATGTTTATGCGCTGTTGGCGCTGCTGCTCAGCGGCAATGATGTAGCCGTCTGCTTTTTTTGGCATAACCATATTGGCGTCGGGCATAACTTTTGCCACGCACGTGTCTGGCTCCTCTTCGTCAGGGGGCAGTGGGCTAGTGATGCCATCATCCTCGTCGTCCTCGCTTTCGTCGTCTTCGTCGTCAGACGGCTGGACAGTGCGCGCGAGGAGCTTGTCGTTCACCGTTCGCAAGATAGAAAGCTGGCCCTTGGTTAGCTCGTAGTGTTTGTTGAGGGGGTAGTTGTCTTCTGAAAAGGACGTCGGCCCGTAGTCTCCAGGAATATCGGTCACTGGTACGGCTGTCATTTAATACTAAATAAATGACAGCCTCAAACGTCCACATGTCCATGAACCATGTGGAAGGCGCGGAGTACATGTTTCGGCTAGTGTCTAACGTGCTGCCCACACTATGCGCAGACTTCAAGCCCAGCTACGACCTGACCAAAACGTACATCCACCCTTTCGACTCGCTCTTCATTGATGACGCAGAGAAGCTCATGCACGACGAGGAAACAGAGGTGTGCGTGAAGCAGATGGGCATCAACTACCTGCTCGACAAGGCTGCAAACTCGCACCTCATCCCTGCAACCGTGGGCCCTAACTTTGCAGAAATCATGCCCAAGAAGATGAAGCTCACTGACACGGTTAACCCTGTGCTGTCAGCGCACGCTTTTAACGACACGCCGCCGTTTACGCGCGAGCTACTGAAGCTTCGGACCACCAGCTTTGAAGCTCACGCTCGCGTGGCTGGCGGCTACGTGCGCTACCCCACGGGCTTGCCCGTAAAGTCGCCTATCTCCTTTCCAGCTATCAGCTTTGACAACACGTACTTGCTTAACCTCACGTACCCGCACGTCGCCGGGCCTGCCAACACTGGCTTCCGCGCTCGAGTAGTAGACGGCGTTATGCTCGCCAGAGACTTGCTCATGCTGCTGAACATCCGCGCGCTGCTTACAGACGCCTCGCGCGCGCGCTTTGACGCGGCGTACAACATTCCAGAAGCAGCAGCCCAGCACGGTATTGTGCTCACACAAGCGCCTCAGGTGGACACTGAAATCACTACTATGCCGCTAAAGTACCTTATTACTTTCTTCCAGTTTTTCGAGCAGTCCTACTCGCTGCGCCAGCTCACTTTTAACGGCACCAACTTGCGCATGCTGCGCACGGACGTTGCCAACCTCACAGTGTCTATTTACTTCCAAAGCCAGCTAGACCGGCTAACGCAGCTGCACTCTAGCGTTACGCTAGCGGACCACCTAGACGTCTCCTCCATGGGCGGCGCTGTAATTCGCGTAGCAGCGCCGGGTGTGCGGTTTGTGGACATCTCTGCAAACATAGCTTACTACACCACGCTGCTGTCCATGCTTATGCGCGCGGACAGAACATCGCCGCTTATTGCGCCCTCTAAGAGCCTTTTTTGGGACGGAATCGAGTACTCTGAGTTTAAAGCCATGAGCACTGCAGACTCAGTCTTCCTCAGCTCTGTGTGCTACATGTTTGCGCTTTTTGACCACGAAGACGTTACTTACTGCTCTGTTCTATCTGACGCGCTCGCCGCAGGCAAAACGCCGCTACGCGTGTGCTTGTACCCGCGGTTCTTGGGATCCAAAACTGTAGCTTCGCTGGTGCTGGACACGCTAGCAGGCATTAACATGATTTCTCCCCGAGACTTCCCGCGCCGGTCTACGCATAGCAACAACCACATTGGGCTCTCGCAAAAGTCTTTTATGAAGTTTTTCCAGATTTTGCGCGTAGTCAACCACCGCGAGCCTGAGGTTGCGATGAAAGAAGTGCTAATGACCTACGCAGGGCTCAAGATGGAAGACTCTGGCGCGCCACACTACATAAACAAAGAGAGCCACGCAGACTTCATAAAGCTGCTATTCGGCGCTATGGGCTTTAGGGTTAACGTGAGCTCCTCGGTGTACGGGAGCCGCCGGCATACCGTAATCTCAGTGTCGCCATCCGTGTCCAAGTCCACTGTTTTCAGGATGCTATCAAAGGTATGCTGCAGCAAGGAAGAAGTGGAAAAAATTATGGCTTCGGCGCACGAGCTGCTACAGTTCATGGTAACTGCCACCAATGTGCGCGACGTGCAGTCGTACCGCCCTGGCGGGCAGTGCAAAATCCCTTCGTTTATGAGCTTTGGGTGGCGGTTTCCGCAAAACATCTACGGTGGCGCGCCCGGCGAAGAGTGCGAGGCAGAGGAAAACCAGTCAGCCGTGGTGCTCTCAGAGCAGATGGGCATCTTGGACCGCATTAACGTGCGCGGAATTTTCTCAGCTAGCACTGTAGACGAGCTCGTAAACGTGGACTGCTTCTTGCCCGAAAACACGGCCTTCAAGAGCAACCTGCAGAACCTCATCGACGCAGACGAGCTTACTGGCGAGAGCATCCTCATGGCCATGCCAAACAGTCTTATCGACAGGCTGGTAACAGTGGGCGGCGCAGCAGACGTAACCGTGTCATCGCTGCTGGACGACGTTTCGGGGTCGTCTGACGACTCCTGCGCGAGCAGCAACGAAATCGCAGACGCTATTAACGCTGCGCTGAAAACCCGGTACGTGCGCGACACTTCCAACATTGTGAACAGCGCGCTCGGCATGGCTAGCGCGCGCTCTGAAAAGCAGCTTGACGCGGTTAAGCGCGCTACCTGCTGCGTGTCTGCGCTGTTTAAGCAGCTCACGCAGTCTGTGTACACCACCGAGCGAATTTTTGGCGTGCCCATCGCTGACGAAGTAAAGAGCTCTATCTTGGAGCGGTACAAAATGTTTATCGAGCTGTCTAAGTCACTGTACATGGACATGATAGCGCTGGAGAACCTGAAGGCGCTGCTGCTCATTGTGCGGCGCAGTGGGCGCTACGTGGGCGACTCTGAAATTGGTGTTGCCGAAATGCAGAAAGCGTACGACTTAGTGCGAGAAAAAATTGCCAGAATCACAAACTACTACTCAAACATTGGAGAGATGTACTGGACGCACATGAAGCGCAACCTCAACCTCCGGTCTGATGGCGCAGTTTCTTTTGACAGTGAGTAAATAGCACACGTTGTGCGCAATAATGCGGCCGTGCTACGTAACCGTAATTAAGTCCATAGGAGGGCTAGCCTTGTTTCAGGTGGCAAACGGAGCCATAGACCTCACGCGCCACCTCTTTATGCACTTCTGCGAGCACCGCTTGCGCTCAAACACGCTCGCCGCAGTTATGTTTAAAACTGTGATCAGCATGATCATGTACTTGCTGCTCGGCGTGGCGCTCATCTACATGTTTAGCGACAGCGAGTGCTCAAGCGGCGGAGACCAGCTCGCGCCTAAGAAAGCAGCGCGCGGCACGCAAACGCTGGGCGGCTAGGCCCTGATGCCAAACGGCAAAACCGCAGCAGCGCGTCTCGGTCTCGGCGGTTTACCTTGAAAGAGCGCGCGCGCGCCATAGTAGCGAGCAGCGCGCGCAGCCGCGGCCCGTACTTAACCAGGTCTTCCGCGGAGAGCGGGTTTTCTAGCGCAAGGTCACACACAGGCACTGAGCCGCTTGCTTCTGCACGCGCAGCTAAGTCGCAAACCGCTGAAAGCACTGTGTTTACAAGCTGCGAGACCACCGCGCCCGTGCTCACGCTCCACTGCGCAGCGTCCGAGCGCAGCTGCATCACGTAGAGCCTGTACGTGATCTCGGTGAGACTGCGAACGAGCCCGCTCTCAGCGCGCACGTCGAAAGCTTCTGCGTTCGAGCTTGATCCGCGGATAACCAGCGCCACGAACGCAAAGTAAGTCTCGAAGTCGTAAGTGTGGTAACTGTCGGTTGCGTATCCCATGAAGTCTTGAATAATTTTTATTTGCGCGCAAAAGCGAAAGCGCTTGCTAGTTTCGCGGTACAGCTCTGGAAAGTACATCTCCACTATGGTTTCTGTCATGCGAAAACCGCGCCCCGCCAGAGTAGCAATGAGAATGTACGGCGCCACCAACACGTTGTTCTTTTTCATAACTGTTTCAGTTTTAACCGCGTCTAGCGACCGAAACTGCATATTCACCTCCTTGGACGTGAGAAAATCCAGCCGCTGCAGGAAGAAGCCTAGCGACAGCTTTCGCTCCTCGTCTTTGCTGCGGTACGGGTACATGCGCTTGTTGCGCGCAAAAAAGACAGTTTTTTCGCGCGCGCCTGCGCGCGTGGCGTCCACGCTAACGTCGCCGATCTTGATGTCTGCTTCCACAGACATGTCGGGTACGGGCTGAAACATGCTGCTCGCCGTTGTAGCTCATGCGTATTTTATTTCAGTTTAACGACGGCTATAAATATACGCAAGATGCTGTACACGGTGTCTCCGCAGCTTGTGGTTTTGGTGGGCCCGCGACAGGAAATCCAGCGCGTGCTCTACCTCTCGCTCTACGACCACATAGATGAGTCTTCGCCCATTTACTTTTTTGCTAAGCAGTACATCCAGCACGACCCTGAGCACGTGCGCCGGCATATTTTGCTAACCATGCGCGTGAGGCAGCTTAAGGGGTACCTCGGTCACCTTCTAGACCTCCAGGACGACATTATTGTTTACTCGCACAAAAACAACCTGGAGTACAGCTACGTGGACAACACTATCTTTACTCCCTTTTCGCCCACGCAGAAGAAAACGCTCATCCGCACAGACGGCATTCTGTACAACGCGTACGCAGACGCGTGTGACTTTTTAGTAGTGTGGGTAGCTAGGGCCGCAGACACTGCTGCGCCAGAGTTTGGTTCCTTTGAGGAGCCTAGCGACTCTATCCTAAAGTTTGAAGAGCGGCTCATCCGGGAGTTTGAGAACCTAGACCTCAACATGACTGTGGAAACAAAATTTAACAACATTTTTCGCACTAACTTACGCGAGTCTGGACTCCGAGCTATTGCGCAGCAGTCTCCAGAAAAGCAAGCCGAGGTTGGACACTTTGACATCTTGCTCTCAAAAACTGACGACTTTTTTATCTCGATGACGGGCACGCGCTTCTTGGTTGTGGATGAACCGCTTAACCTCTTGGTGTGGAGCGAGGACGGCGCAGTGGCTATCTCTAGCGACGGCAAAACGCTGACCGTAAACAACGTAGGGCTGTTTACCAAACTGGTGGCCAGCATGGACGTGAAGATGGACCGCATTAAGGGTGACATCACTTACAAAGTTTCGCTAGCTACACACATTACCTCGAAAATGAAGCTAGACATGGAAACGAGCTTTATGTTTGTGGAAACCGCAACCAACAACATCTTGCTTTCTACAGACAAGCGCATTTCTATCATCCTAGCAAAGTCGCACGTCTCCGTGAAGGTAAAAAACTACATTCCAAACATTGAGAAGTACTTTACTTTCCTCATCGTAGCTATCAGCGTAATGTTCAACAGCGTTAAGCAGTCTTCAGACTTCACAAAGGTGGAAACAGTGTACTGGTCGCGCATTTGCCAAAACACCAAAACCAAGAACCGCAAACCTGTAATCGTGCAGTCGCTAGAGGCAAACATGCGCAAAGTTGGCAACAACTTTTACCGTTCAGACGCGCGTGAAGTTTTTGTGAACGACAACGGCATCATGTTTTCGTGCATGGACCCCGACGGGCGCTACAACAGCGTGGGCTTCCTTTCTATCTTTCACCGCTTGCAGCGCATCTGCATTCCGTGCTGCTTTCTGCGCAGCCAGGCGCACACTGACACTTTTAAGTCGTGCGTGTACAACGAAGAAGTAGACCGGAGCTCGCTAAACCCCTACATCCTAAACTTTGGCAAGGTAGTTACAGAGTCTAAGCTTTCTTTCTTGCCCATCATTTTTGACAAGTTTTTCAACGAAGGCCTGGAAGCAGACTTTGAAGCAGACAACAAGCGCCTGCGCTCGACGACTGGGTACCATGTGGTGCACTGCTGCGAAGGCGCGATAGTGCGCCTGCGGTCTGTGTCCGAAATCGTGACGTACGTCAACGAGAGCTCCAACATCCTCATTTCTGGAGACATGGTTTACTTTCCCATGCAACTCACTGACGCGTCGTCTACTAGAATTTTGATCCAGGAGATTGTGCACGACGTGGCTTGCGTGCGCAAGGACGCGGCTTTTGACGCAATCACAATATCGCCGAGCTCGACCAGCAGGCTCGCGAGCATGTTTCCTCACCGCACAGACAACCGCGTAATCCGCGAAGAAGCGGGACTTTCGCTAACCACAACTGGGTTTTTTGTAGACGGCCACCGCTTCGAGCCTAAGCTCTCGTCGCGGTTCACAGCTTTTGTGCGCAACATAACAGTGCCCAACGCAGTGAGCCGGCACTTTGCGCGTCTGTTCCGCTACGTGGTTACTGACGCACCAGAGCGCTTTATAAAAACCTGGTCTATAAACTGCGCGCTCCGGCTCAGCGTGGAACCTGACTCTTCGCGCGCGCCTGCGCTACTCCAGGAGTTCTTTCCGCAGCAGTAAGAAAGTATTCAAGAGTGTGTGCCACACTAAAACGCGCAACTGCTAGCCTAAACATGGACCGCCTCCAAAAATGCTACTCCAGGTTTTACGAAATTAGCAAGGAGTACTTGCACAAGGGAACAGGAATGTGCGTGGACTGCTTTGACTTCGAAACAGACGTAGACACGCTCGTAGCTATGGTGCCCATGCTCGAGAGCTCTGTGTGCGCCATTTCTCCAGACATGCCAGACGCCAGCGTGCTGGCGCTGATGAAGCACTGCAACTACCAAGCGCTATCGTTTTGGTTTCTTAAGTCGAACGCGGTGGTTAAATCTGTGTACAACAGCATTCCGTGCGAGGATGAGCGGAGGGAGTTCTTGTGCGTTTTCAAGGACGTGCTCCTGTCTGTGCAAACGCTAGTGTCAATTAACGCGATGTACCGCAACATCCGCAGTGACACCGAAGAGATTATCGACGACTCCAAGAAGCTCATGGAAATTGTTTCGCAAGTTCGCAGCGCTAGCGGGTCTAACATTGTGCTCAAAATTCTGCAAAGCCACTACAGCTTTTTGGTGAAGTGCCTCAACAAGGTTTTCTCGGACGAGAACTACGTGCTCAAGCTGGTGGCAGTTTTTGACAACTCGCTAATGACCGACAAGCAAAAGCTCAAGGACTATCGAGACTTGCTGCGGGTGTCCGCGGAGAGCGCTGCGCACGGAATCCAGTGCGTTTCAAACGTGGAGGTAGCTAGCGTGGCTATTGAGGGCGACCGCGCTAAGTACCTAGCTTTTATCAAGAAAGTAACGTCTAGCATGCTCGTGTTCCAAAACAAGAGCCTGCGGCCAGTTAAGTTTGCTACTGCGGTGTGCAAGCTCTACGTGGTGCTATACAAAGAGTTTAAGACCAACGTAGAGATTGGAAAGCTCGTCAAAGAAGTTATCCAGTCTCTGCGCGACAAGCTCTCGCCGCAAGATCTTAAGGGCGCGGGCGTTAAAAACATGCAAACGCTAGTGCGGTACGTAGCCAACCACCGCGCGCTGTACAAAGACATGCTCGCGGGCGAGTACTCAACGCGGGAAGACTTACTCGTAGACATTGTGCAACGAGTCATCGCGGATAACGGTGTCACATACTGTGGAAAGCCCATTGTTGTGCGCGAGCTCCTTAATATGGTCAAAGAAAAAATAGCAGAAGCGTCCGCTGCGGAGTAGCTACAAACGCCCTTGCTTCTTCCAGAGGTTAGTCATGTAGTCAAGGTGGAAACGCAAGCACTCCTGGTCAAAGTCGCGCGGCGATAGAAACTCGCCGTTCTTCTCAACAACGATGGGGCACACGCCTTCATCTAGCTCACGAACTACTACCTTTAGCTCGCTGTCTAGCGCGGAGTCCGTAGAGTCCGCAACTAAGGGCAGGCGTCCGCGGCAAAGAAGATTGAAACTCTCTGCCACAATTCCAGTGAGCTCAAAAAGACTCATCCGCCGCGTGTAGCGCAGCTTCAGATCCTCTATACGGGCAGTTACGCGCTGCCTAAGGTTGGTTTCTACCGCCGCGGCGTCTTCTGGCACCTCAGACGCCACCAGCTTCTCGAGCGCAGAAGCCGCGACGTCGCTAACTGAGGTTCCAGCAGTGCCCTCGGCGGCTTCCTCGTCGTCGTCGTCGTCTTCAAAGTCCTCGATTTCCTCTTCGTCGTCATCGTCCGCAAAGCCAGCAATCACTGATTCTTCCATTTAGCAATCAGCGTACACGTTCAATTTTGAAGGCTTAAATGGATCTCCGAAGGAAGTTTGCTGCTGAGCTAGCCCAGACAAAGCTGGTGCTGGCAGATTCTACATCTGTGCTGTTCACGCGGTGTCCTCAAGCAGCGCCTCAGGCTGCGCCAGCGCCAGCAGAGTCTCCGCTCGAGGAAGCTGACTCTCCTGGCCGCTACAGCGTTAAGGAAGTGAGTAAGTACTACCAAACTAGGCTCAGGGCGCCTAACTGCCTCTCGCGCCCCGAGAGCAAAAGTCCGCTAGCGCCCCCGCGGCCTACGTGCGCAGCGCCACGCACGCTGCCCTGCCCAACGCAGCCGCCTGCTTGCCCCGCGGCGCCCGCCGCAGCCGCCGCACCCGCCGCCGCACCCGCGTGCCCGCCGCCTCTTCCGCCCAAGCCTTTAGCCAGGCCAAACGTTTGTCCGCAAACTGCGCCCCCAGAGTACCCAGCAGCGCATTGCTCTCTTATTGAAAAGGCCAGAGAAACGTCTCCAGTGCTAGAGAGCCAGCAGCCCAACAAGTTCGTAGACTCTAGATCTAGCGCAGACGCTGCAGACATTAAAAAGGAGCTGGACGAAATTTCTGACAGCGTAAAGAGCTTAAACACCGAGTCTAGAAATCTCACGCGAGACATTGAGTCTGCCAAGCGCGTAACTGAAAGCGCAATTTCAGACCTCCGAAAGCTTCTCGCTAGCTCTATGGGCCGCAGCAACACCCCTAGCGCTGCCGTGGATCGCGTGGATAACACCAGCACCTCATAAAAACTCCCGGTATAAATGGAATCGTCCGCGAGGCCCGAGCACGCCGACGCTTTTTTTCGCTCTTCGTTTAACCTGGTGCCAATTTACAACAGCGCGGGATTGTCTCTGGAGTGCGACCACGTACACCTGCCGCAAAAGTCACTGTCGTGCGCAGTATGCAGCTCGCTATCGCTCATCAATCGCGAAGACATGGTTTCTGCTGGCGCGCGCGCGCAGCGCCCAGTGCGCAGCCGGTCAGCGTCCCGCGGGAGCAGCTCTAAGCGCGCGTCTAAGCCTAGCGCGCAGTCGCAGCTATCATCTGCGCGCCCGTCTTCCCGGCAGCCTAGCAGCTCGTCGAGCGGTAGCGTGCTCATGCCAGTGGACCGCATAACGTCTGTGCACGAGTGGCAGATGCAGATACGCAAAGAAGGCGAGATGATCGCTGACCACCTCAAGGCTTCGCACTATGACCCGAAAACAATGACTATCCAGGACTTGATTTCCGTGATGAACAAGCTAGGCATCCGCAACCGAGACCGCTCTGAGCTCTTTGATCTTCTGAACAGCGTGCGCGCAGCCATGACCAACACTGGCGTGTCTGTGAGCCACGCGCACCCTCTGGTGGCTATCTACACGCGAAACTCACCGCGCGTGAACAAGCAAATGAAAGAGCTAGAAGCGCTGTACTCGCTCTCTAGCTACCAGAACTTGCTCACCACTACGCAGTTTCAGTCCACGCACTTTAAGGACATGTCTTCGTCCAGCGACCTTCTCTTTTGCTACAGGTCTCCAGACTCTGTTGGCTTTGTGCACCCCATCACAATGGCGCTGTTTGGCATTAGGCTGCCGGCGCTGGAAGCAGCATTTGTTACTGGAGACAGCCTCTCGCTGCTGCAGCAGCTGCACAACAACCACCGCGTTCGTCCAGGCAACTACCAGCTGTTAGTAAACAAGCTCACTGAAGAAAACCCCATCATCATGCCCGGCGTTTCCGACGCAGTGTCCATGGAAATCCAGCGCGCAGTAATGCACACCAACCTGCGGCGCTGCGTGCTGAACCTGCGCATGGGAATTTTTCACTGCAGCAGCGACGAGTCCATCGATAACATGCTGATGAAAATCATCCACCCAGCGTGCTCGTCCATCATGTCCGACGAAGAGCAGATACTGGCGTCCATTTTTGCGATTGCTTCCTTTAGGCCCACGCTAGTGTCTGTAGCGCGGCCCTCCTTTGGCACTGGCATTGGCGGGATCCTCGACATGTCGCTGCGCTCGGTGCCGTACTTGGTAGTGGACTCACGGAAGATGATAACTACCTCAAACACGCCTTTGTCTATTGGCGGAGACGGGCGCTTTTCGTGCACAGCAGAGGCAGGCCGCGTGCTCTACCTGCCCTCGGGGTCTGCGGGGCTGGGCGCTGGCACTGGCACCGACGTAGCCTCTGCTGTGTGCGCAGCTAGCGCTTACATGTACGACAAAGAGCGCTCGCCAGTTATCACCAACGGCATAGTCACCTTCCTAGTGGAGCGACGCGCCACTGGCATGATGCAAACGGGAGAGTGCTTTACTAACGCGCGGCCAATGATCAGCGACATCCCCATTGAGGTTGCGCAGGACATGACACTGAACGGCATCATGTACAGGCTCATGTCTGTGGTCTGCTACCGCGTTGGAGATGGCGCGCTCGACAGTTGCGGCGGCGTAGACTCTTTCGCAAATGGGTACTGCACCATCTTGTTCACTGACGCCGGCCCCTGGCTCTACGACCCAATGTCGGTGATCAGCCGCTCCGCGCGGGAGTCTCGCCTCATGCGCGCAATGCGAAACCTGTTCGCGCAGGAAAACGGAGCAAACGGCGACGCGCAGAGCCTCAACGAGTGGCTCCGCGGCGACGGCGCAGCTGCGCTAGCAGCTAAGCAAAGTCAGCACATGCAGCACAAGACTATGTTTGAGGACGACCTGCTAACCATGGAGGAAGCTATGCTTATGATTTCCAAGTACTGCTGCATCCTAGTGTACGCGCAGGAGTACGACCCGTACATGTCTTCGCGAAACATGTGCGATGTTTTGTGCTAACCATAAATGGAGAAAAGCGGCGCTCCGCCGCCGTGGTTCGCCAAGTATGCGGTTTCGCTTGACCCGCCGCGCAGGTGCACCAACTGCTCGCTGCACTTAACGCGCTTTGTAAACGAGGACCGCGATAACGCGAGGATGCTGGTTATGGCACAGCCAGCGCGCGCAAAAATTCTCGGAGAGTTTCTCGTTTTCTGTAGAAACAGAGAGCTGGACACTAAAGTGCTGGACCGCGAGCTGCTGCGCGTGCTGCAGTAGAGCATGAACTTGCGGCTTTGCGGCGGCTGCCGCCGCAACGGGCTCGTCTCTGACACAGACTACGAGTTTTGCCTCTTCTGCGAGACTGTATTTCCCATGGGCATTCGCGTCCAAAAGAGGTCCAACTTTCACGTTTCTAACAAGCTCATTCACTTACGCAACGTGCTCCGTCGGCTGCTGTCAAAGCAATGCTCCGAGGACGTTATCCGCGAGCTGCGCGAAATGATGGACCGGCACCAAATCCAGCCGGCAGATGTTGACGCTAACTACGTTTCCAGCTTCTTGAAAGACAGCGAGATGATAAACAAAAAAGACTACAAGCTAGTCTTCGAGATAATCAACCAGGTTAAGAACGAGAAGCTAAACTTGAGCACTGAGAAGATTAACGAGGTAATTGAGATCTTCAAGCAGCTCGTTTTCTTTTGCCAAGAAAGCACGCCCTCTAAAACCATAAACTACTCCTTTTTCCTGGACAAGATTTTTGAGGTTACAGGCGTGACCAGCAACCTGCGCCCGCAAACTGTGAAAAACTACGCCAAGAACAACAGCAACCAGCTCACTTGGGAAAACTTCCTAGCGCACATGCGCGCGCGCAAGCGCGCTGCGCAGATACAGGAGTTTGGCCACGACTACGTGTTTCGGCACGCGCGCTTCGCGGCGTGCTCGCTCAACGTTTGAACCGCCGAGCTCGTCATAAATAGACGCGATGAAGCGCATTGCGCTGTGCCGAGTAGACATTTCTAGCCCACGAGCGGCAGCTTGCGCGCCGCCGCCCGCGGCGCGCATAGAGTACGTGCTTCCCAAGTACTTCAACACTGTGTCTGCGGAGCGGCTAGCGCTGCGCACCGCAGACGGCGCCTGCTGGTTCTGCAAGCAGCGCGTGTGCAGCGCTGCGCTGGCGGTAGAAACGCTAGAAGGGGCCGAGATTGGCGAGTTTTGCTCGCGCTTGTGCCGCGACTCCTTCGCAGGCTCAATCAAGCACTTAGTGGCGCTCCGCGAGGAGCCCAAAATTGAGCTGCTGCCGCTAGACATGTACGCGAACCCAGACCGCGTGCGCGCGCTGATAAACGAGACGCGCGAGCTGGACAGCGTGTACGGGCGCTGCTACCTGGAGGCAGACGGCCGCACAGTGCGCATGGCTCTAAAGAGCCTTATTTAACTGGATTTCGTAGGGAATAAATGAATAACTCCGTAGTTAGCCTTGTTGGCGCGGAGGATGGCGTTCGCCGCGCCAGCGTGTTTACCACGGACTACCGAGTTCCAACTATGTACATGCCTCAGTACATCACCACTCAGGGCGTGGTCGACGCCTCTGGAGACGCGGTCTCCGTGAGCTTTGAGATTCGCGACAAGTACATTTCGGCCATCAACACCTTCGTCCTCAGCATTGAGCTGCCCGAAATAAAGGGGTGCGGGAAGATGTGCTACGTGCCCTACGTGGGCTACAAGCTCATCCGCAACGTTACCGTAAACTCCTCGTCCGACACCATTTGGGAGATGTCCGGCGAGGAGCTCTTTGACTCGTGCCTGGACAACGCCCGGGCAATGGAGCTGTCGGGCTTCTCGCGAGAGCTCAGCGACTTGTCCACAGGCACCTCGCCAAACGACGTCATCAAGGAGGCTGCCTGCGTGCACGCCTACATCAAGTCTCCCTTTGACGCTGAGAAAACCTTTAGCACGCTGAAGCTGAGCGACAGCAAGATTACGGTAACAATCACGCTAAACCCTATCGCGTGCGTGATGGTGTACGACGAGGCCTTTGACATGGCTAAAGTTTCAAAGGAGTTCCCATACTCGATGGAGCTGAGCTTCATTGGCTACATGGTTAAGAACCTTTGCCCGCGAGCGGCCTTTATTGAGATGCCGCGACGCCGCGTTGAGCAAATCAACCACACAACCTCGGTTATCACAGACGTGCACGCGTGCACGTCACTGGCGGTGTACACAAAGCCCGTTTTCGGAGACGCGGACAACCGCTTTATTTCGTACCCCGGGTTCTCGCAGTCTGAGAGTGATTACATCCTCGCGTTTGTGGAGCGGCTTCTAGAGGACATGGTTATCGTGTCTAACTGCTACCCAGAGGGCTTTCCTGAAAGCGCAGAAATTGTAGAGGTGCCTCCGTCTGGCGTAGTGTCCATCCAGGACAGTGACGTGTTTGTGCGCATCGACGAAGTGCCTGTGGGCATGCGCGTGTTTCTGCACACAAACATCCTAGTTTTTAGCACGCGGAAAAACTCTGTGGTGTACAACCTCTCGAAAAAGTTCTCAGCAATTACGGGCGTCTACAGCCGTGCGACAAAGCGCATTCGCTTCACTAACGCGGTGCACTCGGTGAACATTTGCGACGCCTCCATACCTGTGAGCATGTGGACTTGCCAGCGAAACGTGTACAACGGAGACAACCGCTCCGCAGAGTCGCGCGCAAAAGACCTCTTTGTGGCAGACCCCTTCCTCAAGGGCATTGACTTCAAGAACAAAACAGACATGATATCGCGCCTAGACGTGCGCTTTGGAAACGAGGTTCTGTACTCAGAAAACAGCCCCGTATCGCGCGTGTTTAGCGACATCCTCGGCAAAACCCCAGGCGTGCGCACCCTGCAGTTTAATTTCACGCCAAACACTTTCTTTAGCCCCACTGCGCTTAACTCTAACGTGTCTAGAGGCAAAGACAAGCTCGTGATTCGCGCAAACACTACGCCTATGGAGGCGCATAATCCGCTGCTGTACGTGCCCCGGCAAATGGTGGTTGTGTGCACTGAGCTGTACCGCGTAAGCTACGATGCGGGAATCGTTGTCGAAAAAGTAACTGCCCAGTAGCGGGAAATGAAAACAGACGCGACAACCAATAAATACGCGGATGGAGGCCACGGAGTCTGTTAAGCGCAGCATCCGCGAGGGTTTGAGCGTAACGCTTCCCTCGTTTGAGTCTCTGCCCAAGCTAGACTTGCATCTCGGAACTGGTTACCTTCCCAGCATTGCGTTTGGGGCTAACTACTTCCTGCAGCTGTCCAAGGTTAACGATATAAACCGCATGCCCACAGACATGCTGCGGTTGTACACGCACGACCTCATGACAGACGAGCGCGACGTGGAAAAGGTTCTAGAGGCTCACGGCATTTCAAGCGTACGCTCTAGCGCGCGCGGAAAGGCTGACGCAGTGGTGCTAGACCTCAGCGCCAAGAACAAGCTTTACCGCAAGGAGCGTGGGATGATTCGCTCTAACAACTACCTGACTGAAAACAACCTTTACGTAGTCGACTACCACGCCATTACCTTCGCGGTTATGCGCCCACTGCTAGAAATTTCTCAAGAGCGCTTTGTGGTGCTCAAGCTCCCCACGCTCTTCGGCACTGATGTGGTGCACGCAGTTCGCGTGTACTGCAGCCTCTTTGACACTGTGCGCCTATTCAAGTGCGTGAGCGACAGCTGGCTTAAGGACAGCGCAGTGTTAGTGGCCAGCGAGCCGCGCCGCGCCGAGATAGCAAAGTTTGTTGCGCACGTGCGCGAGCGCACTAAAACAGCTACCTGGCGCGAGTCGCTAGCGGTGCCCTTTCGCATTCTTGCCAACCCCGTGGAAAGTGAGTTTGTAGACCGCTTCTTGGCTTTTTCAAACCGCGTCTACGACGCGCTGTACGTGACGCACTCGCTGCTCTACGAGAGCATGACTTCTGAATCTAAGAGCATTGAGAATGAGAGCCAGCGCAAGCTCAAGCTGCTCCTCCAGTGAAAATAAATTGAACCCAATGGTTCGTGCGAGAGCAAACTGCCGTTTTAGATAAGCAGTGCCAACAAATAGCACTGGCTTCTCTAGCGAGATTTGTTTAAGTAAATAGCTGCGCGAAATTTGCAGACCGCACTTTGCGGTAGCGACTGCTCTGAAAATTACTCGCGCTATTAAACCACGCGGTAGAGCTAGTTTGACCACCTCAGGTTCAGGTTCAAGCGAGCTTTGCGGCGGCGCAGATACGAGAAGCAGAGCATTGACACGAAGTGCACGCTGCGCAATAACGTAAAAACAAGGTTATAACGGCGACTGACCGCCAGCAACTCGCGCTGCCTGCGCTATGGCTCGCCGCAAAAAGAAGCGCACTTGCTCCATCTTTCACGAGAACCTCCACATGCCCTCTGCTCGAGCTGCGCTGGGCCCACACGTGCACTTTCCGCAGCGCCGGCTAGTTCTGCGCTGCCGCGGCGTGCGCGCATACGTTGGAGACGCCATTTCGTCTAGCCGAGAGCTGCAGGACCCTATCTGCGCGCAAGCCATTGTTTTTGGAAACGGGTTCGTAGAAACGTACTCGCGCAACTTGGACCCGAGGCTGCTTGGCGCTTATCACGCGCTGGCGCGGCCAGTGTGTGAGCGCCCGCTTTTTGCGGTGCCCGGCTGGCGCCGGCGCTTCCCCGTGGTTTTCGCGTGCCTAAACGCTATGGAACGCAAAACGCGCCGCGTGCTACGGAGCATGTGCCGCACCTACGCAAACTTTAGCCGCCAAACGCGAAAGAACGCGGTGGCGCGCCCTGCGATTCTCCGACGCTGGTTTGGTTACCGCACTGCAAAGACTCGCTGCGAGCGGCTGTGTCGCCAAAGACGTAACCGCGGGTCTAAGCTGCGCGCTGAAAAGCGAAAACGTTTTTGTAACTACTACCCCCTTTAAATTGGCAGAACCGCAAACGCTAAAGCAAATAGAGCATGACTAGCGCGCACGCTGCATACGTGGACTACGCGCTGCGCCGCACCGCCAACATGCCTTCTGAGATGCAGGGCGTGAACGGCGCCGTGCGCCTCAAAGACTACCAGCTCTTTGTGGCGCGCGTGTTTCTGGGTCTGGACCGCATGCACTCGCTACTCTTGTTCCACGAAACGGGGGTGGGCAAAACCATGACCGCGGTGTACGTGCTTAAGCATCTCCGAGACGTTTTTACAGAATGGACAGTAATCGTGCTAGTGAAGAAGGCGCTAGTTGAGCAGCCATGGACCTCCACAATGATGCAGTTTGCGCCAGAGGTGGTGCCAAACTGTGCGTTTATCAACTACGACGATCCGCGCTTCCACCACCGCTTTTTTACCTTCATCAAAACTGCCACCGCGGGTAGCCGCATGTGCGTGGTTATTGACGAGTTCCACAACTTCATCTCTATGTCGCTAACTAAGGAGGACGGGCGGCAGCGGCCTGCGCGCACCGTGTACAACTACCTTTCGAAAAACATCTCGCTAGCTAACGGAAAGCTGCTCTGCCTAACTGCCACGCCAGTGGTGAACAGTGCTAAGGAGTTCACCATGGCTGTTAACCTGCTGCGGCCTGGCGTGGTGGGGCAAACGTCGCTGTTCAACGGGGGCGTGCTCGCTAACCCTGAAGACCTCGTGGACAAGCTCGGAGGCGTGTGCTCGTACCTGGTTACTAACGAGGCCTCCATCTTTGACAACGTCGACGGCTCTGCAGCGTTCGCGCAAAAGCGAGTGCACATGATGTACGTGGACATGACCGCCGCGCAGACTGAGGCGTACCGGCGAGCAGCAGTTATGGAGCGCAAGTCTGGCGCGGCAGTCTTTCGCGTGTACAGGCGCATCGCAGCTACGTTTGCGTTCAAAGACACGCCCGACAAGCTTGTGCTCTCCAAGCAAGAGTACGACGAGGCCGTAGCTGCGCTGTTCGCAGACTTTTCTAGGGCGGTGCAAGGGCGCGTGTTCACAAAAGCAGCTATGCAGCTGTTCCGCAGCGGAGATACTGTCAGCGGCGACCGCATGACTTCTGCAGACGTTTCGCTGCTGTCAGAGCTCCGCGAGCGCAGCTGCAAGTACACAGAGGTGTGTCTAAAGATCTTGGCTTCTCCGGGCAAGTGCTTGGTTTTCGAGCCCTTTGTTAACGTTACTGGGATAGAGATGCTGCTGCTCTACTTCAGCGCATTTGGCATTTCTAGCGTGGAGTTCTCTTCGCGCACGCGAGACACGCGTACCAAGCTCGTAGACGCCTTTAACGCGTGCGACAACACCGACGGCGACAAGATTAAGGTTTGCGTGTTTTCGCTCAGTGGCAGCGAGGGCCTCAGCTTTCTCTCAGTGAACGACATTTTTATCCTAGACATGACCTGGAACGAGGCCTCGCTGCGGCAGATTGTAGGCCGCGCGGTGCGCCTGAACAGCCATGAAATGACGCCTCCAGAGCGCCGGTACGTAAACGTGTACTTCGTGGTTGCGCGCCAAGACTCTGGCGCCGCAACTGTGGACGAAGACTTGCTAAACATTATTCGAGACAAGTCCCGGCAGTTTACGCAGCTGTTTCGCGTCCTCAAGCGCTGCTCTCTAGAATGGGTGCGCGAAGCTTTCACAGACTTTGCGCCGCTTGCGGATGACTCTGGCTGGCTAGCGCTAGTTTCGCGGCCAGCAAACGCCCGTGGCACAGATCGCGTGGCGCGGCTAGCAAACGGCCAAAGCGTGTGGTACTCCACCTCTACAGCGCTAATCGCGGTTCGCAAAGGGTTCCTCGAGAAGGGCGGGAGGCTTTTTGACGACGACGGAAACTTTCTCACCACCATGGGCAACAGCCCTACTGTGCGCGTAAGCAACGGCCGGCTCGTCTACGTTGTGGACCCAGCCGCTATCGCGTGAGCGCCGCGCTTCCCCAGCACCGCAGCATTGCGGCCGCTAGCGCGAACGCAGCTAGCCGCGCCATAACTCCGGCGGCAGAGTCATCAACTGCGCGCAAGAACACCAAGCCCTTCACCTCGCGGTTGGGCAGAAACTGGCGCTCCACTTCTGCGCTAGATAGCCGAACCGTGCCAGTAAAAATTATCGCGTCAAAGTCTCGGCCAGTAACTAGGTCGTCTATGAAGGCGTGCACAAACATGCGGTTGTCGATGCGCACGTGGTTGCGGCCAATGCCAGTCTCCTCTTCAACCTCGCGCACTACGCACTCTAGCAAGCCTTCGCCGCGGAGCGGCGCTCCGCCAGGAAACATAACGTCGTCGCGCGGCCGCACAGCGCCACTGCGCGCTAGTGCATTTGCGTGCTTGGTTTCTAGCAGCACGCGCCGCGCTGGAGACTTAGTTTCCGCGAGTTCAGAAGACAAAAATGAGTGCCGGCGACAGCAAGCTACTACCAGCCCGTCGGTGGTAGTGAGCACAGCACAAATGGAAATGCGCCGGGGTTGGTCCACGCGCTGAAACACAAACGCGGTTGCACTAATGTGCTGCAGCGGGTCCCGGAACACGCGCGTGCTCCCAAGCCGGCGGTTGGACTTTACCAGCTTTGAGAACAGCGAGGCGTAGTTGCGCATTTATCATGTGCGTCCGTGTTGCCATATGCGCAGCTACTTGTTTTCAGCTAAGCTCGAGGCTGGCGACTCCGCGAGCACTGCCGAAAACACAAACGCAGACTCGCGTCCAGACCGCGCCTCGCGCAACACAGCCGCAACCTCGCTTCCGTTGGCGTACACAGTTCCGTTGCGCACCAAACAGTACTTTGACTCGTTGAACGTTACTGTGCCAGAAGATTTGCCTAGCTGGCAAAAAAGGTCTCCGCAGTCTACAAAGACGTTGGTTTCGTCTTCGATAGTGAGCGTGCCGCGCACTATGTCGCCCACGCGGTAGTACTTGAACGTCACGTTGCAGGGCACAGAGACCGCCACCGAGTTTCCCACAATGCGGCCCATAGGCATTTCGTTACCAAGGCAAACCTCAATGTCTGTAGCCATGAGCCCGCCCTTCTCCTTGTACAGGTACTCGCGCATCACTGCGTCGACGAGGTTGCTGCGAAAGTCGAGCGTAAGCTCGTGCGGCTGCAGCGTCACCGGCAAGTACACGGTTTGCTTGAAAGTTGACATGCTGCGCGTAGCAACAGCTTCTTTTATTTTAAGTTTTGCGTTATATATTTACTACGCTCACTTCTTTGCGAAAGTTTATTGCCCACGCAAAAGCGTTGTGCTCTAGCTGAAAAGGCACGGTAACTATGTCGCGCTCGTGCTGGTACAGCAAGCACTTTCCAAAGGTTTTGTTTGTGACAAAAAAGTGTCCGTCTACAACCGAGCGGATGTACTCCAACGCAGCCTCTCGAGTGCCAAGCACAGCCTTAACTACGGCTACGAGCTTAGCGTCCTCTGCGCCTACGCGGCAGTGGCGCGCGAAAAACTGGCGCACAATTTCGCCAAGCACTACGTCGACGAGCTGCGGGTGCGGGCGCGCTGAGTATGACTCCGAGAGGTTTTGCAAAATGGCGTACACGCGGTTAGTCTCTTTGGCCTTAAACTTTAAGTAGAATAACTTTTTGATGTCAAACGGCAGAGCGTTAATGTCGTCGACGCTGTAGTCCTCCAGCGAAACGATGTCCTCGTCAAAGTCTGAGTACACCGCTGCCATGAGGTACACGTTCACGGGCGCCGTTACGTCTGCGTATGAAAACTTGCGCACTGCGCGACCCAAAATTTGGTTGTACTGCGAAAATGTGTCCGGGATAGTCATGAACCAGATGTGCCGCACTTCTTTGAGCGTGTACGACTCTGACATGATGTTTGACGAAAAGAGGAACATGAGCTGGCTACCGTCGTTGTTGTCCGCAGAGTTGTACGCGTCCAGCAGCTCTTCTAGCGAAGACTTCATTTTGCTAGTCACAATGGCAAAGGTTTTTGGGCGCCCGTCAACTGTGTGCGGGTTGTTGCTCTGCGAGCCGTTGTACTCCGAGTACCCATTGCTGAGCATAACGTGGCGAATGACCAGGCTGCCGTAGGTGGAGTTTGAAAAGTAGATAAAGTGCTTTCCGCGCATGTTGTTCACTTTAGAAACAAAGTACTTAAACTTGCAGCTGATGTCTAGCTTCGTGAGCTCGTTGCCGTAGAGCACGCCGTTGCTAATGCGCAAGTTAGGGTAGATGTCTTTTTCCTGCGCCTGGAAGAGCACGTCTAGGTTGTTTACGAGGTTTAGCGGACCCAGCACCGCCATGGACACGTTGTTCATGTTCTTCTCAAACATTTCGTTGTTGCAAAGGCGGCGCACGTTTAGGTAGTCATCCTCTTGCAGCTTGGACATGCGGCAGTAAACCACGCGAGTGTCTAGGAACTTGCGCCCATGGTAGATCACTTCTGGCATGTCAGTGTCTGGCATCTCGTAGTAAGACACGCGTCCCTTGAGCACGTCGCGAATTACGCGCACGCCGTGCTCGTTGAGCAGGATTTGGAAAACCTTCTTTCCCTGGACAACGATGTCCCCTATGTCTACGTCGGTTTCAGACATTAGGCTAATGATGCTGCTAAGCGTGATGGGCGTGTTTGTTATCGGCGAAGCCGAGAGCAGCAAAAAGGGCACGCGCGTTTTGTTTTTGATCACCATCATAAGCTCGCCAGTGTTGTTGCCAAAAATGTTGTGCGCTTCGTCGACCACAAAAACTGAGCTTTCGTACTTCGCGAGCCCGTTGTAGTTTATCACGCCGTCGTTGCAGTTTAGCGAATAAAAACTGGTAGTGGAGTAAATGAAGATGTTTTCAGGCACAAAGGGCGCGTTGAACAAGTTTGCAACCATAACCATGCTGTAGCTGAAAATGTTCATAACGTTAACATTGGGCACCAGGATGTACACCTTCTTAGTGCGCGACGCTACCATTGCAAAGAGCAGCGCGATGACCGTCTTGCCAGAGCCCATGATGTGAAAGAGCAGCACGCTAACGCCGTCATCCAGCACGCGCCGCACGAGAAAGTCCACGGTTGCGAGCTGGTGCGGCAAGATGCCGGGAACCGTTTCATCGTGCCCGCTAAAGAGCTTTATCACGTCAGTGTTCATGCGCCAGTTTTCGCATCAACGGCGGGTAGCAGAACGCTTATTTATTCTCAACATCATCTATGAATACGTACTCTACGTACTCCTCAGTGACGTTCACAACCTTTTTGTGCTTGGTTATGAAAGCGTCGATGTCGCCGCCGTGAATGCGCGCGTTGAAGTGCGTCGCCAGCCGCTGCTGGAACACGCTTGTGGGCATAGCTACAGTGCCGTTCGCAAGCACGTAGCCAAGCTTGGACAGCGCCTCTATGCGCAACTTGTGCGCTTCGTTGCTGGGCACCACCAGCTCCGCAATGCGGCGGTGGAACGCAAAGTCTGGCACTGCGTCTGGTGTTGCGTCGAGCACTACCTGCGGCACGTGGTACTTGCGAAACCACTGCACTAGCAAGCGCAAGAATGCGTACCGAAAGTGGTTGCGCTGAATCTTGGTATCTAGGCCGTCGTCCATGTCTTTAACTGCGTTGTACTCTACGTTGTGCGCAGCGGCTGCGCGCGTGGCCGCCGAAGAAAAGTGCGTGCGAAAGCGCACTAGCGCCACGCGCCGCATGAGCGCGTTGTCCACGCGGTCGAAAACTGGGCGGTAGTTGGTGTCGATGATGAAGGTTGCGTGGTTGCGGTTGTGTATGCGGTTTGAGAAGCAGGGCCTGCCCACAATGCACGGCTCAGTGAGCTTTTTAAAGTTGTCCGAGCGCAGCTTTCGTGCGCCGTGGCAGGCAAAGTCTGGCAGCTCGCTGCAGAAGACTGCGCGGCGCAAGTGCATGTTTGCTACAAAGGGGTTTGGGCCCTTGTCGAGCACGTCGGTGAGCACAGTTTGCCCTGTTTCAATGAAGAGACCGCCTAGCGCTGACATGAGCAGCCGCTTGCTCGTGGACTTGCCTGTCATTGTGTCGCCGTAGAAGAACACAATGACAGACTTGGTTGCGCCGCAGAGCGCACTGGACATTGCGCGCTCGTACAGTGCGCGGTTTTCAGCGTTGGCAGGTGTTTGCGGCTGGATGTCGTCAATGACGCGCGCGAGGTGCCGCGCAGCCTCTGAGTCTGCTGCTGCGTCGTAGTCCTCTTGCGAAAAGCGGTAGCCTGTAGACACGGTGCACACGCATGCCTTTGCGCGGTCGCCGCTTAGGAACTCGCCCGTGGCAAGGTCTAGCACGCCATTGGTAAAGGGCAGCTTGTCGTACAGCGTGTCTGTTTCAGAAACTTCCACAAGCATGTCGCGGATGTTGGTCTCCACAACCTTGCGCTTGCGCGGACACAGCATTTCGTTGGCGTAGTCTGCGGGCAGCGAGTGGCGCACGTCTAAGATGAGCTTGGTGATTGGCGACTCGTCAACGCTAAAGCGCCAGGAGTTGTTCAGCCAAACAATGTAGTCGCCGCGCTCCGTGAGCTTAACAACCTCCGACGCGACAATTATCTGCGCAGCCGTGAATAGTTTGTTGCCTTCCAGCTGGATAACCTTAACCTTGCAGCTGTGCGCGTTGCCACCCTTAACGAGGCGCAAGCAGCCGTTGCCCATGGTGATGTGGTGCGCGTGCTTGTGCTTGGGCTTTTTGCACAGCGCACAGCGCGTAGCGTAGTCAATGACCAGAGGCGTGTCAAGGAAGTTGTCTTCAGTGATGTCGCGGATGTTCACAATGTCGTTTACCACAGCCTGGCACACGCGACGCATAGCGTCGTTGAAGGGAATGTAGGAAGTTTCCCAGGACACTGTGCTGAGGCTATGCTGCTCGCGATCCGAAAGCTCAAAGTACACACTCGTGTCTAACAGCTCTACGTACGTAAATAGGTAGTTCTTAATGTCGTCGTCGGGCGACTGCATGCGGTGCACTGCGGCAGCGTCAGGCGTCTTGCGCGTGCCCACCACGCGCAGCGTGGCGCCGCGGCGGTACACAGCCGTGTCTAGCGCGCGCAGCAAAACGTTGTCTGAGCGCCGGCACAAGTCTAGCAGCGAGCGCTTGGCTGCCACCAGCGTGTCCATGGTGGTGTACGCGTCCGTGAATATGAGGTGAAAGCTGGTTTTGTGCTCAGCCGTGGAGCGCGTCACCGTAAAGTTGGAAAGCATGGCGCGCTTAACCTCTCCCTGCGCTGTGCCGCAAAACTCCGCCGCGAAGCGGTCAAAAAAGGCAGCCGTTTCCACAATCAGGTCTTCGAGCGCAGCAACAAAGTCTTCCTCCTCCATTGCGCCTTCCATGTCTATGTCAGCGAACACGCGCACTACAGAGCAGTCTTCCTCGTCTCGCAGCGTCTCAAAGAGGCAGCACCCTGGGTGGCGAGAAATGTACGTAGAAAGCTCGTAGGGGGTCAGAATTTCCACAAACCGAGGGTCCTCCGAGCGCCGGCACGATGACGGCACGCCAAGGCGCTTTAGGAGGAACACGTGGGTATTATCACAGATGGGTGCCGCCATTTAGGACCACGGATTAATTTTCACTATAAAAAGAAAATCCCTGCGCCCAGTCCACTTGAAGCTTGCCGTTGAGCTCCAGTAGAGCGTTGACGACGTCGAAAGCTTTTTCCTTGGCAAACTGCCCGTCTCGCGCCGCAGGGTGGTAGCCCACCACCAGCGTTACAGGCGCGTCTAGCCGTGCGCGCACGTTCTGGAAGTCTGAGCGGCCCATGCAGTACAGCACACTCACATGCTTGACGATGTGCAGCAGCAGCAGCCGCGAAATGCGCTCCCAGTACATAGCGTGGCTCTTGGTTTCGCCCTCCCGGCAAGACAGGTAGTAGTTCCAGGGCAGCACGCCTGGAACTTCGTCTAAGTCGTAGCCTGCGTACCCGCTCACGCCAGTTGATCGGGACACAGACGCGGCAATAGCGCGAATAGTCTTTTTGCTAAAGTCTGGCGACTGAAAAGGAACGCCAGTGCCGCCGCGCGGGTAGGGGTCAATACCGCACACGCACACGCGCTTGTCGGCTAGCGGCTTTGCTAGCTGCGCAAAAATACTCTCTGGCTTGGGGCTGGTTGCGTCTCGCAGCAGCCAGGGCGCAATAGCGTTGTACTCGTCAACGAGCGCTTCGATAACTGGTTCCCAATCAGGGTGGTATACGATCTTGTGCGGCCGGTGCTCCAGCGCAGCTGTGCGGAGACACAGCGCTGCTGCCATTCTGCTACCGGTCGTCTAACTGCGACCTCGCTTTATCAAAGGCAGAAAATACCTTTTCATTTTCGGCAGGCAGCGCGCTCAGTTGCGCGCCAAACCATCCCAGCGCAAACGCGCGCAAGCGGTCGCGGTTGGCGCAAAGGCGCGTAAAGTGCGGTGCACCGGGCGGTGTAACGAGCACTGCGCAGCGCTTTCCCACTGCTGGCGCGCCTAGCGCTGCCAGCAAGAGCGCGCCGGAGCACTCTGAGTCAAACGCAGCGTCTCGGAGCATCGCCCCAACAGGCGCCTCTGCGTTGCTAGACCGCGCAACCACGCACGCGCAGAGTGGCGCGTTGCTATGCCCGTTGTCGAGCCACGCGAGCGCCACCGCGCCATCTTCTGGTACGTGCACGCGTACGCCGTCTTCACAAGCTTCGCGCATCCACGCGCACGGACGCCCAGCTGCCTCGAAGTCAGCAACACTAGCCCATGCGCCGGTGGCGCTGCGAAACCCAGACGCGATGAGCTCGGCCACGAGCGGTGAGTGATGCGCTTTTTTGCAGAGGCGGAACTCCGCAACAAATGCGCGCTTGTTTGGCGGCCCAGACACCGCGGCGCGCCAGCTCCCTCCCAGAAGCACTACAGTTGCGCCAGCAGTAGCGGGAACTACGTAAGTTCCTTCGCAGTAGTAAATGGACTCCCTCGCGGTTTCCATCGCTGGAGATTTACATGCGCTAAAAAGCTTTGTTGCTGGCGCGCCAGCTGCAGACCGCGTAGGCGAAGCGCTAGCTAGGTGGCGGCACGTTCTCGTGGAGCGCGACCACCGCGGCGCTCCAGCGAAGGTGCACAGGTTTGAGTGCGCGCTGCGACTGGACAACCTCACTGCACTGCAGGCTGTAAAAGCAGTGTTTGGGCACAAAAAAAGAATGATGCGCGCACTGTTTCCCAGTCGCGATATTGCAGACTCCATCGAACCGCTGCCGCCAGCAGAAACGCTAACGCTGCGCACAACGCCGAGCTCGCCAGACGACGACGGCTCAGAAATTGACGCGCAAGAAACTGTTGAGTGGCTAACAGAGCTCATGAACGCGTTTCGAGCAGGCGCGGGCCCCGGCGCAGTACCATGGTACTGCTTACCGCTTGCTAAAGACGTATAGCACGTACCGCTTTAGAAGCGCTTCCACGTCCGTGCCAACCATCTCTTCGAGCGCGTTTCTGTTAAGCTCAAAGAAGTTCTTTGTAGAAGGGCGTGTTTCCAAGCGCGAAACACCTTCCACGAACCGGCGGCTGCGCCTAATTACAGTTTCAAAGTCTGTGTGGTCGACGAGGTCAAACCCGCTATCCGCGAACAGCTTTGTAATGTCCGCGCGCTTCACAATGTACTCGGCCATGGGCTGCGCCATAGTCGAGGGCGCGTATACCATGACTTGGTCTTCTGCCACGCGCTCCACAGACATAAAGTTTTCACTCTCTTGCAAGTTTTTGTTGATGACGAACGTTACTTTGGATGTTAGGGTGGACAGGTAGTCTCCGTCCATGGTGGTGATGAGCACCTTGCAGCCTGGCGCCGTGAGCTCTCGCAGGTTCTTCATCACTGCAGCGAAGTGTCGCGGGTGGAACGAGTAGTGGATAGCCATCTGCCAGTCCACGATGTTGAAGCGCCCAAAGTACATAACTTGCCGGATGCTTTCTACGTACGTATCTGAACGGATGGTTTCTTGGATGTAGTTAAACTTGTAATACCGAGACTTGATGCCTGCGTTTAAGCGGTTGTACCGCTCCATGGCGCGGTCAATTGCGCGCGTGTCTGGGTCTGTGGCTACCATGGACGCGATCTCCCCAAAAAAGTACTTCTCGAGGTCAGCACCATTTCCAAAGTCCACCGCCAGAACCTTGCGCCGCTCAGCGTTGTTAAGAAAGGTCTTCGAGCAGTACAGCGAAATCATCAGCGTCTTTACGTAGTTGGAAAGCACGCCCAGCGGCCCGCGCGTGCGGCGGTTAGAAAAGTACTGAGTGTCTGGATTGAGGCGAAAAGCATCGTTAGCTAGCGTGTGCCCCACGGCTGCTAGCCGGTTTTCGTCAAACATGTCGCCCACGGAGATCAGCTGGTCGCGCGCGTGCTCCAGCACCACTGAGTGCTGGTTTCCATAGTAGGAGGAGTTCTTAAAGTAGGTTGCAGTTTTGTTTATGCGCGGGCGCAGGAGATACCCCTCCTGCGAAAACTCTCCAATGAACTTTACTGGAACTACCACGCTCTTGAGGCCTACATCGCGGTGCGTGCTCGTAAACTCTATGCAGTAGATGTTGTTGTGGTACACAACGTCCTCGCGGAGAAAGATGCGGCCAGTGCCGTACTCTTTCGGAAACCCGCGGTCGTTGCTGTACCGCTTAAACTCCAAGAACGTGGAGCCCTCTCCGAAAACAATGGGCTCGCTAGACATGTACCGGAAAACAATGTTTGTAGTTTGGTCTACAGTGTTGTCGCGCTTCACCTTGAAGTCGCGTCGAGACTGCTCACCCGACGAGTAGAAGAGCACTACGCCCTCTGGCTCAGTTTTTAACGCGGCAGATATGTAGTCTGCGAGTTCAGAAGCAGACGAGAACGGCCCATCAACACGCTTAGCCTTGAACTCTGCGCGGTCGCAAACGCCAGCGAGCGCAGCGACTGCAGCTGCCACAGACGAAACGCGATCTTGCGGCTCTTGATCCTCTACAAAGAGCACAAACAGCGACCACACGCGCTCGCCCACTGGACGCACCGCTTCGCACCAGAGTTTGTACGCGCACCTGGGAGGCTGCTTAACTGGGTACCGGATGGTGTAGCCCAAGTGCGAGAAGGCGCAATACACGCCGCTCTCGTGTACGAGGACCTTTGCGGGAACGCCGTCTGTTTTGGACACTGCGTAGAGCCCCTCGAGGTTCATTCCAGGGATTTCCTGTTTTTGGAGCATTAGGGTTTTTATGGGCGGCGGCGGCAAGATTTCTAAAAACACTGACTCTGCAGACGCCATGAACAGTGCTTTGGCCATGGACCGGAGCTCCTTCAGCACAGCTGCCTCGTCAAGCGCGCGCGGCTCGCTGTGGCTGTAGGGCACTACCTCAAACTCGAGAGTTGGCGATGGCCGAGACTTAGGGTGGTTAAGCGCGTGCAGCAGTGAGCTCTTGGACTGCGCGCCAGAGCCTAGAAAGTACTTAAACTTAAAGTCTGCGCACACTTCCTTGGACCGCACTCGCACTAGGTTTACCAGCTCCACACGAATGGCTGAGAGGTACTTCTTGAAGTCAACAAAGAGGTGCCGCCGCTCTGTAGAGTGGCGCACTAAGCACCCTGGGCAAACTTCAGTTTCTTCAACCAGCGACTTGCGCTCCCAAACAATGCTGTTAATAGAGTTTACGAGCTGCACGTTTTTCACGTCAAGGCCTACAACGCGCGACAGTGGTACGCGCGTGCGCAGCTTGCCATCCTCTTTGGCGAGCGATGTCACTGTAAACAGAATGAAAGACTCTGTTTCTGAAGCTAGCTTTAGCGCGGAGGCGAGCGTGGACAGCGGCGGGCTAACCAGCACGAGCTCTACCTCGTGGTGCACCTCGTCGTCAGGTAAACCTCGGTCCACGGAGGCAGCCTTAGACGCAAGCGCAACAAGGAGCGCGTCGAGGTTTGGAGCGTCCATGGCAATTTATGGAGCGTGTTGTTTTTACGTTTTAGTTGCTACAGCATCGCGTCGCGGATGAACGAAAAGTCTACGTCTCGGCTTTTAGACTCGCGAACCACCTTGAGCAGCTTGCAAACTTTGCTCTTGTTTCTGTACACGCGCAGAACCGCGCGCGCCTTGCCTCGAGGGCGCTTGCCAAGCTCAAGGTCTGCCTCAGTGATGCACCGCGCAACGGCTGGCATGTGCTCTTTCCGCTCCGCAGGACAAAGCTCGCGGCAGCATGCGCTCAAGTACGCAGAGGCTACGTCTCCGTTCGCAAACGCAAAGTCCAGAAACGCTTCTCCCGTGGACTCGTTTAGCGCGGGAAAACGGCGCACAGGGAGCTCTGCGAGGATGCTCGACAAGCACACGGCCACGTCCAGCGCGGACAGGCCTCCAACAAGCTGCACTGCCACAGCGAGGCCTTCATCCATTTACCACCTCTGAGTTATTTACATAGTCAACAACAATGTTCACGAAGTTATCGAGGCTGTCCATAGAAGCAACGCGGTCCAGAAAGGTGCTGTCCAGAAGGAGCTCTAGCACTGCAGTAGCCATGTACGCGCTGCGCGAGATAGAGGGCGTGTGCCCTACAGTTTCTGCCGTTTGCTTAACTGAGGTGCAAATTAAACCCTTCACGCTAGGGCGCGGGTCTAGTGAGCGCACGTTAGACCAAAAGTTATACAAAAACGTGTAGTTAACGCCGTACGTGCGTAGGTCCTTAACGCGAATGCCAAAGCGTCGCATGAACGCATACACGCGGCGCTCGCTGAGCCGGTTAAATAGCAGCCGCTCCGGCGCGCCAGGGTCCCACAAGCGCCGCAGCGCGGCAAAGAGCCGCTGGCTGTTGCGGACGGTGAACTCGTGAGCAACCTTGTCTTTGCCCACAAACTTTACGCGGATTTCCTCGCCGCCCTCTGCCTCTGAAAGGTGCTTGTTGCGCAGCGTGAGCAAGCCCACAGTGCCGCTCTCTTTTTCGTACCGCGACTTGCCAATGCGGATAAAAAAGCTAGTTTCCATGAGCAAAAAGGCGGCCATTTGCGCATCGGACTCGCTGCCAGAAGCCAGGTTTGAGTCAATGAAGTTGTTTATTTTTTCCATGACGCGGTGCACGCGCACAAACACGGCGTTGCGCACTGCGTTGCGCCGCTGCACGTGCTCGCGGCCGTAGAAGTACTGCTTGCGCCCCTTGGAGTCTTTGCCCACGAAAATCAAGCCTTGATGCGCAGACTCTAAGTTTTGTTCGTACACAACCACGTCTGTGAGGTGCGGTGGAATCCGAATCTTTGCAAGCACTTCGTATGCAGGGTTGCAGGCGGGAACTGGGCGAGAGTGAGTCTCGTCAAAAAAAAGTTTTCCATTGAACAGGTAGAGCGCCCGCATGCCGAGGCTCCTATTTAGGGCGCCTACTTCTTGGGCGCAGCCTTCTTCTTGCGCGGAGCTGCAGGTGCCTTTGCTCCGCCAGTGGCGATTTCAGCTGCTTCGTACAGAGACTTGGATAGCCCAGAGAAGGAGCGGCGCACAGCAGCTGCTTGCGCGTCAGTGAGGACAGATGACAGCGATTTTACGCGCTGCGTTAGCTTCTTAAAGTCGCTCAAGATAGCGGAAAAGGCTAGTGATAGGTCAGACTCAGCCATCTCGTCGTCCTCGCCACCGCACGCGCCCGCTGCAGTTTCCGGCTCAGTTTCTTCATCGGAGCACTTAGACTGCCCCTCGTCTTCTGACAAGCACAGCTTCTCAACTGCAGCTTTTTTCTCTTTCTCCTTTTCCTTGTCTTTCTTAGCGGTGCGGCGCTTGCTGGGCTTTGGCGCAGAGCACTCTGGCACGGGGGGTGGTAGTGGAGCCTGGTCTACAATGTCGCACTGCTGCTCAACGGGATCAAACCCGTCAACTTCTAGACACTCGTCGCTAGGAAAGAGGTCGTCGCGCTGCTCTGCTTCGTTAGCACACTCGCTCTGGGCTTCGATGCGCAAGCGGCTCCGCAGCGACTCGAGAGTTTGCACGCCACCGCCTGAAGTACACTTGTTCATCTTTAGTCGCCACGAAGACATCTTCTCCGCCTTGCTTTAGTTGTGGTTTTTACTTTCAATACCAATCTTTTAAAACTTTATATGATTTCAGTTTTTTGACAGTCGAGCAAAGCCTTGCCGTCTTTAAATGGCTTCCCGAGAGGCCATTCTGGCGAGCATCATACCAAAGATCCGAGAGTACATGCGCGACCCAAACACGGCTACCAAGTCTTACGATGACTTTATCGCCAACAACAAGTCTATTTTTGTGGTGAACCTGTACAACGTGGACGCTATAACGGACGACGACATCCGCCTTCTCTTTGCTACCATAGAGCAAAACCCTGACGCAGACGATGCAACGCTGATCTCTATCTTTTCTTACATTGGCTACAAGTTTGAAAAGCAGGTGCGTGACGATGCCACCGCCAGCCTCTCAGTAGGAGAGCGCATTGCTGACGACACGCGCTACAGCATGTACGATATGTTTTTTAACACCTTTGACATGGTTATTCGACAGCGGCGCGTGAACGTGCTCGTGCACGACGACGCCACTGGAGAAGCAGCCGTAGTTAACCGCACCAGCGACCTGCGCACCTCTTTTAACGACAGCACCGACCCCGAAGTGCGCGAAATTCCCTTCAACATGCGCAACATGCTACAGTACGTTTCCAAGAACCTAGACCGCATCCGCTTCTCAAAAAAGTACTTGGAGTTTGCGTACCTGTGTCGGCACATTGGCATTCCAGTTTCGCGCCGCAAGTTTAACCTGCGCTACGTGTTCGTGTACGACCTCGACGGCTTACGCATCCCTATCGTGATTCGCGACTTCCTGGACGTGAAGAAGGTTTTTCTGGAGTTCACCGGCAAAGTGTACCTGAACAACTTTGCTGAGAACCACGCGGGCGTTGCAGATTGGGGCCGCGCCTTCATTGAAGTTATGACTGGAGACGAGCGCCGGCTGCTGTTCAAGTATGTGTTTCTCTCTAGCCAGCATCTCTGCGACATGTTCTTGGACCTGCTAGGCGCTCAAAACAGCAAGTTTCGGCCTGCGCGCCGGTCTGCGCTCGCAGTGCGGGAGCCTCCAGGATGGCGCAACGAAGTGCACTACGAGTTGCCGCCGTGCGAGCACCAGCTCAAGCTAGCTTCTGCCATGCGCGTGGACGTAGACTACTTCGCCAAGATAAACGAGTTTGTAGAAGAGTACGTGTACTTTGAAGACGGAATGGCTTACTGCAGCATTTGCGGCATGAACATCCCAACACTAAACACGGACGCTTCTGGGTCGCGCGCAGGCGTAGTGGTACCTACGACAAACAAGTCTATTTTCCTCAGCGAGCCGTACAGCTACTTCTCGCACAGCCAGCGCTTCATCTTCAACATCGTGATGTCTTTCGATACTATCATGAAGACGCAAACTTGGTCTGTAAAGTATAACATCAACAGGCTCATCCTAAACTTTCTCATGGCTGTGAACGCGCGCCGCCAGGAGTACGAGCGCCGCTTTGCTGCTGAAATTAAAAAGGGTGTTTTTTTCCTGCGCCTTTCTGCAAACTTGCTAGACGTGCACGCCTCTGCCACTGAGCTTTTCCAGTCTGCAAAGACGCTAAACCTCAACTATATCGTTGCGCTGGTGATTGTTCTTAACAGCAGCGCAAACTTTATCGTGTCTTTCATGGCTGCGCGCGCCAGCAAAAAGAGCGCAGAGCCTGTCGAGGTCACCGAAAACACGCTGCGGCTCTCCATTGCCACTATCGTGCACTACTTTTTGGTGAAAACGCGCGTTTGCGCCAAAGATGACTTTGACACAATTGTGCTGCTTACCGAAGTGTACACCGCCATTATGCCTGAGGAGCTTAACGCACACTACCACCGCATTGTGGCGGAGTTGCACCGCTTGAACACAATTGGGCGGACCACCAAAAGCCGCAACTACCTTGTTGAGTCATACACAAACGTTGTAGACGCGCGCAGCATTGAGTTCTTTGAATCTCAGCGCGTAGGCGCTAGGCCCATGCGAGCGCCACAGCGCTCTCGCCCAACAGCGTGCGCTGAAGTGGCGCGCCCAGCAGAAACGCCTTTAGAAACGCCAGAGGCGCGATCTGAGTTTCAAGATGTCATGAGCGACGCGCGCGTTCTCATCCGCGTACACAACACTAACGCGTACAACATGAAGCGCTTTGACGACCACATCAAGATTGAGATTGAGAAAAAGAAGATTATCATTTCTCTGGCGAGCCTGTTTGTTACCAACACCATGAAGTACTACTACGCAAACCCAGCCATGTATGTGTTCAGGTTTAGCGATCCGTACCCCTTTGACGAAACGCTGTTGGGCGCTGAGCACGTTACATACAAAATTAATGGGTACAACGCTTTTCGACGGCAGTTTTTCCCCGACAGCGACGTATTTGTTTACTTCAGCGAGTCGCTCGACCGCTTCAAGCTAGAGTTTGCCTTTTTTATGTTTCTGTCAGGCATTGTGGGGTCTGTAAAGAACTGGATAGCCGATAACATAGCCGCCATAAAAGAGTTGTATATGATTAATTTCAATAATTAAATGGATTCCTCGCCGGAAGTTATTAACGCTTACGTAGTAACAGTGGTGGATCACCGCAGCACTACTGACGTTTTTCCTACACTCTCGTACCTTTCGAAAAAAGGGCTTCGGGACGACCCTGCGCCAAAACCTCCTGCTCCTCCGGCGCCGCAGCCAGCACCTGCTCCTGGGCCAGCGCCAACTCCCTCTCCGTCGCCTCCGCCGCAGCCGCCCCACCCCAAAGGCGACCATGTGATTAGCGCGCAAGAGTGGTCAGGCAGCGGCAAGGATTACCAGCAGTACTTCACCGACGTGTGCAGGTCAGCATGCCCGCGCGAAATGCGCGACCGCGTAGCCAAGCACCTGAGCTTGTGGGAGCTCCTATCCACCAACGGCAAACAAAAAGACGAAGACTTTATAGTGGTTGTAAACAACGACATGACGTTTAAACACCCAGAAATGGTGCGCCCTCTAATTGCGGAAATGGCAAACAACAACTGGTACTTTGTGCAGCTTCGAGAAACTTACGCCACCAGTGTTTCAGCTACGCCAGTTCCGGGCACGGGCGACCCGCAGCTAGTTGTTTACGCTGGCGGCTTCGACGTTTCGTTGGACGCGTACATCATCCAAGTGGGCTCCATGAAGCGGCTTTTTTCCGCCATCGTTAAAGATGGCGGCGTCCGCAGTAGCATGCTCACGGAGATCTCGGTGCTTGAGAAAACTCTGGGGCTTTCGCGCATGGTGCTCTCTGGCGCTGAAACCGTGGTGTACCCCGAGTACTACATCCAGGTGAAGAAGCGGCTCAGCGACGCTCCGTCTATGTGGGCGCTGCTTGGAACCTGGCTTGCTAAGTTTTGGCCCAGTGCTATGTACTTCTTGACTACGCCGCTTTTGTCGTTCATGGGCATGTTCGACATAAACGTGGTAGACGTGTTCATCCTCGCATACTTGCTAGTGCTATTTATTTTGCTGCCGCACTCTCGGCTCCTCTGGTTCTTCGCTGGAATTTTGCTCACTGCTATCGTGTAACGCGTTACAGCAGCACTTTGGAGGCAGCGGCGCACCAGTGGTCGTCCTCGAAGTATCCACTGTACCCCACCAACCGCATCATCTCTGACCCGCAGGTAATAACGTTGTTTCCGCGGTGACGCAGCACAGACTCACAAAACTGCTGCGCGGACAGGTCCTTAGCTGCTGCTTTTTGCACCATCCAGCCGTCGCCTACGCCGCGGCGCACTGCTTGCGGCAAGTAGGTTGTGGGGCTGTAGCGCACAGGCAGGAAAAACTTTCCAAAGTCCACGCACCGAAACTCAAAAAGCTCAGGCCTGTCCGCAGTTTTTTGCCGTCCCAGGTCTGACTCAATCTCAGTTTTAGCGTCTACTAGCGGGCGCCAGGACCGAACAGCGCTTTTGATGCGCGCGTATTTGCTTAGCTCTGCAAAAAGCGGGTACTCAGTAAGCTGCAGCCAAAGAATAAAGATCGACGCCGCCAAAGTAAGAGCGAAAAACAGCAGCGTTGAGGTGCGCGCTGCGCGGATGCTCTTTGCTACGCGCTCCCGCGCAAAGTCTAGATTTAGTCCGTTAACCGAAAGCGTTGTAACGTCTGCCATTTGTATCATATAAATATGGACGATAAAAATGAGTGGTACGCAAAGCTGCTGCTCCGGTGCACGCGTAGCAGTTTGCCGCCAGTAATGCCTTTCAGCATGACGCGGCTCACAGAGCACGTGTACTTGGGGAGCGCTGACGACGCGTACAGCGTAATGCAAGGTGAATCAGGGCTAAACATTAAGTGCTTGATTAACATGACTACGTCCAAGTACCAAGCACCCAAGGGCATAACAGTGTACCACGTTCCGCTAAAGGACGACAGCGTCACTGACATTTCGCCCATTATCCCGCCGCTGATGAAGCTGCTAGATCGACTTGAAGCTGAAAAAAAGCCTACACTCATTCACTGCGTCGCAGGCATAAACCGCAGCGGCGCTGCAGCTATGGCCTACGTGATGCACAAACGAGCAACTGAGCACCCGCGCATGACGCCAGCAGAGCGGTTTGTGTTTTTCCTAAAGACCTACTACATGCTGCGAGACTTGCGAGGCGCCTTCCTCGAAAACCAGAACTTTAGGTACCAGCTAATAAAGATGTTTGTTGTTGAAAGCTAAAACTCTTCCTCAGCGGCCTGCTCTAGCTCGTTCATCTTTCGCTCTGTTACGCGAGACTGAATTTCGCGCTCCATGCGCATGAACATTTCTACGTTTACGAAGTACTTGTAGTAGCCCGTTCCCACGCTCGGCGTTTTGCTGAAGAAGTGGCAGCTGCTGTTGTCCGCTACCGCGTCAGTGCGGTTGTGAAGCGCTGCGTTTAGCAGCGCTTTTCCGTCTCCAAAAGTTGCCTTTTTTAGCGCGCTAGCGTTCCAAAACTTAAACTTGTTCACCGACTCTGGCTCATACCCTGCGCACAGCAAGCTCGCTAGGAGGTCGCACGACGGGTACAGGTAGTCAAAGCCAACTCCGTAGGTGTCTAGCATGCTCTCGCATAAGTGTCCGCGCGCAGCCTCAATGCCAAAGATGTCAAAGGTGTTCCACATCCCCGGTACTACGTTCACGTCTTCTAAGTTGAATATGCCTAGCTCCTTTAGGCTCATGAGCTCGATGTTCATGCGAAAGGCCTTTCGCGTAACGTTGTAGTCGTCGTACACCGTGCACTCAGTAATCGGAATCTTGAATTTGCTCACCTTGCCTTTGTTCGCAGCGCCCGGAAGCACTAGCATGAACTTGTGAAAGTTTAGGCGCTCAGGCTCCACAAAGCGCAGCAGCAGCGTGTACGTAACGTAGCTGCCGTCCACAGCCATGTCGCTACCCCACTCTTTAACCATAACGTTAAAAGAGACAAAGCGCTCAATCATGCTGTCCACTACTACTTCGGTGAGGTTTGCGCGCCGGATGCGAAGGCGGTGGATTCGAACGTTAACGCGGTACACAGAAGGCTGACCAGAGGGCGCCGCAGAAATCTCAGGCATGAGCTCACCCAAGCACACAAACTCAAAGTTTATCTTCAGCGGCATGAGCTTGTCTACGCTCGGCGAGGTTAGCGCTACAATTTCTGTGTGGTTGCGGCTCATTGTAATCAGGTTGCTAAACTCGTTAAAGCCAAGCTTAACTTTAACACCGCCGCTCTTTTCTGTGGTGTGAAAGCTGGACAGCGCTTGCTGCGTGAACTTCTCGCAGAGCACCTGCGCCGACATAATGCCAACTGGCGTGCCGCCGCCGAGAAGCGCGTTGAGCTTGTGGTACAGCTTTCGAAAGATGAGCTCTGCAGTGGCGTGCGTGATTCGCACGCGAGAGGGGTTCAGGTGCGTGAGAAACACGTACTCCATGAAGTCTGTGCTAGACAGCGTGAAGAAGTACTTTTCTCGCACGTCGTCCATCACGCGACGAATCATGTGGTACAGGTTTCGCGGAGACACAGCTTTTTCTGGGGGCGCAGGCTTGACAAACACTAAAAAGTTAAACGGCGCCAATATCTTAGTAGCCATGCGCTGCCGGTGCATGCGCACAAACCCGTGTCGAATGCGGTCCCACAGTGCGCTGATTTCCAAAAACCAAGTCATCTTTTCATCAGGAAAGATCAGCTCCACGGGCTTAGTAGTGGACCCAGGAATTTTTGCGTAGTTAGCTGCGTACTTGAGAAGCACTGAGCCGCTAACCACTTGTCCGTAGCCGTCAACAACGGTGTCCTCCATTTTTTTGATCACCTTCCGCGCCAGCGTGCCAGTGCGCGAGGTTTCGCAAACAATGTCTGTGGACTGCGAGCGCGCCACTAGCATCGCAAAGTAGAACTGCGAGCCCGAGAGCCCGTTCATCAGCGAGTTGATGATGTAGCCGCGCGCTTCAGGGTCTGCGGAGTCTGGGAGTGCGTACGGAAGCACGCGCCCGTAGACCTTTGTCTCTGCCACGGCGCCGTCCACGCGCTGCTGCCCGTAGGTACCTAGCAGGTACATGAGTTCAGTGGGGTTAACTTTGTACCCAGCGCGCGCCATTTTGAGCAGGTTGTTGTTGGGATTTTTTTCTAGCGTTTCGCGCATGTACTCGTTAATTTCGCGCACGTTGAGGTTAGTGAGGTTGGAGAGCAGCGACTCCAGCGCGTCTGCTTCGTCTGCAGCTGCCATTGGCAGCAGCCGCCCTTCCGCCACGTCTTGCAAGTAGCGCGAGTACGCGTCCTTAATTTGCTCAATTTTTTCAGTGTTGAGCGCGTACAGGCGATTCACGAGCAATGCATCCGGACGCAGGTCTCTAAATGTAACGCCAAAGCCGTAAATTGCCAAGTACCGCTTGTACACGTACGAAGCCATGTCGACAAAGTGCACGCCCTCAACGTTGGTGGCGTAGTCCGCTATGAGCCCAGCGAGCGAGGTTGCGCGCATGGCTACCACTAAGTCGCTGTCCACGTTTGGTGCTACCACTCGCCCGTTGTCGAGAATGCCCTTGTAGTTGATGTCTGCACCAATCATGAACCGAAACACGTCGCCTCCGGAGAAGGAGGTTTGGCCAGGCTCTGGCGCAAAGTGGCGCCCGTATCGCCCTAGCAAGTTTAGCACTTCGTCAAGCGAGAGGTTGCGGTGCTGAAACAGCGAGTACGCAGCCACGATTTCGTCTTGGATAGAGCCGTACACAGGCGCGCCATGCGCGTCGTGCTTGAAGATGGTTACTGGGTACATGAGCACGCTCTGCTCTATTACAGACTTTGGGTTTTGCTCGAGCACAGCCCACTCTTCGTCTCCGTCAAAGTCAGCGTTTTGCGAGTTTGCAATTCCCGGCGGAATTTTGATGGTGTGTCCGGGTGACGGCCGCGCAGTTGAAGAGATAACGTTGTGTCGGTGCAGCGAGGGCTGGCGCCCAAATATCACGTTTGTGCCTTCAGACATGGGCACCTCCACCCAGTCGCCAGGCAGCAGGTGAATTTTGTCTTTGATAAACTTCCCGTCTTTGATGCGCGTGAGCTGGCGCAGCCGCTTGTTAAAGTAAAACTTAACTGCGCGCTCCTCAAACAGTGCGCGCACGCGCTGCGAAGTTAGGTAGTTTACGAAGATTTTTTGCGTTAGCGTGTTGCGAATGTAGTCTGGAATGCCCACTTCGCACACCGAGAGGGCAGAGTCAGGCCCAATAACTGAGCGCGCAGTTTGGTCTTTGCGCCGCGCTACTACAAAGCTGCGCAGCATGTTGCTCTTGCCTGCGATGATGTACGATAGGTTAATGCTGTTTGAGTTAGACGAGATTATCTTGATGTTGTCGTACTCAATTACTGCGCGCTGAATAACCTGCTCTTCAGCGTTCATAGAGCAGTACTTTACAATCATCCCTAGCAAGTACGTGAGTTCGTTTGTTTCTTTTGGAATGTTGTCAATCCAAAAGCTAATCGCGGGCCGAATAAGCAGCGGCGGAATAGGCATGTACTCGCGGTAGAAAAGGCGCGCGGGATCCTGGTGAATCTCTAGCAGCGGCCAAAACTTTTGGTGAATGGAGGTTAGCTTCTGGTAGATAAGCGCGTTTGGCACAGGAATGTCGTCAACCTTGTTCACGAAGCAAATTTTTTTCTTAGAGAATATGATTTTCTGGTATGGCTGCAAGCACTTGCTGTTCCAGCACGCTTTCTTTTTGGACATCATGCGGTCCTTCATTTTGCGCATCTCGTGCACAGAAAGCGACTTTACATCAGCAGTGTACGGGTCTCGCGAGCGCAGCAGCCCACAGCGGATGCAAAGGTGGTTAAGCAGCCGCATTACCTCTGATATGTACTCTGGGCGCACAATGTGCGACTCGTAAATGCGCACTTTGCCCCAGTGCCCAAAGCACTCCATTTCTGTGAGCCCGCAAGTGCGGCACATGGACCCATCTGAGGCACCCAGGCGCGGGTCTTTTACAGTGCCGAGGTCCTCGTCGTTTTTCAGCTGGCTAATGACCACGTCTGTAGCGCTAATCTCGCTCTGCGAGTACAAGCTGTATGACACCTTGGCTACCACCGACATGACGCTGTGAAAATTTGTTATGTATTAATAGTATTTTTATCTTTGAAATAAGATCAGGAGCTTTGAGTTTGCTGGGAGTATTTTTTCATAAAGCATGTTGTTTCAGCAGCGCGCCGTGTCAGTGAACTCTCCAGACGAAGAAATATACGCTTTCTGTGACGCGCACCCGAACGACGAAAAATGCGCGTGCCTAAAGCCTAGCCAGGCGGTCGTGGACACGGGTCGCGACACGCGCTTGCCGTACTACTGCTGGTACGGCCCTTGCAAGCGCGTGGACGCGCTGCTCCCTCGGGCCCTTAAAAAAAACATAGCTCGGTGCAATGTCTCAGACTGCGTAATTTCGCTGGGTGACGTTCGCGTTTCAGACGCGGTAATCCGTCTTACAAACGCGTGCGGGTCTAAGCTAGATTCTACCGCTGAGCGGTTTTATGCGCGATACTTAAACCAGCACACATTTGTGCCAGTGGCAGACCCGCAAGTGTGGATTCCGCTGTGTTTAGTTGCAGTAGCCTCGCTTGCGGTGCTTCCGTTCTTCAGTCGAGAACCACGGACACTGAGCGGTCTGCAATCTCAACGCCAGTGAGCATGTTGCGGCGCAAAAAGCGCACTATGCGCAGCGGGTGCGATGGCAAGTACAAGATTTTAAACACAAGCTCAGTGTCCAGCATTCGCGGGAGCTTGAGCGCAGCTTCCTTGCGCCCGCCCACGCGCTGCATGGCTGAAACTACTGCGCACTCTTCCTCGGTGGGCCTCTTGAAAACGGGAAACATGTCCGAGGCAACGACGTCTATGTAAAGCATAAATATGGGAAACTTGGTGTGCTCGCGCTGCATGTAGGTAGTAATCACCACGGGCTCTCCGTAGTCGTCGGGAAGCGGCGAGTACGTTACTGATGTTTCGTTAAACACCTGAAACACAGTTCGGAAAGTGTCGAGCTTGTGCGTAACTGTGACCACAGTCACGAGGTCGCCGTACTCGACTTCTATGTTGTACCGCTTAACAGTGTCTTTACTCACGACCGCGAACGGGTCTTTTCTTACCTCGGCCTTTAGGCAGAGAATTTTTGCTAGGTACCTCACGTTGTGTTGGTTCATTTTCTCGAGGACGCAGGCCCACGGTAGCAGCAGGAGGGATGCGCAAGAACCTAAAAAAGCCCTGCTGCAAGCTCAGCACCTTTTCTTTGGCTGATTTAAAGTCTTTTGAGCACACCACCGATGAAAGCAAGTAAAACATATGAAAGAAGTCGTACTCTTGGTTTGGATAGTCAAAGTTCAGAATTACGCGTCGGCGCACAACACTATTGAGATAAAACATCTTTTTTTCATAGTTAACGGCGTCTTTGAGCGTTACCAGCCGCAGCCGCGCGGGCGCGTCAGCGTACACGCTCAACAGCCGCATTTCTGCTGAAAAGGCTGGCGCAAACGGTTGCAGCATCTCCTTGCCGCAGGGCACGTAAAAGTCCTTTTCCCAAGCGTCTGGAAACGGGCACCGCCACTTCAGGCTAGACGCAATAGGTTTTAGCACGCTCACCATCACGTTTTGCAGCGCGTAGTCGCGCAGCAGGTCTCCGGTAGTAGGCTCTGTGTTTACGCGATTGGAGCGGATGTCTGAAATGAGCACCACTTTAGAGCGCCGGAGCTCTTTCCGCAACTCCCGGAGGTAAGACTCGTCGGCAAAGCGCGTCACGGTAGTTACGTTGCGCAGCCCCATTAGGCACGCGTCGTGCTTGCGACCGTCGACGAGGATCCACTTCAGAGAAACCCCGAGCTCTTGGAAGTGCGAGTGCAAGCAGCAGATGTGTGTGCCTGGCGCTGAGCCAATGTATACTATTACGCTGCCGTCGAGCATTCCGTGTCTGTACAGTCGGTTTAGAAACACCAGCTCTCCAACGAGCAGCTTTAGCTGCCCGCGGCACGGGAGCTTTGGCGGCTCGTTAGCGGCAGCAAACGCTGCGTCAAAGTCTCGCTCGCCAGCGATTTCGTCAAAGTAGATGAGTGGTTTCTCCATCTCCGCACCCTCCATTTAAGCGGCTTGTTTGTGCGCAGCCGTGCGGCGCAGCAGCAATCTGGCCTGCGCCTATTGAAATTTATTAGTATTTTTTACGTTATATGCGCGGCGACAGTGTTGCTGAAATTGCGTTCAGTGAGGGAACCTCGCCTGGCGTGATGTAGCGCACGCGGTCAGCTGCGCGCGTCCCATCAAAGCCGCGGTGCTGCATCAGCGCGCGCCCCGCTTCCACAAAAGCCATGGCAGGCCCTGCGCGTACGCGCACGCGGCCAGAAGCTGCGCACGGCTGGCGGTCAAACAGCCGCGCTAGCGTGCGCAGGTCGCGGAACTCCATGACTGCGCGCGCGCGGCCGTCGGCCACAGAGTCGTAGTGGTGGCCTGCTGCGGCGAGCTTTTCTTTGCCGCGCACCACTACTGCAAGGAGGAAGTCTAAAAACGAGGATGCTGTCTGCACGGCGTTTAGAGCCTCGTCGTCAGACAGCGCGGCCACAAACGAAAAGAAAGAGTCATCTTCTTCCAAGAACATCGACAAGATGTACTTTTCGTGGTCCATTTATCCTGCGCAAAACGCTATCGCACCCAGCAAACACTACGGGCTGCCCGTTGAGCGCTAGCGCGGGAACGCGGCCCTCAGGCAGCTCTAGCACTAGCGCGTTACCGGTGCACGCTAGCGCAGCCTGTGCGTAAGGCTCCAGCGGCGAGGGTGTTTTGCGCGCTCGCGCAAACAGCGCTTTAATCTCGTCACTAAAAAACGCGTACACCAGCGCTAGCGCAACTGTTAGCTCCAGCACTGCTAGCGCCACGTACGACTCCGAGCGCAAAAGCGAGTGTGCGATAGTGGGCTCTACAAACACAGGCGTAAAATGAACAACAGGCGTGTGCGGCTCTGCCATATCAACAATTTAACGCCCGTAAAACAGCCAGTTGCTACGCGCCAGTCTCTGCAGTTACTGGTACGTTAGTTAGCTGGATGCTCTTCTTTACGCCGTCAAACAGCTTAGAAAAGTCTGAAAGGCGAATGGGGTCTGCGAGCGGCGCAGTTTGGTAGTCTGCGAGCTCCTTGTCGCTGCTAAGCTTTTTGAGGCTCTTCTCCTCAGTAACGCCGTAAACTGCGGACACCGTGAGCACGGTTCCAGGAGTGTGCACGTCCACCAGCTGCATGCCAGCGTAGCGCGTCACCAGCGCTAAGTTGCTGCCTACCTCGCGGTACGAGGAGTTGGGCTGGTCGCTAGTGCGCTCGCGGTATACGTTCACCTTCTTGCGAGACTCAAGCACGATGAGCAGCGGTACTGACCCACTGCGGAAGATAACAGGATTAGATACGCGGCGCCCGCGCTTCTTAACGCCAGACATGTGCGAAAAGTCTGTGTTGTTCACTACTAGCGTCAGCACCTCGTTCTCAGAGTCTAGGAAGTACCTCTCAATGTCGCGCATAGTAACGTTTTCGTCGCCGAGGCCCAAGTTTCTGCGCACGTTGTACGCTGTGGTAAAAATGCCGCCCACGAGTGTTTCCGTGCCGACAAGCTCTGTTTCGTAGCGCGTCATGGTTCGCGGAACTACGTGGAACAGCGAGAGCAGCGAGCGCGGAAACCGCACGCGCGCTCCCGCGATCACGAGCATGGTTTCGTAAAACGACGGAACTCCCGCAAAAAAGCAGGGGTCGTCATCATCCACCAATGCAAGGATCTCAGCCATTTAAAGAAGTTTTTTTTGTGATAAATATCATGGACGAAAAAAGGGGCAACGTAGAAGAGGCGTTAAAGCGCTCTGGAGCGTCGCGGCAGGCGTTTCGACGGGGCAAAAACTTTAAGAGGCTGCCAACAGGGTCCACCGAGCCCTACATGCACCAAACCAAAAAAACGGTCACCTTTGCACCGTTCGCGCGCAGCAACCAGCGAGACAACGCTGATGAGAACGCGCCAGCGCGCTCGCTGCCCGCTCCAGACTCCGCTCGCGCGCAGCCGCGACACTCGCCAGCGCACGGAAACAACCATCAGTTGCAGGCTAGACCAGCGGCGGCTTCGCCTGCTTCCTCAGGAGTGGGTTTTTTGGAGCGCCGAATCTGCGACGATGTCACGGCGTTAACGCCCGTGATGATGGGCATGGGAGAGGAAGAGGCAGGGTGCTGGATTGAGCTCTCCGCCATGGTGCGGTGCCGGAAGGCCGTGGGCTTTCCCGTGTGCCGTCGGTCGCCGCAGTGTGCGCAAACAGGGCTGTTAACTGTGTGCTTTGAGTCCTTTGGTGGAATGGCAAACGCGTGCATGCGCGCTAAAAGCGCCAGCGCTTGCTCTGTGAGCGACGCCGTAGTGTTTCAAATAGTAGCCATCATGTACCATCTTTACCAGCGCGGAATATTCGTGGACGACGTGTGCGTGGACGTGGTTTCTGTGCCGCCGTCTACCATTACTTTCTCCGTGAGCCAGCTTGTGTTTCAAGTAAACACCACCAGCCTTGCAGTTCTGTCGCCGCGCTCGCGCTTGTACCGCGCAGACTTGCCGCAATCCTGCTACATGGACGTAGTTCGGCTGCTCATGCCGACAGGCTCTCGTTTTTACTGCGACACATGCTCTTACTTTTTTGAGTGGATAATTCGCAACCACTTGGACATGCTTTCCAAGCACTTTGTGGACATGTTTCGCGTGCACAGGCGCTCTGTTTCTGGAACGCCGCTACACCGCCGCGCTGAGCCAGGCGTGCTGGTGTGGGTGTTTCGCGACGACGCTGCTGTGCTAGGCGTAACCCTGACAGAAGTGTCTATTAGCGACAACGTTCGCGTGATCTGGTCTGCAGACGGCTCTGTTTTTGAGGTTGACGACTTTCCTGTCCACGACGTTTTTCCTGCACCAGAGCTAGTAACGCGAGCGCGCGCAATGGTTTGTCTGTAGCTAGACTAAACACACAAAAACATATACAAAGCTGCAGCTAGTGACAGCACAGCGCAAGCTTCGACGTTGCGTAGCACCATGCGCAAAACTATGTACACGATTGCAAACGCAGCCATAACAAGGTCAAAAAGCAGCCGCCGAATTTGGCGCATGACAGGCTTGTTTCCCTCCACGTGCCTCTGAATAGCCTCTAAGTACTTGCGGTCTGCTCGAGCCCGAGCAACAATACTGTCCACTCGTTTAAGAATCAATTTTCTCAGCATGCTTGGCGGTACGCGTATAAGTTGTGCGCTGGCTGGGGCAGTATCTATACTGACGACGGAAGTTCAGTAAAAAACGTGTCCAGGTACGTAGTCCAGTGCACGACGGGCTTGTTTGCCAGCGCTAGCCGAATTTTGTCGCGCGTAGATGTGAACAGCATTTTTTTAGCGTACCAGGCAAATACTGCAGCCAAAATAGCTACAACCGCGGCAATCACGATAGTTTGGTACCCCTTGTTAGCAACCTGCTCGTTGCGCACTGAAGTGCTAGCTTTCGCCACAACGTCCATCACAGCCTTGACGCCGCAGTTGCCCACAGCGGTGCCTGTGTTAACGAACTCGAGGTGCGTAGTTCCACCGCCGGGCGGCGAGGAGCACTCGTCCATGACAATATTCTGAACTTTAATCTTGTTGTGCACTACGGAGTCAGACTTGCAGGTTTGCTTTACGTAGGTTTCAAAGTCTTTAACCGCTGTTGTCACGGTTGTCTGAATGTTGAGCGCAGCAGTGAGCAGCCCAGGAACGTAAGCTTTCTGGTCTGCTGAGAGATCGTTAAAAGTGGTGCTCACAGCCTTCATTACAGCGTCTAGCTGCGCGTCCGCGTTTGCCGAGCACATGTTTCGCACAGACACGCTGCATCCGGTGTTTTTGCGAATAATGAGGCTCCCAATAGTTACGCTACAGTCTGCAGTTGCGGACGCAGACGCGCTCTGCTCGAGCTCGTTCCTAATGCGCTCGCTAATGGTGGTAACTGTTGTCTGTATGCTGGCGGCGGCCCCCATTTAGAGCCAAACAATTAGCAAATATACTACGCACAGCGTTATCACGCCCAGCGTCTCTACGCGCGGCTCAAACGCGCGCTTGGCGTTGTCCTCTACTACCGCAGCCTGGTTAACGGGCGCTTTTGTGGTTCCTCCTAGCGCGCTCGCGCACCGCATGCGCAAGCGCGAGCGCGGATCTAGCCGCAGGTGCGTGACGCCGATGGAGCACCGCGACAAACGGCAAAGCCCCAAGTTTGTGTAGTTTTCACTGAGCATGAAGTCCACGTTTCCGCCAATGCACTCTGGGTCCCAGCACTCGCGAGGTTCGTCGACAAACGCAGCCATCTCTAGGACAGACGGCGTGGGGTAGCTGCAGCGCATGTGTGCGCGCTTAAACTCCGAGTTTTGCACTGAAAGCACCGCGTCAATGCGCTCGTCGTTCTCGAGCTTGTTGGTGCTGCGCAGCGCGCGGATCCACGCCACGCAGTGTGGGCGCGCTGCGTTCGCGCTGCAGTCGCGCGCAAACATGGCGTCTAGCCTGTCAACGCTGCGCCTGTCGGTGCGCTTAGTCACAGCGGCGTTTATCCAGTGCGCACAAAAGTCTGCGTTGCCAGACCCTGCAGAGCATTCGCGAAAGAGGTAGTCGTCGCAGGAGCCCGCGTCAAAGCGCGTAGGGTCGCACGTGCGCAGCACGCTGCCTTGAAATGCTGTAGCTGACCGGCGCGCGCCTTTTTCCCAGTAGTGCGCTGCTCCAAAGCTGCTGCAGCACGCGCGCAGGTCTCCGTCGTAGCGCGTTCGCACCATTGCCAACATGCCCGGCGCTGAGTCGGTGATCGCAAACTCTGGAAACATTGCACTTAGAGCTTGTGCTCGTGCAGCGTCTCCGACACCAAGCGGTTGCGGAGAGTCCGCGGTAGTTAGTTGCGGAATTAGCGCAGCAAGGTCGCGCTCTGGCACTATGTTCATTTCTGGCGTCCGCACTGGCGGCGGGAGGTCTCTTGAGGGCAAACTCACAGACCCGCCCATGCTCTAATTTAGTCGCATGAAAGACACCTGTCCTGAAACGACATAAACACGTTTACCCGGTAAAACCCTACTCGGTCGGTAAAGAGCATGCCAATGATGTTATCGTCTGCATCCATAACCACGCGCGCCTCAAACATAACCACGCGCTTCTTAAACCCGCGGAGCTTGTTGATGGAAGAAATGGGGATCTTAAAGGAGAACCTCTCAAGCTCCGCAGCCCACTCGGTCATAGAGTACTCTCGAAAAAAGTTGTCTATCTTGCCGGGAGTGTGTAAAATCATTTTCTTGTCGCGAAAACACACAGTGATGTACTGGTACTGGTTGATACACTTAATGAAGCCCAGCAGCAGGTCCAAGTTTACAATGGTGCGTCCGCAGCACTTTTCTTCGTAGCGCCGGAAGTTAAACACGTATGACTTGCGCTGGTTGATGCCCAAGCAAATGGACGTGTTTGTGCGGTGCGCCACGGGCTCGTTGTCGCAGTCTACGCTAACCACGTGGTGGCTGGAGAGGCGCACTACGTTGTCCTCGAGGTCGGGCTCGAGACACACCACTGAGTCTGGGTGGAAGCTGCACAAGCAAGCTTTTACTTTAAGCACGGGCACGTTAAACACACGGCTAACTTCGCCGTCGTACACCACGCTGGCGCTCAGCGGGATGATGGTCCAGATGTTCACAGACCCGCCAAGCGCCGCAAATATGTACATGAGACCGTCGCCAACGTCAACGTTAACAGAGACTTCTTCGCTAAACTCTGAGAAGTACGTTACTATTTGCTTGAGCTTCTCGAGTTTTATGCGAAGAGCCATTTTATTTTGATCTTGTAAATTATTTAAGGTTAAATGGAGCTCTCCAAGCAGGCCTCTACCCAAGGGTGCAGGCTCTTTGAGCTGCTTGCGCCCTTCGTGATTCAGGGCGCAGCCTGCGGGTGTTTAGCGAGCACATCGGAAATTGAGGCTAAGGCGAGAATGCTGCCCGGCAGCTCTCCGCAGAGGCGCGCCCAGATTGCTAACTTTATTCACGACCAGTGCACCGCAAACGTGCGCGTAACTACGCGGCAAGAGCTGTTTGAAGCGCTATCCAAACTGCGGCGGCGCTTTGTGTACGCGAGCAACGGCCCTGACATGGCGAGGCTGCATGGTGCACTTATGCGGTTCACGCACTGCAACTCTTTTTTTGCTGTGTGCCAACCCACCATCCAGGTTACGCTCGCCACGCTAGTGGCGAGCGTGCTGGTCGGCGAGCTCATGCAAGCTGTAGAGATGGTAGACGCCGTAGAAAAAGTTATCTACAAGAAAAACCGGTCTATGACCTCGGAGCTCGCAGACTTGCTCGAGCTCAAGTACGGGCTAGTGAACTTGGCGCAGTACAAGCTCATTCCAGGCCTCATAGAGGAAGACTGCGCCGTAAAACCTGTGTGCGCTGGGGCACTCGCGAGCGCTGCCGCAAACAGCTCTGCGGAGCTGGAGGCGCTGCAGCTGCTGGAAATGCCCGTGCGCTCTTCTGCGCTCGCTAAGCTTTGCGACTTCATGGTTCGCAGAGGCACGTCCACTTCGCACGCTGTGCCAGAGTACATGGCGGGGCTCAAGATCGAAGAAGTGGCTGAAAAGCACTCTCCGCAAGCAGCTAGTGGCACTGCGGAAGCGCTAAACAACGTAATGGAGCGCGCCCAGCAGTACGAGCGCGGTGCAGTACTCGACGGTGCCGTTTCAAGCTCGCTGGGCGCGCTCGGCAATTCACCCTTTAGCGGGATAACGCTACAAAAGTTTGTGTTGCTTGAGTACCTGCACGTAATGAAGATGCTCGCGAACTGTATTGCTCAAAAGTCTGCTGGTGAAAAAATACGCATATCTGTGAACACCGCGCCGTTTCAAACTGTGACCGCCTCACCGTCGCCGCTAGAGGAACCGCTCACAGAAGCGGATCAACAGTACCGCGCGTACCAGCAAAAGCTGCAAGCGCAAACGCAGCATGCGCGCCCGCCACTAGGAAACCACGTTCAGCTATTCTAGCGCAGCGCGCTGGCGCCCAGCTCAGACGAGTCAAAAATTTTTGTCCACACCCCTTCCTGCTCTACGAAGTCTTGGCTAAGCACCACCTCGCGGCCCATAATCTTGCGAGTGCGCGTAGAAACACCAACGCTAGCAAAGCAGTCAGCCACGAGCTTAAAGCAGTAGGTTCGCCCGGTGTTAAACCCGTATGGCGTGCCTACGAGCTCGAAAGCTGCGTCCGCCGCGAGGTTCATCAGCATTAGCGCGCCAGGAACCGCTAGCTGGTACGCCTTCACAACTAAGCAGTGCCGTAGCAAGTCAACGAGCGGAGTGATGCGCGCGCCGTGGGGCGCAGAAGCGTCAATTACGCACGGAACGTTTGCGCAGTAATTGGAGCTTGAGCCTAGCGCAACGCTGCGCATTACTGAACGCGAGTTAACATTGAGGCTGCCCACGTATATGGCCGCGTGCTTGTACTCAGACGGGTTGAGGCACTCTGTCATAGACATGGCGCTCGTCACGAATATCAGCGAGCCGCGCGGGCACGTGTTCACAATAGCCCGCGCCATGCGCGATTCAAAAGTGTCCATAAAACTAGCTTATGTCCAGCATAGGCATCACAGTTAAGTTTCTGTGCGGCTCTATTTGTGTTGCCAACTTTATGCGGCAACACACGTTAGAAACTGTTTTCAAAACCACTTTTAGTTGTTCTTGGCGCACGAGCAGCCTAAACCTTTCGTTTGACAGGTCGCGCCCGCACGTGGAGCACACTACAGGAAACACCATCTCGCAGCACTACTCGAGTTTTAGGAGTTTAGATTCGCTTTCAATTTCCAGGTACTCCGAGTTAAAGAACATGCGGGTGTGCGGAAGCCTAAGCATGAGGCCTTTAGTTGCAGAAACAGCAAAATTTGGTTCGTTTGCTTCCGCGGCAACACTGTACCCTAACAGTGCAGCAACTTCAACCACTGCTTCTTCTGAGGCGCGCCCAAATCGCGCTTGCGCCTCTAGCTCTGCCAGCCGCGCGACCTCCCAGGGATCTGGCTCGCGGCGCGCAGGCAAGCACACAATCATGTCTGCAAGCACGCCCAAGCTCGTGGTTGGCGGCAGCGCGTTCTGCCACTCAGCTTCTAGTGCACAGCGCACAAACGCGCGGCCGCTGCAAGCCCCTGGTGGCACTGCTGTATAAATTTCTTCGTCTCCGCTGGCGTACCTCTCGATAAAGCGTGCAGCTTCGCACGCAGCGCTCGCGTCAAGGCGCTCAGCAGTGCCCAGTCGCATTGGGCGCGTGCACAAGCTGATGGCTGCGTTGTGCGCAGTAAACTCGTGGAACAGCCGCGCTCGCGACACAGACTCTACGCTAACACTTATTCCACCCAAGCCCGGAAAAAAGTCGCACCCGTTCGTGAGCGCCGCGAGCTTGCAGATGTACTCAGTTTCAGGCGTGGGCAAGTACATGTAGCACGCAGACACCATGCTCACGAACTTCACAATCCTGTCGGTTGACGTAAATAGCAGTGCGTCTTGGTCAGTGGTTACGAGAAGCGGCCAGCTGCCGCTCCGACGTGCCTCTTCAAGGCCGCGCGTGCACATAACCATCTCTGCGTCAACACCGTCGCAGTACACAATTTCTACGGCGTTTCCTGCTCTCTGCAGCGTGGAGGAAATTAGCGACTTTATAACGTCATGGTCTGCGAGGCTGAGCTGGAACCGGATGCGCTGAAGCTTGAGCTGTTTTTCTGCACGAATCTCTTCTGCAAACTCCTCCTCGTCGCGCTCGCTAGGCCGTGCGGCGTCCTCTGCCTCTGCGGCTTCCACAAACTCACGGTGCCGGCTAGCGCGCTCTTTTGTTGCTCGGCGGCGCTGGTCGCGCAGCGGCTGCTTAATGGGAATGTTGCCGCGGTCAAGGAAAACCACCAGGCGCCCAGAAGCAGATATGCGAATCCAGTACTGCACGCGCTCTGCTACGGTGCAGCGAAACTCGTCTTCGTCTACGCACGAGTACGCCATGGTCATCATGACGCTAAACCCGTCCACGAACACTGCGGGGTACTTTTCGCCATCGCTGGGCTCGTACGGTTTTAGCGCCCCGTGACTCAAAAGTAGAGCCTTTAAGTTTTTGATACCCATAAATGACAACTGACGCTGCTGCGGGCGCTAAACCAACGCTTATCTTACTAGGTAAGCCTCTTTGTTCAGTATGCGACGTTACCAGCCGGATGATGGAGCGCCTTGAAGGCGAGTTTGACGTTAAGCGCGTGAATATACTGTCTCTTTTTTCAAAGGAGGGCGCTGTATCAGTGCTGGGGATGGGTGTGTACAAGCTAATTACAGAAATTACCGAGTACTTCGGCAACGAGTACGTTCTTCTTTTAAAGTACGACGCTGCTTCTAAGTCAATGGCTGCCGTGGACATCCGCAAGTTTGTAGTTGTTGCGCAGATCGACGAAAAAAAGGTAGACATTGATCAGCTGCGAGCAGCCATTATGTCGGCTAGGTTCAACGCTTGGCCAGTTATCGCGCCGTCTTCGTCCGTCTCGCTGAGGCGGTAGAACAGCTCGCGAAGGGCGCGCATCAGCACGCTCGAGCCACAGCTAAACATCTCTGCTGGGCATGCGAGAACTCTGTTTACGCACGCTTCTGTTACTACCACGCGCAGCGGCCTGTTTGCGGTAATGCGGCTTTCGTGCGCTGCAATGAACGTAACCTTGCTTCCAGAGCACACGAACGCGCGCGAGCCGCATCGCACGCTCGGCCTAGCCACCTTTACGTAGCGGTACACGTTGGGATCGTACCTGCGCGCGAGAAACCCCAAGAGCTCGTCGTTTGCGCAGCACACGCGCACGCAGCACCCGTCCACTACTGCGCATCCAGTCATGGTCCGCGAGAGCGCTCGCGACTCTTTTACAGCCAGCGCAGCTGCCTCGAGGCGCATTCGCACCAGCTGCCGAAGCGCGTCCGCCGGAAAGTTCATCCCGGTTTCTGGCAAAAGCGCTGCGCGATCCACCGCAGCTGCGGTTCGCGGGTACCGCCGTGCAAACTCAGCGTGCAGCGCTCGGAAGTTTGTGCCAAAGCCTGCGCACAGCGAAGCTGCGCGCGCTGGCGCTTCTGGATCACCTCCCACAACGTGCGCCGCCGCATGAAACAAAATAAGCTCCCTAAATGACATGGGCCTTGTTGGAGGGCGTACTGTTTGCCGCCTTCTTGATGCTTATGTACTTCTTAAGTTATTTCCCGACAACAAAAATGCAGTTCTCTGTGCGCGAGCTCACCGACGAGAAGCTGCGTAGGCAGGCTGTGGACGAGCAGCTAGACGGAATTTCGGAGTCTGTGATCTTTGCAGAGTCCGACAGGCCTCAGTCTAGCGCAGTGCTCGTGACCATGGACTCTCGGAACAGTATCGTAACTGTGGCGTACGGGCGCGAAAAGGCCTTGTTTAATTTAAAAAGACGCAGGGACGTTCAAACGCTTCTCCCCATACTACTTCTGAGTAAGTAAATACTAAAAGTAAAAATGATTGTGTTAAAAAACGGCGTCAGGATATTCCTGAGGCCGTCCATGAAGCGCGACATATACCTCGGAATATCAAACTTTGGGTTTGGCCGAGACATTGGTGGAGTGCTCGGCCTCGCGCACCTGCTAGAGCACGTGCTCATTTCTTGTGATCACCGCCGGTTTTTGGCTAACGCGTCTACAACGCGCAACTTCATGAGCTTTTGGTGCAAGAGCTTGCGGAGCAGCCAAATGGACGCAGTGCGCGAGCTTGTGTCTTGGTTCTTTGAAGACGGGAAGCTGCGCGTGCGCTTTGAAGGCGTGGACTTGCGCGCGTACGCCAAGGAGCTCGAAAACGAGTACTACTTCAGAAACGAAGCGCTTCACTGCTTCGACGTCCTCACTTTTTTGGGCGGCGGTGACCTGTACAACGGCGGCCGCTTTGCTAGCTTTGCAGCCACGCCAGACCTGCCTAGCCGCATGGCTGAGCGCATGGAGTCTATTTCTGGGCCGTCGCTAGTAATCTTCCTCAAACAGGGCAGCCAAGCAGCTGTAGACCTCATCAACGCAACCTTTGGGCAGCTACCGCGCGCACCTAGCGTTATCCAGCCGCGAGCAGTAACGCGCGTTAGCGGCAAAGCTGTAATGACAGTTACGCCATTTTACAGCATCATGGCGCGCGTAGATGCTACGCTAGACAACGCGCTCGCAGTGCTAGCGCTGTGCGACGTGTACCACCTCTTTGACTACGAAACTGTGGGCGAAGACCTGTTTGTAGTGCTCTCCTTTGTGGACGAGTCCGACTACGACGGTTTGCTTCGCGGCATCAAAGACTTGCCGCTAGCGGCAGATCCTGGCATGCGCCTAAACTTTGACGCTGACGACTACGCAATGAACGCGTACCTCAACTTTTCGTGGATGTCTCACGACATCCTTGACTACGAATCTTACTTCCGCGACAACGCAGAGCAGCTAGTGGCTGGGTTAAAGCGAGACGTGCTCTGCGCTATAGCAGAGCGCAAGTGCGCAGTGCTGTACCCAGGGTTCACGTCTTCAATTTTTAACGCGCAAGACATGCAGCAGCACCGCCTCGTGATGCTTAGCCTCCAGCCAGAGTCTCCTAGCAACAAAATGCGCAGCCGCAACCACGGAGATTCTGCGCCGGTGCGGCTCATGCGCAAAACGCCCAGCAGCAACAGCGTAATGGTGCGCTTTGGCGACGCAGACTTGCTGAGCTTCGTCGCGCTGTCGCTGTTTGTGCGCGCAGACGCTAAGATGTTTCGCTCCTTTGAGGGCGTGCGCTTACAACACCGCCTAACCGCGGAAGACATGGATGCGATCATGGATTCAGACACCTTTCTCAAGTTTAGCCGCTCGCGCCCAGCTGCTGCGTACCAGTACATATTCTTAGACTTCTTCGCGAGTGAGCGCTCAATTGAAGACATTGTGGAAAGCCGCTCGGGCGCACACCGGCGCAACTGCATGCCGCATCTCGTGTTTAAACGCAACACGCGCTACGACGTAGTTGCATGCTCTAGCTTTGTGTGCGGCGTAATCAAAGGGCGGATGCTACGGCAAGACCACATTAACTCGCTGATGTGGAAGATGAAAAAAATGGGCATCGTGTACTCGCTAAGCTGCACGCCGTTGAAGTCGCCAAGTTCGTTTTACGTGTTCGCGTTTTCGCTCTCGCAAGACGAGGCGTTTCAGTGCATTGCTCGCTGTCCGCGAGTTGCTGCGTACTGCCTCGTGGTAGCCAAGCGCGGGCCTGAGGACGACTTTTCTGCGCTGCGAAAGCGAGTTGTGCTTAAAATGGAGGATCGGCCTCAATGAATACTCGGTCTGTAACCATGAGAACATACTTTCCTGGCCGCCGGCGGCCGGCTACCACAAACGTTTTGCCTGCAAAGGGCCCGAACAGCACTTTGCACTCTGCCTTGTACTGATCTCCAAGCTTTCGCGCACCCAACACTGCCGCTAGCATGTCCACAGCGCGAATGGCCTCCGAAGCCTCCTGCGTCATTACGCCGCTGCGCTCAAAAGAATCTAGTGCTACAGACAGGCGCCCTCCGCGAACGTACACCTTTGCATACTCCACCATGTGCATGTAGTGCTTGCTTAGCAGCTCTGCCCAGCGTCCAATGCTTATGCCAAAGCCGTCCACGTACTCTTCAGTGCGCCTCAAAACCGCGAGGTTGCTAGGAACTACGAGCAGGTCTTCTGGCAGCCGCAGTCCAAATATTTTACCGTATAGCACGTACGGGTGCAAAAACTCAAAGTCTATCTTTTTTATGGGCCTGGAGAGTTTAGTGTCGAAGAAGCGCACGTAGATGCCTGGGGCCACGCGGCCCACGCGGCCCTTGCGCTGCGTGTGCATGGACTTTGAAACAATCATCTCGCGCCCGCCAAAGGGCTCAGGCACGTACACGCGGCCAGTGTCGTAAACATGCGTGGCGTTGCGCACAGTAACACTGGACTCTAAGTAGGGCGTGGACACCAGCACCGCAGGCTGGTTAGCTGCGTACACTTCTTCTAGCACCGCGGCCACAGAAGGTACTTTTCCGTGCACAACCCGCACCATCACTGTTGGGAACCTAGCTGCCAGGTGCTTGGCAAAAGTGTTGCACTGCGCTACCGTAGCCACAAAAAGAATACCGCACTTTCCCTGCTCAGGAACAAATGTGCGCAGCGCTTCTGTTACGTTTCGTACTTCTGCTTCCGAGTACTTGTGCGACAGCGGCGGCTGCTGTGTGTTCTTTACGTAAACCTCTCGTATGGGAAAAAGCGTTTCGCCTTTAATGTGGACAAACACAGGGCTGGCCAAGAACTCCTCGAGGCGCTCGCGGTCGTCTTCAAGCGTGGCTGTCATTAACACCAGCGAGCGCGCGCTCGCGCCAATCTTTCGCGCTACTGCCACAACAATGTCTCCCATTTGGTCGTGTTCGTGGATTTCGTCTACAACTACCGTGTCGTACATGCGAATATGCCCCAGTGTGAGGCGGTGCGTGGACACTACAAGCCCGTACGGCCGAGGCGATGCGTTTCGCTCAGCGTCTGTAACGGCGCTGTGCTGTGCAGAAATTGGCGACCCTTGCATTGCGTCAAAGCCCAAAGAGCTTAAGTAGGTAGCGGTGTGTGCGCGCACGAGCGTAACGCGCGGCAGCGAGAGCACAATGGGACGCTCAGCAAACTCGTGAATTACGTCCAAGCGGTTAAACCCTCCAAATAAGTAGTTAAACCACATCAGCAGCTTTGGCACTTGTGAAGTTTTGCCTACGCCGGTGCCCCCAGTAAGCACGATCGGCCGGCGTCCCCACCAAGCAGCAAAGAGCTTGCGCTGAACGCTAGGTTTTAGAGACGCTAGCGTAATTGCCGCTAGCGGGTTTGGGTTTCCAAGCATACCCACGCTGCGCTCTTTCCACTGCTCTTTAGCGCATACAGCGTTTGACGAAAACACGCCAAGTGCGTTTCCGCCAAGCACAACGCCCGCGATAGCTGCCGCGTCCGCGGCTACTTCTTCCACGCGCGTTCCGGGCACGCACTTAAAAAAGGCATACGCTTCTGGCGTAACTGCGCGGCCTTTAGCGTCAACCGTTTGAGCTAGTGCTTCGGGCGGCAGTGCTCGACGCGCGGCCGCTAGCGCTTCGGCACGGGTGTTTCGCTCTACGTCCAGCCACACATAGTGCTCGTCGCCCTCTGCGCGCGCATGCCGCCAGCGGTGCTTTAAAAGCGGAAACGCTGCTAGCGCGAACGCGCGGCGAACTAGCTTGTCTGCGCGCACGGCATCCTCCACAGAGTACCTAAACGGAAACACGGTAACGCAGTTTGGAAACATGAGCATTTCTGGCAGAGGATTTTCCATGATAAATGGATAGGTACACGGATTTAGTGGTGAGCAAAATCCCAGAGCTAGGGTTCACCAACCTTCTGTGCCACATTTACTCTGTAGTGGGTCTCAGTGCGTACCTTGACGTGGCTAACTTTCGCACAAACTGTAATGGGTACGTAGTGCAGCGGTTTGACACGTCTGCAACCGCGGGCAAAGTGACCTGCATCCCGCTAGCTGCGCTGCTGGACCTCGCCAAGCGCGGGCTTATTGAGGCAGCAACGCCCGCAGAAGCGGAGGGCGACGAAACCTCGCTCAAAACTGCGCTGCTGGATAATCTCAAGCGCCGGTACAGCTTCCGCGAAGCTGTGTCTCTAGAGTGGACAGTGCCGCTTTTGTTCTTCTTTAAGCCTTCGCTGCGCGAGAAGGTGTCTGAAGCTGTGGACTTTTCGCAGATGCCTTTGCAGGTGGACGACCTTACGCGCGCTGGCGTTCACACGGGCGTGAACAGCAAGGTTGTGCCCATCGCGGTTAAGCCTGACCGCGGAGCTTGGATGAGCAACGTTAGCATTCAGAGCTTGGTAGCGCCGTTTGCGTTCAGGAGCGAGGTTACTTACTTGGGCCAGTTTAACCTAAACTTCCTCAACGGCGCTGCCATCCACGAGAAGTCAGAGCGCTTCCGTGCAAACATGCTGCACCTCATGCTTAAGGACAAGATATCGCGCGCAGAAACGCGCTACGTGATGTTTGGGTTTTGCTACATGTTCCACTGGAAGTGCTGCTTGTTCGACACAGTTTCCCGGCTAGTGTCCTTTTACGACTCTGGCGGCAACAGCCCCTCAGAGTTCCACCCTTGCAAGTACTTCTACTTTTTTTCCTTCTCGGACGGGTTTAACGTGAACACTGGATCTTCAGACTTGGACAACCGCAACTGCGACGTGGACGTGCTCATGCGCTTCTTTGTGGACTGCTTTAAAGCGCGGCGAGGGTGCATAAATCTAGAGGTAAACCAGCTCTTGGAGTCTGAGTGCGGCATGTTTAGCTGCATTTTCATGATTCTGTGCACAATCAGCCCGCCCGACAACTTCCGCGCGCTGCGCAAGATATACACGTACTTCAGGTTTTTGGCAGACAAGAAGATGACGCTGCTCAAGAGCATTTTATTTGACCCCACTGCGCCGCGTTTAGAAACAGCTGAAATAATGAGCGACGGCATGCGCGAGTACTCGAAAATGGAGCGCTGGACCAGAAAGTCTGTTGGCGTTCTAGCAGAAAGGATATCCAAACGAATAAATAACCTTGTGCCGCCGGAGCCTGACAAGCCCGCGGCATGAACCACTTTATTAAGCAGATTGCCGCGGGGATAAAAAAGCCCGCTGCGCGGCTAACGCCCAGTGGGGCGCACGAGGTTCGCGTATACACAGTTTCTGTGGAAATGCCGGGCTTTTTTTACAACAACGAAAACCTGTTTAACAAGCCTGTGAACTCTGTAGACGCAGTGCTAAAATCGCTTGCTGTCGCGAACTCTTTCCGCGACGAGTGGGAGTCTCTGCGCGCCGTGGCGCGCGCACTGCAAGCTTCGGGCATCCACGTAGTGGATGTGTTTTTTTCACCCGTAGGCTGGATGGCGGGGTTTGCGCCACCGCCAGGGACGCACGCAGCGTTTAAGCTTGTGGCGCTTGGCGCAGCAGCAGCGCTGCGCGCAGTGCGCCAAGTTGTAAAGAGTTTGCGCCCTTCTGCGCAGCTCGTGCCTGCAGAAGCGCGCGAGGCTTCTGTAGTTGAGGTGCAGGAGTTTTCCACTGCGTACTCTCAAAGCCCGCCTCCCGTAGGCGTAATGGCAGTGTGTCCGTTTGACCAAGAGGCGAGCGTGCTAGTGCTTTTCTTTGGGCGCACGCAAGAGGCGCACTGCGGCCTAGCGTACTACTGCGCGTCGCGCACAGATACAGACCGCATGCTAGCCACGCTGCTTCCAATGGTTTCGGACATGTACGTGGTGTGCGACGACGTAGGCCGCAGCACAGTTACCAAGCACCGCGGCGGCGGCTCGACCGCGCAGTTTCCAGACAGCCGCGTAACATCCATTGTGGGTGTTGTGCATGCTTTTGACCACCGGCAGTTTCCTTCTGCGCCGTCAGCGTCGCCGTCTTCTGACCTCTCGCTGTACGTGCCCAAGCGCTTCGTGTTCGTGCTAGACTTGCCCTCTGGCGTAGACATCCGCTGCGCGAGCCGCAACGGCACAGACTTTGTAACGCACGTTGACGGGCGCAAGCTAGACGCAGTGCTGATTATTGTTAAAGATTCGTTCATGGCGGGCACGACCATGGAAGGCGTGTTTCAAAAGGAAAACCTCGTTTGGCGCGGCAAGTACACGTACCGCATTACAACGTCTACCTTTGAAGTTCCAGAGTTTCGCGGAAAACCTGGCGGCCACCCTCCCGACGGACGCGTGATGGCGAGCCGGGAGTTTGTCACGCGCTCGCTTTACACAATTTTATAAATCGCTCTCCAAATGAGCGCCGCGGTGAGCCACGCTCCTGAGCTAGGAATAGCTGCGATTGGCACGGCTGCTGCCATGAGGCGCAGCGCGCTGGAACCCTGCTCAGCTGCGCTGCGCGCGCTCGCAGTTATGGACGTCGTTTCCACGCTTGTCTTTGTTTCGTGCGCAGTCATCTTTTACCTTGTTCTGCGCAGTTTGCTCGTCCACAGAAAAAGAACTGAAAATGTATACGTACTCTAAAAATAGCGCAGCTATGAAACGCGCTACCGCCAGCAGCACCAAGACGACCGCCGCCCAGCGCCAGCAACCGCCGCAGCAAGCTGGTGAGCAAGCTCAGGCTGCGGCGAGCAGCAAGAAATTTTGCGACAACCGCGCGTTAACATGCACGGAGGCAGTTGATTTTGCGCGCTCGCTCGCAACCAGCCACGCTAGAGCCATTGAGTCTGTGACGCTGACTCCGTCGCAGTACCCTAGCTGCTCAAACATTAACGTGACATTGGTAGACAGCCTTGCGTCTCGACTGGTAGCGCCCCTCATCATGGTTAAGGGCGAGTTTAAAGTCCACACTAGCAAGAAAACCGAGATGCAGCGCCAGAGCAGCGACGCTGGCTTCTTTGCGCGCGTCAAGCTAGTTTCTGCAAGCCAAATGCTGTACCAGCTGCTCGAGGCTGTGTACAGCAACATCCGCGAGGGCGTACGCGTGCCACCGTCGTTGCGCACACTCAACGTGGATACTTCTACCGACAACACTTTCAAGAGTGGGTGCATCTACTTAAACCGCATTTCTGGAGCGCTAGTGGAGTTGACCACTGACGACGGCATGCCGCCGCTAATATCTCCGTTGATGCGCGACATAGAATCGCTAACATCGCGCAACGCGCAAATGGCTACGCTTATCTTGTCGCCAGTAGTGCTGTACCGCTCGGGCAACGAATCAAAAATCACCTTCGCACTGAAGAAGGTAACTATGACTCGCGAGTGCTCGCTAAACGTGCTCGGCCTTGACGGCGAGAGCACCAGCGTGACCATGAGCGAAACTCCAGCCTGCTTTGGCGAGGAGCAAGAGGTTCGCGGGCTTGGCTTGGTGGAACCCAGCGCGCTGCCCGACGAGGCAGAGGATGACAGCCCGTTTAATATCTAGTAGTAAATGGACAAACTGTACGCTGGCGTTTTTGGCTCTTTTTTATCTAACTCAGACGAAGACTTTGAGCACTTTCTTGACGTGGTTCGCAGCGTTATGGCAGAGGCACCTGCTAGCGCGCGCCGCAAGAAGGGTGTTCCTTGGACTACGGCCGTGCTTGTAGCCCTCATTGCCGCAGCGATGGGCGTGCTGCTGTGTTTTCACTATTTAAAGCTGGTTTGAGCAGGTAAATGGAGGACGACAAGCTCGTGTTCAATAAAGTAAACGCCAACGTCTTAAAGGCGTATCTTTGCTCTAGAATATCGGAAATTGTGGACGAGATGGTGGATCGCCGCCACATGCAAAAGAAAAAGTCTGTTGCCCGACGCGTAGAACTCCGAATACCTGTGGACTTGCTGCACCCAAAGTTTGTGCGCGCGTTTTCGCTAGACTCGTACAAGGACGGCGTTCTCGCTAGCCTCGTCACTAGCATTGTGGAAAACAACTTTTTTTCCTCGGAGGACGGCAAGCTCATAGCAGGCGCTGAGCGCGTGCTAATTCTAACGCCGCTCGAAACGCGGATACTGAACTGCGTTCCGCGGGAATCCTCGCTGTTCATCGACGTGTCTGACGTAAAAGCGCTCGCTGGCCGCCTCAAGTCGCCTCCTTCGTACATTTGCTGCGGCGGCGCGCGCTACGACATTGACGCGCGCCACGTAGACGACTTCATCAACGTCGCCATTCACGATGGCCTCATCACGCTCGACGAAAAGAGCTCTCTCAAAGACAGCATGTACTGCGTCGACGAGGCTTTGCTCTCAGCTATGCGCAAGCGCTTTATGCGAAGCCCGCAGATATCGCAGGGGCTAATATCGCGCTCGCGGCTGCACGACTACCTCACACGCGCCATGACGCGCGAAGAGTTTAAGATTTACGTGGGTTTGAAGGATCCCTGTTCTGCAGAAGTTCTAGGGCTAGAAACTGTGTGTTTGGGAGACTTTACCTACGTGAAGCACACGGCGCTAGTGCTCGCACTCTCTGCGCACATCGATCGCTGCAGCAAGCGCATGCACGAGGACGTGTACTGCCGCTTGGCGCACCTTGTGCCTGACAACGCGCGCATGAACGTGTCTAAGCTCGTGGAATCGCTAACTGTGCCCGCTGCGCGCGTGGAGCTCTCTGCAGAGGGCATGACATCCGCGTGCGCGAGCGAGTAGCTGCGGGCAAGAGTTTTGCGTACATAAAACAGGATGATTGTCGTTGTAGTTTGGGCATTGGCGGTGCTAGCGGGCGCGTGGATAACTTGGGCGCGCGCAGGCCCGTTTCTGCGGCGAGCAAACGCGGCAGAGCACCGCGACCCGCCTTCTGGCCGCGCAGCAAAGCGCGAATAATAAAAATGAAGCATTATTAACCAATGCAAACTTGCGCATTTACTAACGCGAGCATGAACTACCCTACTAGCCGCCGCGCGGCAGCACTAGTGCGCTGCATGATGGCTTCTGGGTTTGATACTTGGGCCATTGAGCGCGAAGACCTAGCGCTCGCTGCGCTCATGGGGTTCACTGGAATGATAAACAGCAACTTCAGCGAGCGCAGTGACTACAACCTCTTCCGCGTAGCTTCAGACCTGAGCAAGTTTTCAAGCTCCTGCGTTGTGCTAGTTGCGCCTGAGCTAGTCGCGCCCGACTTGGTGTGCACTATGCTGCAGAACACTACTGAGGTTACGCCCGCCATGATTCCTTACCTCGCGACACACGCGTACTGCATTTCCAACATGCTGGACATGGACTGCCTCTTTAGGCTGTGCTCCTACGGCATGCACAGGATCCGGAGCTTTAGCATGTCTCAGCCCCTTGCTCCCTTCGTGGAGCACGTGCTTCGCCGCATCTCCGCGCACAGCCCGCTCTGCGACCTCTCGCGCATACCCAACGCCATCACGCTTTGTGACACAGACGACAAAATTCGAGCCTTTTTCAGGAACGCCTGCGTTTCCGAGGCGCAAGCAGCCATAGGGTGCCGGGAGCTTAGCCACGAAATTCTTCTCGAGGTGCACAGCCAATACGGCGTGCTGCCGCTCAACACTGGCCTTCGCAGCGTGCGCAACTTCCGCATGATCGTAGACCTAATTCCCGACTTCATGGATGAAACTAGCGTTGACTTTACGCAGTTTTTGCACCCTAGCGTGCTGCGCAGCCGCGCAGTTTTAGACGCTGTTCTCAACGACTTGCGCCCGCACGCAGCCTGCAGCTCGCTGTACCGTGTGCTGACTAACGTGTTTTCTCTAGAGTACATTGTAGAACGCGCGGGCGTGATCGCGTACGCCTGCTTTTCAAACTTTGCGCAAGAGCTCTTTGAGGCGTGCAGCGTTACAGTTTCACTGCCACTCTCCGCCTTTGAGCTAGACATTATTTTTGAGCACGCGGAGGTGTATGTGGACACGCTAGACATGCGCGCCGCTATGTACAACGTGCTGGAAACGCTGCGAGTTACAGACATTTCTGCGTACACAAACCTCTGGCGCGTGCAACCGCAAGGCTGCTTCACAGTAGCTATGTACGCGGGCTCAATTAACGACATATTGCAGCAGTGCATGCGCATGGGGCTCACTATTGACGCTCTAGACAACCTCGTCGAGATCCAGAACGCGTTTTCAGATACAATCACGCAAGAAACAATAGCCATGGTGGTAGACCGCGGCGCTGTGGACATGGAGTGGTTTACGGCAGCCAACGTAGACATGGTGCTGCCCTTCATCGACAGAGTGCTCAGCGTGGAAGACGTCCTCCTCCCCGCTAGCTCAGACCCCGTAGACTCAGTGTTTGCGCGCGAAGAAGTGCTTACTGCGTACGCGCTTAAGTTTAGAAACCACCCCATGTTTTTCGGCGCAGTGTGTGGCAGCAACTTGCCCGTAGGGCTCAAGCTGCGCATTTTTGAGCGCGCCACGCAGGGTGGCGTTTTCCCTATTCCGCTCTTAAGCTCTGCTATCTACAGCTTCGCGTACGCGTGGTCTCCGCGCCTGCTATACAACTACCAGCCCACTATCCACCCGGAGGTGGAGCGCGTAGAGCGCGTAGAGCCTGCGCACCTGCTTGACGACGTTGTAGTGCGCCTAAAGGGCAAAACGCGCTTGCTGCTGGGTCCGCGGGCGCGCAAGTGCATGTTTGTGATGGACCTAATGCAGCGCTGCGGCGGCATGCAGAGCGAAGGGTCGTCAGGGCACCGGTTGGTGCTAGTAGACGTTAATGGCAAGATAGCAGTTGGCGTTAAGTTTGAGCAGCGGAAGACGGTCCTGGCCTCTTTGGCGCACCGCATCCGCGCAGTTAGCCGAGACCTGATCATGCTGCTACAGCGCGGCATTGCGTACCGGCTTGTGACCTGGGGCGCGCCCTCGGATATTAACCTGCCTGAGGTGGGCTTTGTGCGCGCGCTCTACAGTGTGCAGTTTAACACTCTAAACTGGGGCAACTACGTTACGCTCGACGATGACTTGCTGCGCTACGGCAACGCCTTTCACCGCTGCAACCAGCCGCTAGTGCGCGCGCTTGCAGTGGCGCACTACCTCTACACCTACGTAGCTTACTTTGTTCTAGTGTGGTTCTACAGCTATAAGGAGGAGCGGCTCGAGAACGTTCTCGCTGTGCTCGATGAATGCCTTGCTGGCGGTCTTGCGAGCCGCACTTGCGACGTGCGCACTGCTTCTAGCCAGCTAGCTGTTGTGGTTACGGAAAACGCGCTCGTGCCCGAGCGTAGCAACTGCTGCTTCACTCAAGCAGACGCTTTTGTGGACGCGCTCGTGGCTGGCGCGCTTGCTAAGCTCTGCGAGGAAGCCCAAAGTCAGCAAAATTGAAATGGTATAGTCCTGAGTTTTTGTTTCGTTTGTTAGCCCGCCATGTTGTTGTACCCCAAAAAAGCTCGCGAAGCGGCAGCCGCTCTCGCAAAGAAAAACATGTGCGCTGAAAAACTCTCGCGCCAGCAGCTGCAATGTCTTGTGGCGTACGGGCTGCACGGTGACCTGCCTGAGTCTGTGTACGAAGACGCGGTTGCTGTGTGCGCAAGCAACGTTATGTACTTCCCCCCGCAAAAGGTCAAAGTTCCTGACTTGGTTCTAGCGCTCAAAAACAACATAAAAATCCCCAGAAAAATGATGCCTGCGGTGTGTCTGCACAAGCGCTCGCTGTTAGCTACCGGCGACACTGAGGTCATGCAAGCGCTGCTAGCTTCGGGCGCGGTCTACGAGTCTGAAGTGGTTGACCTCGTGCAGCGGGGCTGCGTTTCCGCGGTGCTCGCACTTACTTGCGCGCCGTGGGCAGCTTCTAGGCGATTCCACCTCACGCGAACAGAGATTGAAACTGTGTGTCGCGCCATTGACCCCTCTCTAGTGAACGACATGATTCCCAAGCTGCGCATTTGCTCGCAAGACCTGCTAGCTCTTGCGGACACTGTAGGCATCCCTCCCCTCAACAAAGCCCTTGGCGAGATTGACGACGCTGCTACGTGTGCGCGCTTAGTGTGCGACTGGCCCTACCTCAACGTAATGAAGTTTCTTAGTGCAGATATGGTGAGGAGCAAGGAATTTGCGCGCGCAGTGCGCGAAAACGCAATGGCGCTGCGCGTTAGGCCAGTGGGCGCAGACAGGTTGGTAGGCATCTCCAAGTTTCGATCGCGGATGCTGCCAGAGGAGCATACGAACTTCCACTACGACGAGGACAGCGCTGCTGCTAACTTCTGCAGCGCGGCGCGCTCTTTCAAAACTTCGCGCAGCGCCAAGAGCTGTGTGCCAGATGAGTCAGCGGAGTCCGACGATGAGTTATGCAACTCCATAGGCCCGCTTGCGCGGCGCCAGAGCTTGTTCTCGCCTCGCTCTTCTGCGCGCTCGTCAGCATCTTCGTACCGCGCGCGCTGCGCTAGCTTGCGGGTCACTGAGACGCCGCTAGCTAGCGCGGCAGGCTGCACGCCTAAGGCAAAGCTCGCGTCTGCCACAGACACCGCCGAAGAGCTCCTGTGCCACCTCAGCGATGAGTGGGCGCAAGGTCGTCGCGCCAAAACTGCTGCTCTTGAGAAGATGTTAGCCGATTTCAGGCTCAACCCCACGTTTGCTCGTACCATGCTCTCCTCAGACGCGCCAGTGGAGCTCAAAAAGAAGATGCTCAAAGTTGTGTGCGCGTGGCAAACAGTGGGCGACTTTTTTAGCGCGTGCACAGCTTCTATCGAGTGCAGCACTGATCAAATTCTGTCTCTGCTTTTGCAGAACTACCGGCACGTGGGGGCAGTGATGGAGCTTCTTTCAAAGCCGCCGCTGCCCCCGGGCTGCGGGTGCGAGTTTTGTGGGCGGCACATGACGTCAGGGCGCGCAGCGCTGCGCAGTGCATCGTTTGGCGCTGGCGCGCTCGCGTCGCCGGAGCTAGACGACGCGGCGCTGCTTGCTGCGGTCTTTGACATGTGTCTATTGGCGCTGCACGGCGTTGTAGACCCAAGCTTCGCAGGCTCTGTTGCGTGGGGGCCGCTGAGCTGCGCGCTAGAGGGGTCTCGGCGCATGGACGCAGCTCGCGTGACTAGCGCGCTAAACTACGAGCAGCTCATCTTTGCAAACTTCTCGCCCGATGGAGTTAAGAACACAAACAGCTTGCTGAGGCTCTCGCGCGTGAAGGTGCCAGACCTTGCAGCAAACGCGAGCGTGCTCAATCCTGCGCACGCGCACGCGCTAATCGCAGTTGGGTGCATTGCTGAGTACATGCTCGCCGCAATATTCTTCAGAGTAACTGTGCTGCGTCGCTTGAGCAAAATTAGGGAGTTTGTAACCAAGGTTGTTAGCGTGGCTATGGAAGCAACTGGAACAGCGTTGCCTACTATAAAGGTTCACGAGCGCGTAGAGAAGGAAGTTCGAGAGTGCGCTGAGGAGCTTAGCGTTCCTTATTGCACTATTGGACTTGTGCTGCGCACAGTGTTCGCTATCCTCAATAGCTTTGTGAGCAATGGAGGCGATTAACGTTTTTCTGGAAACTGCGTCTGGCAGAGTGCGCATCCTCTACGCTGAGGACGACGAGTGCAAGTGCCCAGCGCAGTGCCGCGCAACTGCGCGGCGCGCAGCAGTGTCTGTGCTCAAAGAGCTAGACAAGTTCATCGTGGTGGACGAGTCCACGTTTACGCTAGCTATTCGCGACGAAGACATTTTTTACTACCTCTGCGACAAGGGCCGCATATCGCTCGCAGACAACGAGTTTTACCTCTTTCACCACGGGCTGCTATTCGCGGACAACGCAGTTGAGGACGCGGTTACGGGCGTGGGGTTTGTGATTACAGACACCACGCACGTGCGCGTGGTGCCGCGCGATGGCATATCAGTTACTGTGTACTCGAACAACTCGCGCGCGTACGAAGGCATGCTCTAAACGCGCACCAGCGGCTTCACCTTGGAAGGGTCTATCTTAAACTTGTCGTCAGACGCTAAGTTGTTAAACAGCGCTATGAAAAAGAAGAGCACAAAGTTGGGATCTTCGCTCGATAGAACATTGTTCTTTTCAATGGCAGCAGTAGCGTGTCGCCGGCACGCAATGCACGGCAGCGTAGAGCAGGTTACATACAGCTGGCGCTTGCATAGCTCTAAGTTTTTGTGCTCGTCAAAGCGCCGCAGCACGATGAATATCACCGTCCATATGGCGCGCCCCCAGAACCTCGGCTCCATTTAAATGAAATGTTATTCTGTTCTTTGAAATGGAGCTAAAATGTTTGAACTGGTTTGAGAACCGGAGTAATGACCACAGATACCTCTTTCTCAAAGCGAGATGCTCGCGCAACACTGTTGTGTACCTGCGGTTTGTGCAACACTTTTACTACGTTGTGCGCGAGCGCGCGCTGCAAAACATTGCACAGCCGCTAGCGTGGACGCGCAGCTTGGGCCCCATGACTGTGGTGACGATAGACGAGATTGTTGCGCGCTCTGCGGCTGTGCCCGAGCGCGAGCGGCGCGTGCTTGACCTGTGCTTGGTGGCGAGCGAGCACAAGCTCTCGCTGCCAGAAACATTCATGACTGACTTTCTTAACGTGTCGTGGTTTTTCGTGGCGCACAACATTGACCCGGACGGGTGCTACTGTGTAAACCCGGCCACGCTGCAGAACCTAGGCAACAACTGCTTCCACTGCGACGACCCAGGCGCGTGTTTTGCAGAGAAGATTCCACGCTTCAACGTTGCAAGGTCTTGCTTGTTCCTCGACATTGAGTGCCACTTTGACAAGAAATTTCCCTCGGTGTTTAAAAACCCGGTTTCCCACATAAGCTTTTGCGTGATTGACAAAAACGGTGTGGAAAAAACTTTCACGCTCACTAACTCAGAGATGCTGTCTGCCGACGACTTGGCAGAAGCAGAGCGCCGCGGCTTGTTGCTGTGCGAAAACCCCGCAGACGTAAAGTTTGACACAGAAGTTACGCTGTGCCCCGAGGTTACGCTCCTGCGCGTGGCTAAGCGCTTGCTGGAGCTGCCGCTTGACTTTGTTGTTACTTTTAACGGTCACAACTTCGACTTGCGGTACTTAAACTCGCGGCTTTTGCTGCTGACGGGCGAGCATATTCGCTTCCGGCTACCAGATGGCACGGAAACTGTAAACTTTTGCGTCTACGAACGCACCAAGTCCAGCCACAAAAACGTGGGCGGCGTTTCAAGCACCACCTTCCACATTAACAACATTAACGGCACCATCTTCTTTGACATATACGCGTTTATCCAGCGTACAGAAAAGCTAGACTCGTACAAGCTCGACGCGATATCCAAAAACTCTTTCCACTGCACTGCTGTTGTGGACAACACGCGTGGAGACATTGTAACCTTCCGCGGAGACCGCGCCACAAACAATGACGGGAACGCAGCTGTGTTTGCACGCGTGCTAGCCACCGGCAACTACGTGACTGTCAACGAGCGCGTGTGCCGCGTGCTGCACAAGCGCGTTTGCGACGGCGCCTTCACAGTGGACCTGCGAGACCCCACGCCGCGCGCGCTCGGCGACCGAGTAACGCTATCTTTTGGCAAGGACGACGTTAACCTCGCGAGCATGTACGCAAACTACTCGCTAGACACATGTTTAGAGATGGCGCGGTACTGCCTCCACGACGCGTGCTTGTGCTTGTACTTGTGGGAGCACTACGGAGTTGAAACTAAGATCGCAGCAGCTGCGTCCACGTACCTGCTGCCGCAGTGCGTGGTGTTTGAGTACCGCGCAAGCACCTGCATCAAGGGCCCGCTGATGAAGCTGTTGCTAGCAAACCGCACTGTGATGGTTCGCTCTAACGTCAAGACTAAGTACTTCTTCGAAGGAGGGCGCGTGATGGCGCCCAAGCAGAAGATGTACGACAAGCACGTGCTCATTTTTGACTACAATAGCTTGTACCCAAACGTGTGCATCTACGCAAACTTGTCTCCAGAAACGCTAGTGGGCGTAGTCGTAGCAAACAACCGCCTCGACGCAGAAATTGCTGCAGTGGAGATTCGCCAGCGCTTTCCTGCGCCGCGCTTTATCGCAGTGCCCTGCGAGCCACGCTCGCCAGAGCTAGTGTCAGAAGTGGCTATTTTTGACCGCGAGGCTAACGGCATTATTCCAATGCTGCTGCGCTCCTTTTTGGATGCGCGCGCCAAGTACAAGAAGCTGATGAAAACCGCTGAAACGGCGGTAGACCGTGAAATATTCAACTCTATGCAGTACACGTACAAGATCACTGCCAACTCTGTGTACGGGCTGATGGGCTTCCGCAACAGCGCGCTGTTCTCTTACGCTTCAGCTAAAAGCTGCACAGCTATTGGGCGCGCCATGATTGTGTACTTGGAGCGCACGCTAGACGGCGCAACAGTGTGCGGCACGCAGCTAACGCTAGCAGCGCGTCCAAACAACCCGCTGCTGTGCGACGCTGCTTTTGAGAGCCGCTCTGCGAAGGTGGAAATTGATCCGTCTGTAACTAGCGGCCGAGCTGCAGAAACAGTTTCGTTTCGAAGCGTGTATGGCGACACAGACTCTGTGTTCCTGGAGGTGGACTCTGTGGACATTGCGTTTTCGCGGCGCGTGGGGCGGTGTTTAGAGCGCATCATCAACGAGCACGTGCTTTTTGCCAACTTCAAGGTAGAGTTTGAAGCTGTGTACTGCAACCTTATTATGCAGTCTAAGAAGAAGTACACGACTACCAAGTTTGCTGTCTGCGACGGAGGCGGATTTGAGCGCGTGAGTAAAGGCACCAGCGAGACGCGCAGAGACGTAGCGCCCTTCCACAAGTTTATGATCCGCAAGTACAAAGACATGCTTTGCCGCACGCTAGCAGAAGAGGGGTCAGAAAACATTGGCGTGGAAATACTGCGATCGCTGGAAGAAGAGCTCAACTTTGAGTTTGAGGCGCGCTCTATGCAACTAGATTGGTTTTTGCTTAGCCGCGTGCACCACAAAAACTTCAAGTCGCCAGACAATCCAAACATTGCGCTGGTGACGCGGTACAACGCAGAAAACGCGGAAGCCATAGAAATTGGAGAGCGCTACTTCTTCGCGTACGTGTGCGGAGACGGGCCCTGGCGGCGGCGCATCACAAACATCAAGTCGTACGAGAGGGTAGTCAACACGAAAAACTTTAAGCTTGAAAAAAACGAGCGAATAATGTACGAAGTCTACTTTAAGAGACTTTGCACAGAAATAGTTAACTTGCTAGACAATAAGACTATGTGCACGCTGTTTTTTGAGCGCATGTTTGGCTGCAAGCCCGTTTTTACTAGCTGAGCTATCACACAAAGACCGTGCGTGTTCGCCAGTGTGCTGACTCTCTGGTGGTTTTTATTCGTCCTAGAATGAACTGTGTTAGGTCTTCGTGCTGCAACGCGAGAATCTTGAGCATGCACAGCGACCGGTAGCAGCCCATGTGGCGGTACTGGCGCAGCAGCGTTTCCACAGCAGAAAGGAGGTTGTCTTCGTCAATGTCTGCGTTGGTGCTAGTGAGGTACCGGTAAACATTCATTTCTTCAGATGCCATTTCTTCGAGCACGCGCTCGCGGTAGCGCCGAAACGCGTTAGTGTCTGCGGACAGCGCATCCACGAGGTCGTCGGCCAAGTGCACAACTTCTCGCGCATACATGGTTCGCATGCGCTTAGAAACAATGTGCAAACACGCGTACGGCACAAACGCCGCGTGCCAGTAGAAAGAACCAGCCAAGCACCGAAGCATAGTAATCTGGTCGCCAACACACAGCGACGAGAGCTCCTCAAGGAGGTGGCGCGCATCGGTTTCTGTGCAGCCAGGAACTAAGCTTTGGGTAACCGAGGAGTTGTTTAGCAACTGCTCCAAACTGAGCGTAGGAATCATAACTGGGCTTTGGGGCTCGGTTTCCCTCGGCGGCGCGGGCTGGCCAGAGTGCCGCTCGGCGTGCTGCTCTGATTGGCGCGAGGTAGTGCGCGTTGCTCGCTGCGAGCCCGATAGCTCGCGATGATGCTGGAACGCGCAGTGGGCGTTGCACAACGAGGCATCTGTGAAAACGCTGTCGTTGCAGAAGCTGTCGCAAAAGCTGCCGCAAACGCTGCTGTGCTCGCTGCAAGCGCTGTGGGAAGCCATGGTTGGCTGACTGTGATGGGAAAGCGCATTACATTTTATGTTTGAAGCGCGCTAAACTAGCACTACGTCCTCTACAGCCAAGCCCAGCTTTTCCATGAGAAACTCCACGCCGGGCGTGATTTTTGTGGTTACGGACACGCCTGGTACGTAAAAGACGAGGAACATCAGCACAGGGTCATACTCCGTGTAGTACAAAATAGTGCTGAGGTTGGCGAGCGTTGCAAAGTCTGAGGGCGGCAGCCTGCCTATGGGCGTAGGGTTGCTGATGCGGGTAACCCCTGAGAACGGCTGGCTAAAGGTGTCGTCGTTGCCCAGACGGCTAAACAGCGGGCGGTAGTCGCCCGTGCGCCGCAAGTAGCGCGCAAGCTCAATGTGCCGCTCGCGCGTAGTGTATACAGCGCCAAGCAAGCTATGCTTGGCGGTGTCAAAGGTTTCGCCCTTAAACCAGAAGAGAATGTTGAAGATGGGCACTGCGGCCAGCAGCAAAAAAGAGATGTACTCGCGCTCTGGCAGCGCCGCAAACCGGTGGTAGGGGTTCACGAAGCGCCCTGAGAAGGAGCCCTGGTTCACAAACTCAGTGTTGAGCTTGGGTTCATACGCGGGGCACTGCCCGCTAGGGTCTGCGAGCAGCGAGAACATAAACTCAAACTTCTTGAGCATGCCTAGCGATATTGGGTAAAAGTCTGTAACGCGGTAGTTCCCAAGCCGGCTGCTCCACAGTGCAGTCTCGGGTATCCACCCGTATGCGTAGTTGTTGTAGATGTAGGTGTGCCGCATCAACGGGCTGAGCCCCTTTGTGAAAAAGGTTTCTTGGTTGGGCGTTCGCACCTGCGCTGCAGCGTCTACGTCGTGGGTGCCGCTGTCTACCATCGCGATTTATTGGCGAATACTTCGTTACGACCGCCCGTGGGCGATGACACGGCGAATGTACCTCTTGTCTGCTTCTGTGAGGTGCACCAAAGAGTCCAGCAGCGCCTCCACGAGCGTCATGTGCTCGCGAAGAAACGGGCGCATTGCTGCGACAACCGCAGGGTTGAAGTTGTTCACCACTGCGCGAACAATGCCCGGAGCTGCAGCTGCGCTCTTGCGCGCTGCGTACGCGGGGAACGAAGACAGGTCTTCGATGCGCTGCAGGTGCCGCAGCATAGCGGCTACCACGTCGTTGCGGTAGTCTTCGAGAACTAGCCCCAGCGTTCCCAGCTTTGCGTCTAAAAAGTACCGAAGCACGCTGTTGCTGAACAGCGCATGGCGGCGCTCTACGGGCACGTCTGAGAGCCTTGAAAGCGTTCCGCGGTCTAGCACAAAGGGGTTTTCCTCGTTGAGGAAGAGGTAAGTGTTGTACTCGCGGATGAAAAAGTCCGACTCGTCGTTGTACATGCGCATCGCAAGCCCGCGCTCAGCGGCGTGCACGTCTGGGTCTGTTGTTCCGTAAATCATGTGCGACATAAAGGCTCCGTTGAGGTCAATGTCGGCAAACCGATCTCGCAAGCGCGCGTCAGAGCTAAAAGCTTCGCGTACGTGCTCTGGCTCAAAGAAGTCAGGGTCTATGGCAGCTACCACGCGAAAGAGGTCGTCCATAAACCGCTCATTCGAAGTAAAAGTTTTTCCGTCAACAAACTTTTCGCGGTACAGCCGCACAAAGTACTGGCGCCACTCTTCGTTTGCGGAGTCGACCACGCCGAGGATGTCTGCAGGCACGTCGTAGATAAGCTGCACGAGCAGCCCGCGGATGTCAGGATCGTCTTCTAGGCGGTACACGAGCTTGAGCGTGTTGGCGTTTACGCGCCCCTGCTTAACTTCTGAGTACGCGTAGCTGAGCACGCGCTCGTACAGTGTCTGGGCGTCGCGGTCGCGGTAAACCTCTGCATCGCTAGCGATCGGTGCGTTTAGCCAAACCCAATAGCTGGGCTTGTTTCCAGGAAACATGTACTCGCGAATTTTTTCTGTGAGCGCGCTGTGCCGCACGGTGCCCGCCTTCTGCAGCAGCGTGAACAAGTTCTGGCGGTCGTTGTCTTCGTAGGCGTGCCCAACGTCTCTCTTAACAAGAAAGGCCCACACTAGTAGCCGCAGCACTGCGCGCCTTTTTACAGCGCGAAACTCGGTTTTCTTAAACATGCGCGCGAAAATCAGCTCTGCGTCTCGCAAGGGTTCGCCGTCAGTGAAGAGCGGGTTGCTAGCTACGTTGTAGTTCACGCCAATAACTTCAGACAGCTCAGCCGCGCGCGCGGCTACTTCCATGAACCGAGCGTCTGCGAGCAGCGCAGCGCACACTGTGCGGTATGTTTGCACAGCTGAAGCAAAGGCTTCATAGTTGCGCGAGAGCGCCTTCACGAATATCTGCGGCGCGTCAAAAGCCACGCGAAGAACAGCATCAAAAACGTCCGGCCACTGCGACATGTGCACAAACACAAAAAAGTTTGTGTTAGCGAGCACGTCTCGCGTGATTACCGCATGCGGAAAGGATGTAACAAGGTAGTGCAGCGCGAGCACGTGCCCCAGCGAAAAGATGGACACTTTTTGCTGAACCTCAGCCTTCATAAAGTCTAGGTTGCGGTCTATTGCGTGTATCATGTACTTTCGCCTCACAAAGTCCATTTGTAACGCCTAATTTGCGCGCCGCCAGCGCAAAGGCTAGTCGTTTATCTTAATGGAATAAAATAATACTGAGATAATACGGAAGTATTAATAATGGACGAGTCAATGCTATACAACCTCGCGGTTGCGCACGTAGACGCCAGCGAAGCAGCGCGCATAGCAACATGGGCAGCAGAGTGCGCGCAAAGGTTTGCAATAAAAAACATCTTGAACACGAAAACCTCAAACACTGAGGAAACAAACTTCAACCCTGCGCACAACATTGGCATTGAGTACTCGAAAGACACAAAGAACCGGCTTTCCTACAAGAACAAGCGCAGCATCGAGGTGGTGGAGGGCGACGGCTACGAGGACATCCGCGCGCAAATACGCGCTACAAACGGTATTGAGCACGACGCGCTGCGGTACTTGCTCTTTGCAGTGCGGTGCGCAGCTGCAAAAGTGCCCTTCAACATCGAGGATGTGCAGGACTACGACTACAGCGAGTACTTTAGCGTGCTAGACAAAAAGCACAACTTGCCGTGCCCCTCGTGCAAGAGCAAGAACACCATGCCGATGATGATCCAAACGCGCTCTGCGGACGAGCCGCCCTTGATCAAATACGCGTGCAAAAATTGCCAAAAGAGTTTCAATCCTCCCAAGTTCTGCGACACGGGAGCACCGCAGAAATCCTAAAAAATATACTTCACAGTAAATACGTCGCCATGGATGACGAGTGCGTGGCAAAAATTTTGAGCTTTCTGCGTGACGCTAGCCATCCTGTGCCTGCCAAGCGCGTGGCTTCAGAGCTTGGCATTACTAAGCACTGCGCTAACAAGCACCTGTACGGCCTCCTAGCTAGTGGCGATGTGCGCTGCGAAGGCGACTGCTCTCCGCGCTGGTTTGTTGAGCCGCCCGCTCAAGAGTGTAACGCCCCTTCCAACGACTCAGCCAGCGACGACGGCAAGCCCAAGGGCGCCAAGGGCGCCGAGAGCTGTAGCTCTGACGGCGAGCCCATGGAAACTGAGTGCGGCGTTGAGCCAAAGGAGGTAAGCGCCCTATTTGAGGACATCGACATTGTTCCGCGCACCACTGTGCTCCGTTTCAAAGCCATGAACGCTGTTAGCGCCGTTAACGAGTACTGCATGCTTGTGCACCGCGACCTGGTGTTCCGCGAGTGTCGCACTGGCGGCGAAAACCACTGCCCCTCGTTTACATGCACCGTGCTCGTGTCCAACGTTGCTGTTGCTGTCGCGTGTGGACGCAGCAAGAAAGCCGCGCGCCACGCTGCTTGCACTGCTGCAATTACCACGCTCATTGACAACTGCGGCATTACTTTCTAACGGCAAAACTCATTTTTGTTTATCGGGATTTGGAATAACATTAAAATAAGCGTCTTCCGCGAAAGCCCAACCACAATGCAGCAAGCCAAGCAACTGGTGGAGGCGGCGCTCGCTTGCGGCAGCACTGAGCGCGCGTTCGCCGAGCTGCCAGTCGCAGACGCGCTCAACATGCTGCACGCGGGCGTCCACCCTCGGCACCTGCCGCGGAAACTCTACGCTGCAGTGGCTGCTGCGCTGCCAACGCACTTGCACCTCTTTCGCCCTCAGCACGTCTTGCCTGAAGACTTGCTGCAAGAGCTCTCGCGCCGCCGGTGCGGAAAGCTTTTTGCTGAGCACCTTGCCTACCACACTTCGTACGTGGTGCAGCACGCTGACTACGCGCTGCTGTGCCGCTGCATTCCGTACATGAACATCTCAGACGACGACGTTAGGCTCATCGAAGAGCGGTTTCCAAACAACGTAGACAATGTGCTCGTGGCGGTGAACGCGCGTAGCGTGCCCAACATTAACGCTGCATTTACCGACGAAATGATTGAGGCTATTGTAGAGGCGCGCCCAGAGATGGCAGCCGCGCTGTACGCCACACGGCCGCTGGACCTCAGCTTCCTCAAGCGCATGCTGGCGGAGCACGGAGTGCCGCCCATTAACGAAGAGCTAGCGCACGCGTCGCCGCTGGACGCCGTTGAGCTGCTCGCGCAGCTCTCGTCTGTGTACGACGTGCGGCGAACGCTCGATGGGCTGCGGCACTCAGTGCTGCAGTCTGAAACTGTGAAAGCCTTTGTGCTTGACCGCATTAGAAACAAGCGCCAAGTTTTGCAGTACTTGCACTACGCCAGAGAGTACCTCCGCGACCGCGTGTTTGACACAGGCCCCTTTGGGCCCATCTTCGTTCCCGCTGCTTACCTCAACGTGGATAGCCTCTCTCGCGAGGACCTTGCGGCCATAGCAGACTTTCCTGAGAAGTACGACGCTGAGTTCATGTGGAAGCTGGCGCTAGAACGCAGCTTCCACGAGGTGCTAGCGAAGCTCATACGACTCATGCCTGTAGACGCTATCACTGAGGACGTGTGCGTAGCTGTGGTGCGCTCAGGACAGCGCATTGCCGTCGCCGACATGTGCGTGCACACCAGGCGCGTGGCCGAGGCCTGCGTAGAAATGGAACTCCCTGACGTTGCAGACTTGCTCGACACTGTGCCGCTGTCTGCGCTGCTAGCAATGGGCGCGGACCTCTTTGCATCAGACTACGTGTTTTCAACCGCCTGGTTTAACGACCGCCCAGAGCTTGCGGAGGAGTACGTGCGCCGATTTAGCTTCTGCGGTCCTCGCTTGGCGCGCCTGCTCTTCGGGTACCCGCTAAAGCCCTCCACGCTCAAGCGCGTCTACGACGCGCTCTGCGCGCCCAACGCAGTTCCCGATAGTGTGCGCGAGTCGCTCGGGTACTTGGTTTCGCAGGGAGAAATGCGCTTGCGGCCCGTGGGCGAGTTGCGCTGGCCTCGCGAGAGCGACGAGATTGAGGAAGGGTACGAGCAAGAGGTTTTTTCCTCGGAGCACAGCGCGCGGCTCGCCGTGTGTTTAAACGCGTACGCAGTTCCCGGGCTGCGCGGGTACGCTACTGCTGACTTGGTAATCACAAAGCACGCTTCTGGAAGCGTTATTCTGCAGCTGCTGCGCGCGTACAAGTCTGACAGCGCCGTCAACAAAGTGCTCGACCATGTATTCGACGTATCGCGCATGGCGAGGCACGGGCTCTTTCTGCTGCCTGACATGTTCACGCCTGGGTGGACGCCCGTGTTGGACCTAGCTCGCGGAGCGCCAGCACGGCCGCCCCCAGTGCTCAAGATGGAGCGGCTCTCCTTTTCACCATCAGAGATGGTGGGCTACCATGGGCTTGGGCGCTTTGCGCTGGGCTACGAGGGCGCGGAAGGCCCATGCTCAGACCACCAGATGGCTATGGACGCACTGTTCCGCTGCTTGTTTGTGCACCTAGCCGTAGGCGTGCGCCTTACTGAGAAGGTTGACGTTTGCGCTTTTGTGCGGCTGGTGCTCGCAGCTTTCGCGGACGGGCTCTGTGTAGAGCGCTACACCGAGCCAGTGGAATTTGTTGAGCAGGAGCTAACGGAGCTGAGGGCTTGGGGGCCTGGCGAGCGCGTTATTGAGTCTTCACGCGTGTGCATGCGGAACACCACGCTCTTGTGCCAGCGTGTTTGCGCTCGATTTGCGATGTACAATAATCGCGTGTTTAAAAAATAGCAGAGCTGCGATGGCCTTGCAGGTGATTGAGGAGTACCTCGGCTCCAAGCCCTCTATGGAGCGCTGCATGCTCCTGCGAACGCAGCGCCGAAACATTGTTCGGATCCTCAACTTTGACAGAAAGCTTTTTTTATCCCTCGTTGTAAAGAGCCGCCGCCGATTTTTTAAGAAGATTGGCGGCTCTGAAAAAGAAATTGCTGCGCGCATCGAGGAGTACTTCACGCGGCAGGCGCGCCTAGAGAAGCTTGGGCAGATTCTAACTGTGCTGGAGCTGCAGTCAGTTATCGTTTCAGAGTTTACGAAAACAGTGGGCTTGCTTACGGCGCCCGCGCCAGCAATTAACGCGCCCGCGCTCCGCGTGCACGTTGAGCCAGCAGCGGAGCTCACGCGGCGCGCGCTGCGCTCGTACATGGTGCTACCCGCCGCTGGCAACCTTGCGCCAGCAATGGCGCGGCACAAGCACTCTGACCTCGTGGACGTAGTCAAAACGCTAGTAAAGGAACACTTGCGCCGGAACAACAAGCGCTGCGTGTGCTACGGCTCGTACTCGCTGCACTTGCTCAACCCCGAAATCGAGTACGGAGACATTGACATGGTGCAAACGAGCGCGCGGCCGTTTCTTATCAACTTGGCCTTCCTGATTTACTTTGTTACCGGGCGCCAGACAGTGCTGCTGCGCGTGCCTTACCTTAAAAACTACGTGGTGCTCCACGACGAGGAGGGTGGGCACATTCTGGACATATTCAACGTGCGCCAGTCAACACTGCGCGCGCTGCCTACGCTGCTCGTGGACAACATTTACATTTTGCACCCCTTTGTGCAGCTCATGGCCATGCTGAAGATGTTTTCGCAGACAGACCGCATCCACGACCTTACAAGCAACTTTGACAAGGCGCGCGTGCGCATGGAAACGCTGCTGGCTTTTGCGCTAGAAGAGCTGGGCCCTGCTCAGGCAGACGCGCGTCTGCCGCTCGTGTGCACTTTTGCGAACGGCAATCCCGAAACTCGCGTGCTTGAGGTTGACACGTCTGCGCTAAACCTCGGATTCTCCAGAGCTGTGGTGTTCTTGGACGAGCCTGTGCTCGTGCAGAAGATCCTAGACCTGGGCGTTCCAGAAGATAACATTGTGGACTTTGAAAGCGTGTCAAACTCGTCCTTTTTGGTGCACAGAGACACGCTGTTTACGTACTTTTCAAACACAGTGCTTATGAACGGCAACGCTGTGCACGACGTCAGCTGTCGCGGCGTCACTGCGCACATTGTAATGTATCTGCTGCTGACGTGCCACCCAGAGGCGCGGGCAGCTGTCCGCGGGATGCTGGGCTCGCTGCTGTCTTCTGGCTGCCCAGCTACGTCTGTGGTAGAGCGCGCCCGAAAGTCAGGCACGCACGGCGTTATTGACATTGCGCGAAACTTAATTACGCACTAACTGGCGTGAGCAGCTGCTCATTGCCGACGGCACATCTGCTCGCCGTTATTTTTCGCCGTTGAAAATAAGCTCTCAAGCATTTGGGTTCGCATCAGCGGCATCGCAGCTCCCGGAGACCCCGGGGGCGTTCTCATTGGGCATGCGGGAGGCGTGTTGGCGGGGCACGCCGCAGGCGAGAGAGCCGAGGGTCTCCTGTCGCAGGGCGGCGACCTAGGAGGGTCCACCTTCAGCACACACGAGGCCTTGGGTTCCTCGCTTTTGGCTTCGGGAACCTCGCACAGCTTTATGTACCGCAGAACGAGCACTCTTCCAATTCCACTAACATTTATGGTGAAGGGGCGCTTGTACAGGCCGCCTTCCGAACTCATTTAATTACGTTGAAAATATAATCCCCTACTGCCAACTCTAAATACAGCGAAATGGAAGAACAAAAACGCGCGCGCTCTAGCTGCCTTTTGGGAGAGTGCGAGATTTCCAAAACGTCGTCGTGCTGCGTAACTGTGCTCTGGCGCTCACTAAGCTGCAGCGACCTTAACCACTTATCGCAAAGCCGCATAACTTCCAGAGGGCCTTGCGGCGGCGAGCGCAGAAACGCGTGCACACCTGAAGAACCGCGCCTGCGTCGGTCGCACAGCGAAGAAGGGCGCCTGTTTTCGCGCCGCTAGCGCACTTTTTGTTTCCCGATAAAATGTAAAAAATACATGGTCTACGTACGAGTTTAGTTGCCGCTATGGAAGCTGCTGCCCACAGCCATGAAAAAAGTGCGATGGTGCTTACCACTTCGCACTTGGAGAGCTTGAGCAACGTTGTGCGCCAGGAGGAAATGTGCCGGCACTTTTGCTTCAAGAGCGGCCTCTCGCCCGCGCTAACAGTGCGCGTACCAGGTAGCGTGAGCGTGGACGCGATAAGCAGCGACACGTGGAACTTAGCGCGCTCGCACGGCGTGCGCCACGTGGTTTTCTTCAAGGCGTCGGCTGTGGAGTGGCGCGTAGCAGAGCTGTTTGCGGAGCTCGGCGAGAAGCTGGGGGGCGTGGACTGCCTTTGGTTTGTCGCGGACGGGTTTCTGTACGACGATTCGCCGTCGCCGTTTAAGCCCGTGGACGGCATGGAAACCATGATTCGCTGCGTGCTCTGCGACGTGATGCGAGAGTGCGGCGGCGTGCTGGTGCCTGGCGCTCCCTCAGTCGCGAGCCAGTGCCTCATGGACCGGTACTTGCTGCCGTTTGGCAGCTTGCTCGCCATGTTTAACTACTTCAGCGCGCCGCAGTTCTCGCGCCTTTTCTCTGGGTCTCTCGAGCACTCGCGCACTTGCGCTGCTGGCGAGAAAACTCCACGCAAAAGCGTGCGGCGCTCGCTGCTTCACGGGTACGTAGACACGCTCATGTACCAGCAAGCAGCCGCGGACGCACGCCGCGAGCGCGAGCGCGAGCGCCGACGCCACGAGCGCGACAATGTTCTCGCGGTGTGCCGCAGCCTTCACCGCATGCGCGTAGCCGACGACAGCGACGAGGACGTTTAATCATGTCGTGTTTTTATTCCAAAAATGAAATAGCACGGTTTACCGGTCGTTTGCCGACCTCGGCTCGACGACTGCGCCATGATGGACGAGGAGCTCACGCTACTGCTGTGCCACGCCATGGAGGTAGAGCTGTCCATCACTCAAACAACTAAGCTGCGCCGGCGGCTGACTAAGCTGCGCTTGAACTCGTACGTGGTCATCATGTCTCTGAAGGAGGCCATGGCGCGCAAGAGCTGGATGCCGCCCGGCAGGATACTGGGAACAGACGTGTCTGAAGACATCCGCATGCTCGAGTACATGGTTAGCGAGGTAGACAGCGCGCGCGAGAACGTGGAGCCGTACTTTTACGCGATCCAGTGGTCGCACAACTCAGACGTTTTTGACGAGTGTCTTCACGACGTCATGGACTCGCGGTTTGGCGACGCGGTTCCGCGGCTCGCGCTCGGAGTTGTGGAGAGCCGCTACCCGCACCTCATGATGGACCGGTGCTACACGTGTTTGCAGGCGCTCTTTTCAGAAGACGCGTCTGTGCGCTTTGCAAACTCGCTGGTGCGCTACAGCGCTACGCTAGCAGGCGCGCTCGTGGACCGGTCTAGGGAACCAGGCGGCTCCTACGACGAGCTTGTAGACATGGTGCGGCACCGCAACATCAGCAAGCTGCGGCTGTGGCCGCGAGTGGTCGACGCCGCTGTGGCAGACGTGGTGGAGATGGACCTCGACGGGCTAAAGGCTTACTGCCGCACGTGCCTCATGACCTCGCGCTTTACCGCTGGCGGGCTGCTGGAGATCATCAAAGACCATATGGCGCCCATCATCGTGGAGTGTATAGAAACCAGCATCGCTGAGAACAACATGGAGCGCGCGCTGAACATGTACGTAAACTTCAACTCCTCCATCCGCGCTAGCAGCTTGTACGAGTCTGTGGCGGCGCGCATGTCTGCCAAAACTCTGTACGCGGCTGTGGTTGCTGCGCCGTCGAGCAACATAGCCGCGCTTGTGTCCTACATCAGCCGCCTTCCGCGGGACGAGCTTAACGCATTTGTGCGCGTAGCTGCTGCTCGAATTGTGAAGAGCGTGTACACCGAAACAGCTTTGGACAAGCACCTCTCTCTCAAGCTTGCGATGGAGCTATACCCGCAAATGATATCGCCATTGCTAAGCGACCTTGTTCGCAAGCACATGGCTGGCGCGCTGCGCTTGCCAATGCTGCCGTTGTCCATGGAGCACGACAGCGGCGTGCGAAACGCAGAAATGGTGCTGGTGCCTGTAAACGTGTACACTGCGCCAACAACAGTGCCTTCGTCTGCGCTCACGCCGCCGCCGTCGCTAAAAGCGCTAGTAGACTCGGCAATGGAGCGCGCCAACACTGTGTACGAGGTAACTCCGCTAGCAGCGTTTGGCCGCGCAGAAATCACGATCGCCACAAGCCACGGGGAGCTTGAAGTGGTGTGCTCCACCGCGCACCTTGTGTGCATAGCAATGATGGACGAAGCGGGCAAAGTTGGCGTTTCCGTTGAAGACGTGACAGCGCACCTAGGCGGCAACTCTAGGCTGGCTGAAATGTCTCTTATGCGCCTTTCTAGAGAAAAAATTGCAAAGAAAAGAACTGTTGACTCTGCAAAACGGTTTGTGCTGAACACGCGCCGCGGAGTGAGCGACTCCCCCCTGAGCGTCTTTGACTAGCGCCATGTCTTCCGTGCGAGTTCGAAGCTGGAAGCTCACGGTGCAGTGCGCGCTCGCGTACCCAAACGTTTGCTACATTTGCAACAAGGCAGCTGCGGACGGGTGCATAAACGGAACGTGCCCGGGCGCGTGCCCGTTCATGGTGCTAGTGTGCGGACACGGGTACCACGCGCACTGCTTTAACCCTGCAAACTCTAGCGTGTGCTTCGTGTGCAGGTCAGGCGTCCAAAGGGCTGAGCTTCCCGACGAATCCGCGGGAGCTGCGGTGCAAGAGTTTATGATTTAACTCAGGTAACTGACGTAGAGCTAGTTGCGTTGTTAGTTTTTGTACACGCTTAACTTGATTGATGTTAGCGCCGGTGAGCAGTTGGGCAGATAAAGCTACGACCGCGCTACTGGCAGGGCTGTTTCAGCGCCCGTGCGCAGAAGCTCCATTGCGCGCCTGCCGTCTGAGTACTCTTCGCTCGTGAAAAGGTTGCGGTCGCAGATCTGCGTAACTGCAACGTACGCCTTGCTGCGCCCGAGCTGGTGGCGCAGCGAGGTTAGCGCTTGGGTTACGCGCTGCACTAGCCAGTGTAAGCACGCCATGCTGCTTACTCGCGACGAAGCTCTGTATTAATACCTTTCCAAAACTATTAAATAGCTCAAGTTTGGCGAGCATGGTCAAAAACCAGTAACGTTGCGCAATGTTGGCGGTGCTTGGCGTGGCCGTTGCAGCAGTGGTGCTCGTTGGCGCACTGGGGCTCTGCGCGCTGGGTTTGGAAACGTACGTGTCCAACGCCGAGGAGCGCATGGATGCGCGCCGCCAGGAGGAGCTAGACGAGCTGCTGCTGGGCCAGAAGGGAGAGTTTGTAAATTACTGAAAATATACGCAGCTTTATTCACGTTGGCCGCGTGCACACTTCATCACAAACACTACTACCTCCCACCTACCTCACTGCCATGCTCATCTACGGACCTCGCCTCAAAGTAGAAAGCTTGATCGACAGCATGATGGACGACATAGAAATTTACGGAGACCTGTTTCCAGAGTGCACTCCCGAAGACATGTCAGAAGCGCTTGATAAGTTCCTAGAAGACATTAACGTTAAATCTGAATTAGAGCTGCTAACTAACGAAGAAATGGAAGAACTCTTGAAAGATCTCGAGGACGTGGCTAGGCTGCTAAGCGCTGCTGTTTAGCTGTAACTTTTTATGAGATAAATAAAATGTGGCCGTTTGCGTCTATTCCTGTTGGCGCTAACTGCCGCGTGGTAGAAACGCTCCCGCCAGAGGTTGCGTCCTTGCAGCAAGGCAACATGGGCACGCTCGACTGCTTTTTGGCTATCATTGAGTCTGCAAAAAAGTTTCTCTACATCGCCAGCTTTTGCTGCAACTTGCAGTCCACCAAGGAAGGCCTCAACGTCAAGGACCGGCTGTGCGCGCTCGCAAAATCTGGCGTCAACGTAACCATCCTCGTGGACCACCAGAGCAAAGAAAAGGACGCGGCAGAGCTCCGAGAAGCTGGCATAAACTACTACAAGGTTAAAGTGTCCAACAAAGAGGGCCTAGGCAGCATGCTCGGCAGCTTTTGGCTTTCAGACGCCGGGCACTGGTACGTGGGCAGCGCTTCGCTTACCGGCGGCTCGCTAGCCACCATTAAAAACTTGGGCGTGTACTCCACCAACAAGCACTTGGCTGTCGACCTCATGAACAGGTACAACACCTTTAGCTCCATGGTCGTGGACCCCAAGCAGCCGTTTACGCGCTTCTGCTGCGCCATGATAACGCCCACAGCCACGGACTTCCACATGAACCACTCTGGCGGCGGCGTTTTTTTCTCAGACTCACCAGAGCGCTTCTTGGGCTTCTACCGCACGCTCGACGAAGACCTGGTGCTGCACCGCATCGACGCCGCGGAAAACAGCATTGACCTCTCTCTGCTGTCTATGGTGCCAGTGGTGCGCTCTGGCAGCGAGGTGTACTACTGGCCGCTGATCATGGACGCGTTGCTGCGCGCCGCCATCAACCGCAGCGTGCGCGTGCGCATTATCGTCAGCCAGTGGCGTAACGCGGACCCACTGTCTGTGGCTGCAGTTCGTGCGCTGGACAACTTTGGAGTGGGGCATATCGACATCACTGCGCGCTGGTTTGCAATTCCAGGCCGCGACGACGCATCCAACAACACTAAGCTGCTGATCGTGGACGACTGCTTTGCGCACGTTACAGTGGCTAACCTCGACGGCACGCACTACAAGCACCACGCTTTTGTGAGCGTAAACGCGGAGAACAGCGACGCTGTGAAGCAGCTTGCCGCAGTTTTTGAGCGAGACTGGCGCTCTGAATACTGCACTCCAATAAATTTAAAATAAAGCGCAGAAGGCGCGATCGCGGTCACGCCTGCCCAGCGCTGCGCAGCAACGCACATAACGCAGCGGCATCTTGCGCGATGCTGGGGTTCTGGGGGAAAGTGTGCAGCGGCGCGGCAGGAAGGCCAGCGTGGGATGAGAAGCCGCTCGCTACAGAGCTCGTTCCTGGAGAATACGCGCTATCGAAAGCTAGGGACGGAAAAACGATGATTTTTGGCGCGCGCGACGTGCGCGACGCAGCTGTTGTTCTTCCCTCCCTCAAGTCCACGCGTATAGTGTGCACGTTTATCGACGCACACCCTGACGCTGTAGACGCGCCGCCCGCACCTCCAATGCAGCGGTTCGCTATAGTGGCCAGGGACGACCTCGCTTGCTACATCCCTAACTCTGCTAACCCCTTTGTAGATATCTTGCGTCGCCGCGCTGAGAGTGAGCCAGAGCTCTGCGCTGCCTTTGAGGACAGTCCTCCGCCTAGTGATGCGCGGTCCCTTAACGAGCTCAACAAGTGGCTCTCCGACTTGGGCTTGTACGACTTGCGCATGGTCTCGATGGACGCAGTACAGCGCTTGGGCACGCCCTTGCGCAAGCAAACGCTGCTAGATATTATGAACGTGTGCTACGTGGGCACGTACGCCATTTGGGTCAAAGACCCGGCAGCGTACGCGCGCCCTGACACTGAAGTGCTGGCGCACGACGTTTGCGTCGCCGCTAGCGCTGCTTCCTGGGCGCAGCCGCACATTTTCCTCCCCTCAGGCAACAGCGTAACCGCTTGGTTTTGCTACCGGTGCAGCAGCAACGGCTGCGTGCAGCTAAACTCCATTGTAACCAGCGCGGGGCACACGTTTCGAGGCGCGTGCGCCAGGTCTGTAGTGCGCGAGTTTCTTATGTGGCTTTCTACGTGCAAAGAGCACATGACAGTGTACGGCTTCTACAGCTCCTTTTTTGACACGCGGCAGGTGTTTATGCTCGCGGGAAAGGGCTGGGCGCGCGTGTCTGAATGCACCATCCTCTCAAAGCTCGGCAACCGCGTAACCTTCGTGGACCTTGCGCGGTTCGCGCCTGGAACGCTCTTCTCCGAGTACTGCGAGTTCTGGGGCGGAACTTGTGTCGACGTCCCCAATGACGTGATTCCTGGCGACGACCCTGCAGCGGAAGCCGAGGAGGCTGCAGCTGTGGCAGCCCAAGCGCTTGCGAATGCAGCGCAGGCGCACCAAGCGGCGCTAGCGCGCATCTTTCCCTCCTGCGACATGGCTGCCTTTATCGGGCTGCGCGAGATGGTGCTAGCCAACGCCGCGCGCGGCTGCAGCGCGTGCCCCATGCACCCCTCCGCGCTTGAAATGGTTAACGCTGCGCTTTTCGTGGAAGAAGCGGGCGAGTTTCCCGTGCCTGCGGGCGCGCGCTGCTTTCGGCTAGCCTCGCCGCTGCGCGAAGCAGCGTCTAAGCTTTACCCTGTGGGCAAGCCGCGATTTGTCACTGAACTCACGCGCGGGCTGCTCGCCGTCGCGCTTTGCGAAGTCGAGCGCAGCCCTGAAGTGCGCGTGCCCGTGCTCTTTGACCGCGAGGACGAAGAGCACCTGCGCTTCAGCGTGGTGCTGACCTCTGTGGACATTGAGACTGCCACTCGGCTCAAGGGCTACACCATCCGCGTGGTTTGCGCGCTAGAATGGGGCCGGTCTGACGAAGTTTTGCGCTCGGGCATAGAGGCGCAAATGACTGCCACGCGAGAGCTCAACACGCCGCAAACCTCCAACCTCATGTCGCGCATCGCAAGCATGCCTTTGCCGCTAGAGGCAGACGACAGCCCCTCTGGGCGGTGCTCGGCGCTCGTGCGCGCCTTTGCAGCCAGCTACTGTCGCCGCGCAGTCCACAGCTTTATTGAGCGCGTGGACTGCCACTTTACTGGCGCTTTTGTGGTCCGTCACGGGTACGACCGGTTTTGGGTTAAAGATCGCATAGCTAAGCACTTGTCTGGCGTTCCCGGAATCCAAGAGGTGGCTCAGACTAGCAGCAAATGAAATGTAAACAAATAACTGATAAAATATGTTTTTATGGCCAGTGTGAACAACAAGATGTCGTTTCTAGTGGACCTTCTAAAGCGCCTTAGCGGGCGTACGCCCTGCATCCCCACAACGGGCTGCGTGCCGCGGCCGCAGATGCGCAGCGACGGAGAATTTGAGGACGACTCTGACGACTACTCATACGGTGACTCAAACGCAACCAATGCTTCTGCTGCGCTGAGGCCCTTGACCCTAACGGTGCCAGGCGCTAACTGCCCTGTGCTCGTGGACTCTGTTATGGAGCGCAAAATTTCAGACATGGCTGCGCTAGTAACTCACGTTGGCGAGTGGACAGAGATTTCTCTCTTTGAGTCTAAGTTCTGCAGAGCGCCGGTCCGCGTGTGCCGCAGCGTGTTTGCGCAGTGCATTTTTGACGCGAACGGCTTTTTTAAGCTCGGTGACTGCCAGGCGCTGCAGCTCAAGCACGGCCAGTGGTACATGCGGCGCAAAGTGGCGCCGAGCGTGGCGTGCTTTGTAGTGGTTGTTTGCCTCAAGAACGACGGCATGGCTGCTGTAGCAGTCGACAATACTCAGTACCTTAACGTGAGCATGTGCGAGGGCGACGCTATTATCTTTCCTGCCGCTCGCGGCGTTTTCATGCTTCCGCAGGTGGGCGGCAACGTGGAGTACCTTATCGCTAACATGGTTCCAACCCAAGACCTTCTAGACATGGGCTACGAGGTGTTTAACCCATCTGTAAACCAAGACGCGCAAATTCGCACTGCTAACGCAGCAGACGCGCGTCGCAAAGCGTGCGCTATCGTAGACTCGCTCGTGACTGCGCGCTGCGACCTAGAGTCTTGCTACCAGGAAATTTGCAGGATGATGATCATGATGGCTGAGTTTGGCGAGCGCTACAGCGAAGTGGGCGCTCAAATGATAACAACCTCTGTAAACGCAATTGCTAAAGGCATGGGCGCGCAGCCTGGCGCCGCCGCGTGCCGCCAGGCCCTGCGCCCGCGGCGGCCGGTCTCCGCGGCGCTGACGCGGTCCCACGCGCTCCTGAACAGCGGGCTGCAGAGCCTCTTCGCGGTGTTCGCGCAGGCGCCGGACGGGCGCCTGCACCCGGACTCGCTGATGGCGCGCATGGAGCAGGACATGCGCGGGCTCTACGACCGGTTCAGCGCGCGGTGGGACGCCATCCTCGAGCTGGCCTCGGACCTGGACTCCACGCTGCCGCGCTGCGACGCCGTCGAGAAGTTCATCCACCTCCGGGTCTGCAGCTCGGACGCTGGCGTCAAGCGCTCCGAGCTCGTGCAGCGGCTCACCATGCTCGCGGGGTCTGGGTACCGGATCACGGGCTCGGGGGAGGGGGTTCAGGTCTGAGCTTTTGTACTGCTTTTTGTACGTTTTTATACGACCTTTCTTACTTTGCGCCGCGATTATGAGTGAAAAAAGCATCGCTTAGTTAGTGCACAGCATGCCGCCGCGCGCGGCGCCGCCGCCGCGCGAGGACGCGCTCTTCAGGTACCTCGACGCCAGCCCCCGCGTGGACGCGGGCGCGGTCCGCGCGCTGGCGCGCGCGGGCGCGGACGTGAACTTCCGCGGGGAGTACGGCCGCACGCCGCTGCACCTCTGCGTGCGCCTCGCGCGGCACGCGCGGTGCGCGGAGGTCCTGGCCGCGCTCCTGGAGGTTGGCGCCGACGTGAACGCGAAGGACGTCTGCGGGTTCACGCCGCTGCACTCCTTCGTGCAGTTCGACTTCGTCCAGACGCGCGTCGTGGAGACCATGCTCGCCTGGGGCGCGGACGTGCGCGCCGAGGGCGGCGTCGTCTTCCACGACAGCGTGCTCTCCTCCTTCCTGGCCTCCTGCGGGGCCGAGGGGCACGAGGCCGACGTCGTCCGCGCGCTCGTGGCCGCGGGCGCGGACGTGAACGAGAGCGACGCGTACGGCATGACGCCGCTGCACGTGTACGCGCGCGGCGGCTCGGTGCGCGAGGACGTGCTGCAGGTGCTCATCGCCTGCGGCGCGGACGTGCGCGCCGTCGACCGCTACGGCGTCACGCCGCTGGCCGCGCTGCTCTGGTCCACGAGCGTGACCGAGCGGCTCTTCGAGCTCATGCTCCGCGCGGGCGCGGACCCGCTGGCCGTGGACGCGGACGGGCGCACGCTCCTGCACCACCACGCGAGCTTCCCGCGCGCGCGGGAGCGCATCGTCCGCGCGCTCGTCGGGATGGGCTGCGACCCGCGCGCGCCGGACCTCGGCGGGAACACCGTGCTGCACTACCTGGCCACGTACGGGCGCTGCGGGCGCTCGATGCTGGAGTTCCTGCTCCGCGCGGGCGTGGACCTCGACGCCAGGAACCACAGGTCGCAGACGGCGCTGTTCCGCGCGGCCGTGTTCAACCCCTCGGCGTGCAGGCGGCTGCTGCAGGCGGGCGCGGACCCGTTCGCGGTCTCGGACTCGGGCTTCTGCGCCGCGGCGGAGATCATGCGCCGCGACAACGTGCGCGCGGCCGCCGCGCTGCTGGAGCGCCGGCCGCCCCTGGACGCGCTGCTGCGCGCGCTGGCCGCCGCCACGCGCTGGGGGTACCTCGTCCCGCGCCCGGAGGCGCCGCTCATGTGCGTGCACAGCCTGGTGCTCCGCGGCGCGGGCGGGCGCGTGCTGGCCGACCCGGCGCTGGGCGAGTACGCGCCCGTGGTCGCGCGCGCGGCGCGCGAGGTGGCGCAGCTGCGCGAGGTGCGGTGCCACCGGGACGCCTCGCTGCTGGACGTGCTGCGCTCCTCGGAGCGCAGCCGCGCGCTGCGCATCCACAGCTCCTTCCTGGACCGCGCGCTCGACTTCGCGGTCTACGGGCGCGCGCTGTTCGGGAAGGTGTGCGGGATGCGGCTGCGCGCGGCCGCGGCCGCGCGCGTCGCCGAGCTGCTGTGCCCGTGCGCGCTGCCGCCGGAGCTGGTGAGCGCGGTGCTCTCCTTCCTCAGCTACGAGGAGCTGCTGGCCGCCGAGGCCGCGCTGCGCAGGCCAGAAGGCGGCGGCCGCGCATAAGGCCGCCATCTTTACCTCCGACGTCGGGTCTTACCCGCGCCGTACGCCGCCGGCCGGCCCAAAGTGTAAATAGTACAGCGATGGAAATAGTCATGCGCGAGCCCGTGCTCCGCGTCGTGCGCCTGTCGGCGAGCGCCACGCTGCCCACGCGGGGCTCGGCGCTAGCGGCGGGCTGCGACCTCTACAGCGCGCACGACTGCACGGTGCCCGCGCGCGGCCGCGCGGTCGTCTTCACCGACATCCAGGTGGGCGTTCCGCACGGCTGCTACGGCCGCGTAGCGCCCCGCTCGGGCCTGGCCGTCAGCCGCTTCGTCGACGTGGGCGCGGGGGTCATCGACGCGGACTACCGCGGCAACGTCGGCGTGCTCCTGTTCAACTTCGGCGCGGAGGACTTCCAGGTGCGCAGGGGCGACCGGGTGGCGCAGCTCATCTGCGAGCGGGTGGCGCTTCCCTCGGTGAGGGAGGTCGCGCGCCTGGACTCGACAGGCCGCGGCGCCGAGGGGTTCGGGTCCACGGGGCTCGGAGAGCCTACGGGGGCGCAGCCAAAAGCATAAATAGTAACGCCTCTCGTTGAGAGGCCGGAACCGCTCACTGCCGGCAGAGCCACTAGCGACATGTCTTACTACGTCCACAACCACGACGGGTCCCTCGCGGGGAAGGGAGATCCAGGCGGCGCGCTAAAGCGGCCGCATGGCTCGAGCTCAGGCGGCGGCAGCTCGGGCGGTGGCATGTGGGACAGAGCGTTCTCAAAGAAGCATTGCGGCGGAGGAGGAATAGGCGGAGGCGGCGGGGTGAACGGCGGCGTGAAGAGCGGGGTGAACGGCGGCGTGAAGAGCGGGTGCGGGAAAATATGACATGCCCGGCCGGTTGGTTTTACAACAGTGTTTGTTTTTGTCTGCAACGGCGTGGCGTCCGTCAGAAACTCGTGAGCGCCAGCACTAGTCGCCGCGCTAGCGCGTCCTAGAGTTCGAGTGCCCGCGAGCTCGCCCGGGTTTCCCGCTCGTGCGGAAAGCCCGCCCGCCGGCCCTGGAGACTCGCCGGCGCGCCCGCGGAAACGCGCCTCCGCAGAACTGCAAATTTGCGCCTTGGCGCCCCGGCAAAAAGACTTTTTTTCCAGCACATAAATTAAAGAATCAGTAGAAAGTTATCATGATAATAAAAACTTTAAAGACTGTATTTATTTGAACTTTGTCAATAAATCAGCATTAAATTTTTTTACATGTAATTTCTTGTTCTTTAATTTATGTGCTGGAAAAAAAG